GAATGTTACTGAACACGCCCGTAAGCATGGTCTTGAGAACATCAGCCTTAGCCATATGGACCTCATCAACTATGACACAAGCAATGTCTTCAAAGAAAAACTCATCAAGATTTTCTTCTCCTGCATCGGCTGTGTTCTTAAACAGATTGTTTAATGATTGCCATGTACAGATTGTATGCGTCTTGCCATAGTCTTTACGATCACCAAAGTAAACGCCTACGTCAAGTCCTAGATTGATGTAGTCTGCTTCTGTCTGTACGACTAGGCTCTTGTTAGGGACGATTACGAGACTGCGGCCATACTTCTCTACACTCTTAGATAGAGCAGCAGTCATAAGTGTCTTACCCGCACCCGTAGCGACTTCCTGCAAGCTCTGAGGATTGGCCAAGAAGTTGTTGATGATTTGAACCTGATAGTCACGAAGCATGATAGGCTGTCCAGCCATTGGATGCTTGTCTGGCCATACCTTATCACTAAAGCTATCTTCACGTATTAGATCAAACTCTAGCTTACCGTGCTGTTCCCTGTTGTCTATCAGTTCAATGTCATAATTCTTATCGTATAGATATGTGATAACATCTTCCAGTAGGTTCAGATAAGTGCTACCTGCAAGACTGAAATAACTGATCTTGCCATTCCAACGGCCCAAACGAACCGAAGGCAAATATCTTGCCCCCGGCTTTTCGTACTCAAACTTCTTCATCAATGCTCTTCGGTCTGACAATTCAAGACCTTCAATTTTCACATTGACTTCATCCTTAATGATGATTTTTGCTTCGTTCATTTTACCTCAATCGGTCGGCTATCTTTAAGCACGACTGTTTTACTTATTTGCCCTGCAAAGGCATTGCGAATATCAATGTTGCTAGTATGCTGCAACAGCATGTTTACGCCCTCAGGAAGTTTACCGAACGCCATTGGACCAAGAGGATTCATGCCATATTTGGAAATAAGCTCGTTGAGAGTATCTTGATTTAACTGTGTACGTAGACCTCTACCGATAATCACATTATTGCAGCCCAAACTTTTCATCCACGAAATTGCCGTTTCTACCTGATCAATTTCCATTTCATAGACACGCTTGCTTGCAAACTCTAATTTAGGATTAGTCGCATAAACACGTTCATCAATATTGATTCCCATTAGTGACAACCTAAACAAGGTCTTTGGATCAACCTGAATAACCATGTCCTTAATCAACTCGCCCAAAACACTATTGATGGCAACAATAATAGGCCTATCATTAACTACATATAATGTAGGATCGTATACCTCAGCATAATAGGTGTTGATATCATCAAGTAGGCTAGACAATTGATCATCAAACCTAACAGTATCAAAATACTTACCAAGTTCAGTATTTGCTATTTTAAGTGCTGTGGTACTAAAAGGAGCACGATACATTTTGGTATCGCGGTTCCATTCAAAATTGTTGTTCTTGACCTGCCTAAATGCACTGATAAACGGCTTGTTGAACGGCACCTTGATAACAATATCATTGTCATACAGAGACACGGTAGCACCGGTATATTCTGGTGTGCTTTCAACTACCATAGTCTTCCATGGCAGTGCCTTCAAGGTGTCCTTATCAAAACCGTTCTTAGTAAGCTGCTTCTTATACTTACTGATAAGATTGTCAAAGAGAGTTGCCTGATTACTAGTAACCCTGTCCTTATTCTGGATCATAGTTTGCAGGTTAGCCATGAACTTGTAGTCATACTGACTCAAGCTTATCTTGCCGTTTAGGAAGAAATAAAGAAGCTGTTCTTTGTTGTTCATGTCCATACTATATCACTATCACGTGGTATTTACAAGCATTCTGGAAAAAAGGGGGAGACCGAAGTCTCCCCTAGGTTACTATGACAAATACTCACCACGAGTTTCTTTATCCCCGCTTCATGCAAGTGCTTTCAGCAAGTGCCTTCCAGTTACGCGGGGAAATCTTGATAAGATCGGCAAGCTTGAGAGCCATACGAATTGACATTTCACGAAGCTTCTTCTGATTAGTCTGCATGAAGTCAAGCACTTCGGCGCCTTCGCCATTCTGAAAATTGTAGTCAGCGAACAGGCCACCTTCGGCGTCACGATCAACCTGACGAATGCGAAGCATCTTGTCACGCTGGGTGTCAATCGTCAAGTCAATGAAATGACAACGACTTTCAAGGGCTTCAAGGTGATCCTGCAACTTCTTGCTACGAACGTTTTCAAACTTGAGGTTCGTGATGAAGATAGCAGAACCATTGAAGTTGAAGCTGTTCGGAATACCCTCGTCACGCAGCAGGCGCGAGTCCGAGTTCCAGCAGATGCGCCGGCGCTTACCACTGTCAAGAGCAGCCTTAAGAATGTTCAGGGCAAGTTCATCAGCAAACACGCTATCGCAATCGTCAAACACGAGGACGTTCTTCTTGTCGCTGTAGCGATACAGCTGGGCATACAGACCGAGTGCAGTCATAGCACCCTTAACAACTTCATAGCGAAGCTTCTTGCCTGCAATCTTGTCAAACATAGAAGCCTTTTCAAGCTGTTGTTCAACACCAAACGACTTACCAACACCCGGAGGGCCCGAAACGATCATCGCACGAATGTCGCCGTTGATGCAAGCAGCCGACATTTCATCAAGGATCTGAAAACGAGTAGCAATACGATCCATTGCTTCTTCATCAGTTTCAGTAACGGTAGCAGTCGGGGTAGCATCACCGTCAAGGAATTCAACATCGCTAGTGTCAGCGATCTTGATGCGAACTTCATCAATGTTTACGGGGAAAGCACCGTCATTCTTGACAGTCACGAAAGTACCCTTCTTACCAGTCTGAAAACCCTTGACGAGAGTAAACTGGCTGTCGATGACCGGGTTGTTACGATATTCACCGTTCTTGATGAGAATGCGAGACATATGAATTCCTCTGTGATGTGTTGATATATTAGTTATAACAAAATGGGCATCCGAAGTCAACCAAAAAGTTGCCTCGGATGCCAGTTTTTATCCGTTCAAGCGAGCCTGAATTTCAAGAAAGAATTGATTGTACTTTGCCATACGTTCAATGTCCTTCTGTGTGACGCCCTTGAGACGACGGATATCAGTGTTGTGACGAAGATCACAAAGCTTAACACGCATTGCATCCTCGTTGGCAAACACTACTTCCTTGTATTCATCGTAGGTCTGACCGGGCTGCTTAGTCAGCGCCTTAACTCCGTTGATCACCCGTTCAGTGCAACCGATTGCTTCAAGGTCTTTCCAAGTGGTTTTGGTATCTTCAACAACATCGTGAAGCAGTGCCATACACTGTAGTTCTTCATCGTCGGTCTTGAGATAATGCATGACCTTTAGCGGGTGAAGAATGTACGGGTTGCCACCCCTGTCAAACTGACCTGCGTGAGCATTCGTAGCGAGAACTAGGACTTTGCCGAGTAGTTCACCTTTTTTCATATATGCTCCTTTCTCTGTCTATAATTAACAATAGCAAATCGTAGGAGATATGTCAACCTCTTTATGGCTTTTTATTATTCATCGTAGACAAGACTGACAGTGCAAATGATGCTAGGATCAATGTCAATACAAATGTAGCAGCACCATAGACTGCTAAGAACCATTGTGTTAGGACAACGATTACTGCCATAAGAGCAACCAAGCCAAACAACGCTGATAGTGTTTTGATGAGAACAAAAATTCCACTAGACCATCTGTTTGCAGTCTGCTCCAGTGCGGATAAAAAATTAGTAAGCCAAAGCTTTACTTGCTCACTGTTCCAATTGCTGTTCATAATGAGATATCTCTTCCTTTAATTTGAGTTTACGCTTTTTTAACTCTTGGATTTTTAAATCATCAGCGTGAGTGTAAACAAGCTGATTTATTTCCAATTCTAAATGATGATGCCTATGCTTTAATTCTGCAATGTGCAGTTTTAGTTTATCACACTTCATTGTAGTCCTTCTTTAATGCTTCTACAGTTCTATAATGCTCAACCATCTTATCATAGTTGTCGTAATTAACTGCTTGTAGTTCAGGATACTTTCGCTCAAGGTCACGATCAGTCATATCCAACCGATATCTAAACCAACGATCTTCGTACCCATGCGGGTCAACAAATTCTTTGAAAGAAATATAGGGCATTTTCTGAACCTTATCATTTCCAAGATTAAATGACATATGTTCAGTAGATTGAATCATTCTACCATCACCCTCGCATGTACTACAAGGGGTCCGGTATGTGCTATACTCTCTCTTATGATAGTCTGTCAATTCGTCCTTCTCAAAGAATCCAAATCCATTGCAACGATCACACAGAATGACTTTGTTAGACCTTGACATAGAACCAGTGATGGTCTTTGGTAGATCATCAAGTTCAATCTTCTGGGACATTGATTTCCCAACCACTAGCTTCGTAATATGCCCAAGTGTCCTTGTTTTTCTTTTGGAAGATAGCTTCAATATAGGTTACGTTATTCTTGATATGATGCTCCCACAAGTTAGTGATGGGATTATTCTTGAGAAGCGGTAACATGATACGGACGCCATTTGTATCTTGAAACCAGTATTCATTTACAACTGAACGCTTGCGTCCATTATGAACCTTATTAATAAAGGATAGTGCTATTGTGCCTTCAACTCTACTAGGGCCCTTAACTTCCGAATATTCTCCACCAAAAATCTCTGTCAACGACATATCATATTCATAGAAGTAAGGAAGCTTGTAGATCATTCCTACAAACTTGGAAGTTACGCGGCTAGGAGAGTCAGTTAGATAGGTCAACAAATCTGTTCTATATCTAGTAAAGTGTTCATTGCGTAGTTTGGCAACAAGCAACTTTGACTTATAATAAGACCTAACAATCTCTGCAAAAACACGATCCTGATCGGTAATCTTAGATGCAATCTTATCAGTGTGTTCGGTCAATGACCAGTTTCTATACTGGTAGCCCTTCTCTGCATCCTTGGTCAAGCGATAAAGTGTGCAACTGACAAGCAGTGGATCTTGTGTAAAGTTATACACGATATCCGGATCGTTATCAGCAACGGAAGTTGTCAACAAATCGTCCCAATTTTGGACTATAGATACATTAATCTTGCTCATATTTTTACACTATCTTATATCGTGCCAAGTATCAATAGCTAGGTTACCCAATTGATACATCTTCCATACCAGCAGTTCGTAGACGGACAATGTGCCCTAACTGCCACTGTTTGGCGTCAATTCCTTTAATCACGCCAGTCCATTTATTACGAAGCAATGCTACTTCGTTAATCAAGACTTCATAATCAATAACCTCATCTTCGCCGTCAACATATTTTTCGGCAATACGTTCGGTCAATTGTCTGTTATATGCTTCTAGATATTTTTTATAATGCTTTCTACGAATCTTGCGTAACTGGATTTCTAGGTACCGTAATACCGCCTCAATCTCTTGAAGTTGATTGAAGCGATACTCCGTGACTCCGGGTAGTGCAGCAATGTTCTTTTCAACATTGCCGTACACCTTTACATCATTACGTGCGGATAACAATTCATTTTCATAATGGGTTATGAAGTCAGGAATGTGACTTAAATCACTTGTTATCTTACTATACCAGGTCATTAGTATGGATCGTCGTCGTAATAATCGTCTTCGTCGTAGTAATCGTCTTCGTCAAAATCATCAGTTTGATCAAAGAGTACTCCTGATTCGGGTGTTTCTAGATAAAATTCAAGTGCTTCCTTGATATCCTTGTCACCTCTAAAAGTATTCTTGATTTCGTGTGCTGAATAATCTTCTTCAACTAGGTAATTAACTAGTGTTTCGGCTGCACCATCTACATCGCCAGCTTCAATACTAGACTTAAGAAGCTTCCAAACTTCACCGATTAATCCAATGCTCATTCTGCTAACTCCTTAAACTCAACTTTCAATTCATTCATTACTTCTTGAAAATCATTTTCAGGGAATGCCATACGACCCAAGTTAAACATTCTTCTACATAGCCGAACATTTTCTTTACTGTAAGGTCCGGCATTGTCAAGACGTTCGGGACTAATAGCGAATGGATGATGTTTAATTTTATTGTAGTTTGGGTCTAAAGGAAGACCTGACCAATAACACTTTCCACCTTGTTCACTGAACATATCTACTAGATCCTGAGGGGTTATAGTGACCTCTTTTACTGGACGACCAGAGACTCGGTTCCTTCCCATACTATATGCAATGCCGGATAGCATCTTCTTTGCCAAACTAAGTTCCATCATTCTGCGCTGTCCTCTTCTTCAATCAGAGTAGCAGCAGTCTTGGCAGTCTTAGCTTCAAACTCAGCCATGATTGTATCCAAACAACCATCATCGTTTGCTTCCCAAGCCTTACGGAACTTCTTGATGATAGAACCATCAAGCTTAGTATAAACAAGACTGTTGCCTTCCTTACTTACCATGCCCATTGATTCTGCCATGTCAAGCATACCCGAATAAGGATTCATACCAGTTTCGTATGGAATCTTAATCTGCACGGATTCGAAGGGCTTTGCATAGCGGGTCTTCATGACCTTACAAGCACTACGAATACCACGAACGTCACTGACCTTGTTACCTGATTCGTCTTCCTTAAGCTTAAGCTTACGCATAGCTACCACGATAGACGAAGCATAGATGAAGCCCTGACCACCTGAAATCTTATCGTCAGGGTCAAACATATCCTGCGATGCATAAGTGTGGTTAGTAGCAACAAGACCGACGTTGTTTGAACCAAACATGTTTACGCAGTTACGAACAAGTGCAGTCAATGCTTTGGGCTTACGACCCATGTCACCCTTCATGTCACCGGCTTCAAACTGATTAACATCAGTCGGAGTTAGCAACATGCCAAGCGAGTCAATGACGAACAGAACCTTAGGCTTGTCTTCTTCATTCATGGCTTTGTAGCCCTTCATGAATTCGCTGATAGTCTTAGCAACATCATCAATCATTGCCATGTTCAACTTGAGGAGCTTATCCTCAGCAGTATCTACACCAAGAGCGTGAAGCCAGGCTTCGTCAAGTGCGTTTTCGCTGTCAATCAGAACAACATAGATACCCTGCTCTTGAGCATGGCGTACTAGGTTGCCCGAACAGATGTAGCTCTTACCTGATCCAGACTCTCCGGCAAAGACAGTAACTTTACCAAGAGGAATCCCCTTATTAAAATCTCCACTAATTCTATAATTGAGTGCATAATTACCTGTACTTACCCAATCGGTTGGGTCGTTAAATCCGATACTAAGGCCGTCAATCGCCTTAGTAATGTCCTTGCGGAACTTACTAATATCAAATGGCTTTGCCACTATTTTCTCCTGTTATCTTACAATTTGTTTTAACTTATCACCCGTTGAAGTTTTTTCAAGCACTTCGGGACAATTTTCTGCTAGTTCATCTAAGTGACTATCCCATGGATAATGACGTAGAATAGTTCTAGCACGGTCACGAATGATACTTGGTACTCTGGGTGTTTTGCCAGGATCGCAAAGTTCTTCTAAAAGCTTTCTGCTTTGCTTCAAGGCTCTATATCTTTCATTTGGTAATGTCATATAAACCTCCTGTCAAATGGGGAGGACTAAGCCTCCCCTATCTAAGTTTTACTTAGACTGACGGGCGCGGATCATTGCAAGAATGTCCTGAGCCTTGTCGCTTGATGTGTCCGACTTAGGAACAACTACTGGATCAGTTGCAGCCGGTGCTGCATCTTCGTCCCAAGGAACATCATTGTTGACTGCTGGAGCAGTTTGGGTAGTGCTGGTTTCAGCAGTCACCGCTGGTTCGTCCTGTGCTGCTCCAGCTGGGGCCTCAAGTCCATAAGGACGATAGTAAGCGCCCCACTTATCAGGATCATATGCACGACCATCAACAGATGCTTCAAACATTTCCTTGATAACACGAAGTTCTGCTTCGCTTGGCTTCTTCGGTAAGAAGTCCTTAAGATTGAAAAGACCATGTGCTTCAATAGCAGCAAGTTCTGCCTCAGTCAACGGGGATTCCTTACGGGCCCAGTTAGAAGTTGAGTAGTCAGCATAACCACCCTTTGAAGTCTTCTTGATGTTGAAGTCAAGACCACGAGCGTAATCAGTTGGCAATTCTTCCAACTCAGGATCCATCAATGATGCCTTGATTACAGTCTGAATCTGAGGACTGATTACGAAGCGACGAATAGGATTAGCCGGAGTTGCATCATCACCGAGAGGGTTTGCACGAACGAAGCCCTGATAGAGATAAGAACGCTTCTTCCAATACTTGTTAGCGAGGTCCTTAAGAGTGTCATCCTTGTACCAAGGACGAACTTCTGCGAGAACGGGGCAGTTGTCGCCATACATTTCTACGCAAGGAACCTGAACGATTACCTGCTTAGCATCTGGCTGACCCTTAATGCCATTGAACGGAAGCTTAATGATCTGACGTTCAACCCAGAAAAAGTCGTTGGTGTTGTCGGCGTCAGGAAGGAAACGCACTGTTGCAGTTGCGCCTTCCGAAATATTCCAATGTGGGTAAATTGCATTATCAGACTGAGTACGTGGACCGTTGTTCTGATTCTTGTTTTCTTGGGCTGCCAAACGAGCCCGGATTTCTGCTAGACTTGCCATTTTGTTTTTCTCCTTTTAAATGTGCCTAAGTTGAGCCTAAATGTGTTTTTATGTTTGTTGTTTGGAGACAACTTCAACACAAGTTATGTTATAACTCATGTCAGAAGTATTTACAATAGAATTGGGTGCATAATATAATATTATATTACACTATGTACCCAATTTGTTATTATCTTTTGAAAAGTGCCATTTCTATGATACGAGCTAATTCTGGATCAATCTCTGTTGATTCGCTGGCACCAACTAATTTACCGATATTGTTGTTCTTTACCTTCTCAGTAGGACCAAGTTGACCTACACGCTTTTGTTCTGGACCCAAATCTTCTTCAAGCTGGATTCCCATTTCCGCAGAATATTGAGGATCAAGTCTAATGTTTCCGAATCCATTATCACGCAATGTTTGTACTACTTGGTCTAAGGGAACTTTCGCCTGAAATATAGTATTTTGTATTCCCCATTTAGTATGGCGACCTGTAATACGAGTATCATTAACGTAAACTGCACCTTTATCAGTAACTTCTACATTTACCTTTTTGGTGCGGGCTTCTTCAACTTCTTCTTCTGCTACTGTTTGGGGTGCCATGCTGATAAAGTTTTCTTCAACATCGCCCTTGAATGCTTTGTCAAGAGTCTTTCTAGCATCCTTCATAGCTTTTTTAGCAGCTAGCATCTTAGCAGTCTTATCTGGACCTCTTGCATTGTCAAAGTCACGCTTTGACCCGTGTTCTTTGTCCATTTCGTTTACATCATTTGCAGCGTGAGGTTTACGATTACGCATTTCTTCTTCACGCTCAAAGTCTTCTTCTGATGGAATCCAGCTATCGTCATCATCGTCATCTAAATCATCATCTTGCTTCTTCTTGAACGGGACAACATCGCCCTCGTCAAGTTCTAGCTTCTCATTGATAACGCTGTCTGCCCATTCTGCTAGAGTATCAATTTCTTCCATTTCAGTTACTGGCTTCTTGAGTCTTGATAAGATTGGCATTGCTGATTCAATGCGAGGGTCTACCATTTCTTGAACGAACAAGTCATTGATTGATTCGTCAAGTTCGTCTTCCATTAGTGTAGGAGTCCAAGATTCAAAATAATTTTGATATCCTTTGTGAGTAGTCAACTTGTGTAGTGTTTCACGCAAGCTAGTATAGTGATTGATACCTTCGTTTACTAATTCTTGTGCTGATTCATTGAACTGACCATTACGAGTTGCACGAACAAATCCAGCCATCTTGTTATAGTCTTCACATACTGACTTGATATGATTCCACTTGTCATCATTGGGTACGCCGCCTTCTGCGATATGACGAGCATATACACGAGCGATGCCAGGGCGGGTAGTTGGAGCAAGGAATCTTTCACCTTCTTGGTTCTCAAGGAAAATCTTAGCTACGTTACGATAACGCTGTTCACCTTCTTCAAGTGCGCGGTTATGTTGTAGAATGATCTTTACATTTGGAACTGCGTCATTATAACTTGCTTTTCTACCCATTGGATGGTAGCTCTCGCCTAGCTTTTCTTTCATCTTATAGTAATCCCGTTGTCTCATATCGTCGCCTAGACGATCTTTGTTTGACAATTCAAAACTTAATTGTCTACGTTGTGCCCAATTCTTTAAATGCTTTAAGAACCCAGTCCAACTATCGTCATATTCTGCGCCCGGAGTAGTAGTGCTGGGGCTTTCTTGCTGTTCTTCGTCATAGTATACAATGACGTTAGCAGCATCATCAATTGATACCCATGCTTTGCCGTAATCTTTACCGTCTTTATTGAAAGTAAACTGAATAACATCAGCAGCCTGACTAGCAGGAACTCGTTGATTCTTACTGTCTAGTGGAACAGGTTGATACCCTCTTACTTTGAGAAGGTCGTATAAGTCGCGGTTGAATGATTCGTTGTCAGTGGCCATGTTAATATTTATGCCAACTTAGCCCAAGACGGCAAAGAATGGTAACGGTGCAATCACTTCATCGTGGTCTCTAATTTGGCTTTCTAAATCGCCATGGAAGTCTGCTAACTGTGTCATCATACGCACTGCCAGGAGAGTTGACATTACTAAGTCATCTGTGTCTCCGATCTTAGCAGCGTAACTGCCGCCGCTGGCAACAAACGCTTTCAATTCGCTAATGAGAGAGCGACTATGTATGGTCATCTTCTTTGATTCTAGCAGTGTTTTGAACTTAGCGCAAGCAGCTAGCTTAGGCTTATTAGAAGTGTTGAACCCTCTACGTCCTTTGCCCTTCTCAGATATAAAAATGCCAGGAATATTTGACTCACCATACTCGTTGAGTGAAACAACCGCAGCCTCACCTACGCCATTATTTTCAATGCTGTAGTAAATGCTATTTGGCTCTTTTGTTATTTCTGAGATATATTTGCAAATCTCAGCAAGTAACTTAATCTGACTAGGAATATCAGTCTTATTGTGTTTCCATTCACCGATCTGTGTAGTAGTGCTTGCGTCAAATACTTGAATAGCAGCCGGATCGCCGCCTGTACCCAATGACGGATCAAGTGCAACTACATAAATTCTACCCTTTTCGGGCTGTTTATACCAGCGAACCTGACCTAATCTATTGATAGGTTCAATGCCTTCAAGCATTACTAAGGTGTTTGGATTGATAAGTGTTTCATCTGCGATAATGAACTCACAACCGATTTCACGATTGAATCTGTCTTCACCTAACTGAGCCTTCATCTCAGCAGCCCATTTCTCATCTCTGCCGGGCTGTTCGTGCCAGTATGCTCTGTAGGCTCTAAAGCCGTTGACGCCTAACTCAGTTGTGTTACCAAACTCGTCTTCGGTCTTGTTAGCCATCTTCCAGATAAGAGCGAATTGATCTTCGTCGCTGTTTGGTGTTGATGTAATGATTGCTTTACCACCAGTTGATAGCGTAGGAGTAATAGCAGTCCAGAATTCTTGTGCGATTGAGGGGCGAACGAACGCAAATTCGTCAAGGTATAGTAGTGTGATAGACATACCACGACCTGTGTTTTCAGTCGTAGTAGCAGACACGATACGGGAACCGTTCTCAAAGTCAAGTGAGCCTTTGTTGTATGTAGTTACCCCGGCTTTGATGTGGTCCGGGCAGTTTTCATATGCATAACGAATACGCTGCATAATTTCTTGGGCACCGGTGTACTTGTGTGCTGCAATTAGAATAGTAGAGTCAGGTACGAACATGGCGTACCAAAGCAAATACCCTGCTGCCGATGTTGACTTACCTGACTGTCTAGGCATTAGACTGATACTGAAACGATAGCGATGGTATGTGTCAATTAGTCTTTCTTGATATGGCCAAGGGTGATAGTTCATTGATCCTTTAGTAGGATGCTGAATCATGAAGAAGTTATCCATGAAGTATAGATAACCCGTTTCAGGGTCGCAGCACTTCATAAACTCACCAAGTTCCTTTTGGTTCTTGAATACAGTTTTCTTGTATGGATCCTTGATTAGTGTTGGTGTGTTTGCCATAGAACTATTTAGTTAGTGTTAAGTTATCTCTTGCCATTCTATGCTTGCGTACACATCTTGGTTAGTACCAGTAGTAGCCATTGTGATCACATACTCATACATTACCCCAGTAAATGGTTCTCTTTCAAGTTGATACTCAAATCCAAATGCTTCTTGTACCGGTGCACTACTACTTTGATTGCTTGAGTTAATAAATGATTGTTCAGCAATGTCGCCACTTACTAACGTGGCAGGTGCAAGATTGTATTGTACTGCACTATCTGGTGCACTATCTACCCAAGTACCACCTGAGGTAATGGCTCGTTTAAAAACACGGTATTGGAATATGCTCTGTGCAGCCGGCACTAGTGAATAGTTGATAGGAATAACAACTGCATCTGACATTGTGCTTTTTAGTCTTATTGCTATTACTGGTTTAAAACTTAGATCATTTGGCAATCTTACCGGAGCACTAAGCGTATGCGATGCTGCTCTTGGGTTACCTGAACCTGATAGCTGGAAGCCGCCCTCACTAATCACACTGGCACAAATCTGTCTCATCAAGCTTGGACTTGCGGTTGCACCAGTATTCGTAAGTTCACAACGCAATGGTAGTGTCGCAGTGGTCATATACGTAGTAGTGTTATCAGTAGTCGGAGTGCTTATCACGTTTGCGTGATGGAATGAGTGACAAGTGATATAAACGCCGTCAATAATGAAGCCCACTCTAACAGTTCCTACGCCCAACCATTCAACGTCAATCCAAAAAATCTGATCTAGCGCAGGGTTTAGTGTGATGCCGCTTGGGTTATTAGCCCCGCCGGCGCCATTTAGTCTGTCACCGTTCCATTGACTTTGCGGGATTCTATCTTCTACAAGTACACCTGTGCTACTACTTCTGATTACCATGTTGAGCGTAGTGCCGGCAACTTCAAAATATATTCCGTTCTGTGCTCCGAAATATCCGATTCTTTGGCGAAGATTTGCTTTGGGAGTACTCATACTGAATGAAGAAAGAATCAACAAACTCTTACCTGGTTGGTATGGGAAGGTCTTAGTTGTTTCTCGTAGAACACTGTCTCCTGACCCTTGTCCTACTGTAAGTTCATATGAACTTGAGTTGGCATCATACTCAACATCTGCGGTGCCAGTGATACTATTACTAAATTGTTCATGATCATAATATCGTGCTTGCGTATCATACAGGGTGTATGGGTTACTAACTCTTAGTCTACCAAAAGCATCTGTCGCTTCCTGAGCAAATGATACTTGTGCAGTACCAGTAATAGCAACATTACCTTCAACCATCCAAGGATCAGTGCCCTGAGTAACTTCAACACTGTTGTCAATATTCACATTGCCAGTGACGTTTGCGTTGACATTACCTTCAACCATCCAAGGATCAGTTCCCTGAAATACAGTAACATTACCTGCGTCTATGTTGATATTGCCGCTAACGGGCATAGTATTGCCTGAAACATCAATGTTTCCGATTGCGTCTACTGTAACATTGCTAACGATAACATTACCGGCGATGGTAACATTCCCGCCTACAATGCTTGAACGCATGTAAACATTGCCGGTCGTTTCATCTAACCCTAAGGCCTGAGTAATATTACGTAAGTACCATGGGGAAACTTCGGTTGGTTCAGGGAATGCCATAAAAAAATACTCTCACATTTCTATGAGAGTATTTATCTTACTTACTTGATATCTAAGGGTCGTGCTTTAGTAGCAACAATACAGTAGTATGTTTCTTTAGCCTTAGTAGTCTTTTCAGGATCTTCTGGGTCGGGCATGTTGAGGTCAAACTCAAGATTGTTGAAGTTATCAATGTTGAACCCGCAACGAATTAATAATGCAGCCAACTGATTTGCACCAAAGATACTATAGTGATTCAGATTGAATTCGTGCTTGCGATCACAATCAGGTGCAGGGACTTCAATATAAATCTTTGCACCCTGCTTCAATACACGATTGTATTCCATCAATGAGAAGATAGGATATGGACTATGCTCTAATGCATGGCGCAAGAAGATGAAGTCTACTGACTCATCATAGTAACCATCCTTCTGTGGAAGGAAACTCAAGTCGTACTTCTTAATAGTGTGTCCCTTGCCTTCGCAGATAGAAATATCGCCGGGACTCAATGTTACACCGTAAACGTTAGTGTATTCTCTTTCTTTCATTTCGTCTAGGAAATATCCCGGGCCACATCCAAGATCAAGAATGTGTGCATCCTTAGGTAAGTCAATAGGATCAACATAAGTTTCTACTACTTGCTTAGTAAGCTGGCGGTGAAATTCGCTGTCGCCCTCATCATAGATGTGGGCAGTGTAAAGCCATTCGTTGTAAAACTTTAGCTTGACGAGGTCTAGGGTTTGGTTAATATCAATTAAGTTGCTCATAGCATTACTTATCTAGTGAAGGTGGTGTAATTATTTTTTTCTGTGATCTTTTGGTCTTTTTGCAACAGGGCTAACCTTATTTACAGAATCCAACTCGCTGCTATCTCGTCCCTTGATCATTGCTTTTGCTTGGGTAGGAGATACCGTATTAAATGCTTGGTGCATCATGTTATGTTCTAAATCACTATATGGGTATGCAAGATTATTTTTACCGACAAAGCTTTCATCATCCATTTTAAGAGCCTTAGTAGATGATCCATCCGCCATTGCTACTGCTTTCATAATCTGATTCAAGTGGTAAGTTCTATCCGTGCCATTGTCCATAAACTTATAGGCACCGGGCTGGGCATTATTGTGTCTTTTAGGCACCTTACCCTTGCTTTCATGGATGAATTCACTAGCTCTCACTTTTTATATCCTTTGAATGGCTTGATTGGGCTAGCATCATTAGTGCCTTTTGGTTCAGTACTGGACAAATCTCCGTTTGTTATGTCATCAAACTTTCTGACACCTGCTGCTTTATATGCTATTTTTAACTTATCCGCTTCTTCTTTTGTGTAGGGATGTGCTATGTTAAAACGAGAAGCCCAACTATCGCTGTCTATATCAGGGATCGTTTTTCCGTCTGTGCTTGCAGCAGCCATCATTACACGATTTAACAGATAAAAACGGTCGTAGGTGCTGTCAGCAAATCTATGAAGCCCGGTCATAGGACCGTCGTGATGTTCAGGGGAATCGGGAACTTTCTTCCCTTCAGTGATAAATTCCCAAGCTCTCATCGCTTATATCCTTTAAAAGGCTTCAAAGGTGATCCAGTACTAGTGCTAGGAATCTCGTCACTAGTTTTAGTACTGACTAACTTTTTACCTTTTTTGTGAACTTTACTTAACGCTTGGTCAAGAACTTGATCAATGTTTGGGTCCCAAGAAACAACTACTTGATGCTCTCCCCACATACTTTCGGCTTCAAACTCATGCTTGAATCCGTTCTGAACATCATCATTGCCGCTACTTCCACGAACATCTGCAATAGCTAAACCAAAGCGATATAATTCATAGAAGTCATTATTCTTAAGGTCAGGCATAATGTAGGTGCTAGGAAGAGTATGGGCCACCATGTTTAACCCATCTGTAACTGATTCGGTGATGAATTCGTGTGCCCTCATTATAGTTGCTCTGTTGTAACGCCTTGGTCTTCCTCAGTTGACATGATTGAATTAGCAATATATCCATCCAATTGTAACGGGATACCTGGAACGTTTGGTCCGACCCACATGTTTTGTGAGCCAATAAAGTGAAATAAGAGGTTGCCAGTTAATGGATTAGCTAATATTTTTACATTTCCATCTGACACTTCCATATCATAACTAGATAATGCATTTCCGAAAAATGTACTACCATAGCCAGTAAACTTTACGTCATCTGCTGATTGATTGAGTTGTGCAAACAATTGAATAGTCTGTGACTCATTGGTGCTAGAATCTGCGGTATAAACGAACATTTCCCCCATAGTGAATGTGTTGGCAGGAGTTTCAAATATCACTTGACCAGCAACATTGCCACTACTGTATGACAAGCTAGTATTAACAAATGTAGAAAATAGATTTGAGAAGTTATTGTTGATCTTGCTAAATGCTACACGTAACGGATCGCCTTCGCCATCATTAGGTAATGTACCGATATTGATGATTTGTTGTGTAGCCATAGTAACCTTCCGTGATTATAGAGTATTTATCACGATGGATGCCACTTTGTTATTTGGTAGCGTTTTCAAATATCGCTTTTTGTTTAGCATACCACTCTTGCCAACCGTCAACTTTTCGGCTGCATTCGTGGTACAAAACATAGTTTTCAATTACAACTTTAGTAAACTCAGTGAGAGACATTCCCTCAGTTGCTTCTTTGAGTTGAGCGCATTTTTCTTGTAGGGTTGCGGGTGCTTCTGGAAACTTAGGATTTACAGGCTCTACATGTACTGCACATCCTGCTAATAGGAAAAGTGGAAGAATCACTAATTTCTTCACTTCTTTTCTCCCTCAAGCTTGCTAGGATCTAATGTAGCTGCTGCATTGTGTGCATTGATTACTTCTGCCGGAAGCTCACATCTGTTGTTATACTTGATAACTTCTCTGTCAACATATTCAGTGATTGTTCTACCTTTTTCACGAATGACCTGGGTATCTTTAACAATCTTTTCAACGATTTCTGTGTTAGTTTTTGCACCCTTAGCTTCTGCTTCTGCCAGCTTAACCTTGAGTTCTGCTACTTCAACAGCTACGCTTTGTTTATATGCTGCGGCACCTTGCAAGTATACGCCGCAGATTAGCAAAATAGTGGAAACTAGCTTGATTGGAAAATTATATTGCTTGATAAAGGGTATTCTACCAACAAAGAATGCGACAAATAGTCCTACTGCGCCTGCAATAAGAAGTGTAAAGATAACCCATGTAGGTATTAATGCAATTAGCCAATAAACGTTCATGCTATTATTTATGATTGGAATAAAATTCCTTTACCTTATCTGCAATAGTTTCAATTTCACTATCTGATAGTTCAGGATAGATAGGAAGACTTAGCAATCCTCTAGATAATGCTACGCTAGTGCTAATAAGATCGGGCTTGCTGACGATATCCTTTGATATAGGAAGTTCAGAAAGTGCGTATGGGTAATGCACTTTGGCTTCAATTCCATTGTCTAGTAGATAGTTCAACAAATCATTTCTATCACTAGTGTAAATGACGAACTTTTGGTCAGCGTGACAGTTTAATCCGCGGCCCGCATGAAATCCGCGGCTTAAGCATTTGATTGGCAACTCATCAAACTGCTTCAAATAGTATTTTCTAATATCATATCTACGCAATTGCCAAGCATCAATGTACTTTGCTCTTACCAACAAATGACTGCACTCTAGTTCGCTCATCTTACTGTTTGATCCAGAGTAGAAATGGTCTGGTTTGCCGTTATTCTTCATAACGTTTACCCAATCATACAACGCTTCATCATTCGTCACTACGGCGCCGCCATTGCCGCTGCTAGGCAAGTTCTTAGTTGGGTCAAAGCTGATAGCCATACCATCACCCACTTGATCCTTAGTAGTAGATAGCCAGTGCTGGGCACCATCTACGATTATAGGCGAATAGAATGCTCTATTTCCAGTTGCGCCGTATAGTCCTACAAAACAAGTATGAGTATCCAGGTTATCTTCATAACTGTCAACCTTGATCAATCCATTGTTATCAGTGTCAACTAATTCAATTTCCCAACCAGTCGTATAGAAAGCGTTGAGTGTTGCTGGATAAGTTAAATTAGGAATACGTATTTTAGGAGGGTCATCATACCCTGCCAAAAAGCTTAGATCGTAGTGATAGCCAGCGATGAATTCTAGCGCCTGAGTACCACTGTGAGTAACAGTAGCAAACTTACATCCAGTGTAATCTCTAAGCCAAGATTCAAAAGAAGCCGTGAAAGGTCCGTTAACTAATGTCCCTTCTTTTAGGGCTTCGTGAGTTGCATCTAGCAACTCCTCTTGAAGATTATTATACTGTCTTTTCAGACCAAAATGGGGAATTAACCAAGTATTCATAGTACCTGACAAATCCTTCTTCTATGTTGATGGTAGGGCTGAATTCAAAATCTCTACGTGCTGCGTTGATGCTTAATGTGCCGCGACTTGGGTAGTCTTCGCTTTTATGCGTTACTTCAATCTTACCCTTTCCAACAATCTTTGTGATAAGCGTTGCTGCTTCAAGTAAGGTTCTAGATTCGCCCCGAGTGATGTTATATGTTCTGAACGCCGTGTCCTTACTAAGAGACGCTCCTACGATGCCTGAGGCGGTATCTGTTACATACGTAAAGTCTAGTCGCTCGTGTTCCCCATTGACCTTAAGAATACCATCACGCATCGCAGTCATAAAAAACTTTGATACTACTCTATCCTCAACGTCACACGGACCATACACAGCACTGGGGCGAACGATTGTATAATCAAAGCATCCACGATGCCCGTAGTCTCTTACAAGCTGCTCTCCTGCAAGCTTCATGATAGCATATTGTCCTTGGGGCTTGCAGAATGCATATTCATCAGTGCCGTCTTTGAAGTCGCCATAGACCATGCTACTACTGACATACACAAAACGCTTGACCTGATACTTGCAACTCAACTCACAAAGATTGAGTAAGCCCTTCATCATCGTGTCGGCAGCTAGTGTAGGATTGCTATTGACTACCTTCTGTCTAGGGAAACTAGCAAGATGAATTACAAGGTCGGGCTTATTTGCTTTAAACGCAGTTTCCACTGCCGATGCTGCAATATCATATTCATAACAGACAGACGAAATACGTGATTGACGCTCTAACATCAACGCAGTTAATTCATTTTCGGGAATGATTCCATATGTAGTAAAATTGTCAACAAGTGTGATATCGTCATACCCCATGTCTTCTAATTGAGCAACAACGTTATGCCCAATAAAGCCCATACCACCTGTGACTAGAACTCTCATCCCTGGTTGTCCAAATAAAACTGTGCTACTCTAAGCATGGCCTTAGCATGTTCTTCGTTTTTTGGCATAGTAATCAGAGAACCGTTATACACGCCTTGAAACTCGGTAAAGATAGAAGAAAAGCAGTGATCAAAGACCTGCTCCATATCACGATATAATGCTTCACGTTCCTGCTTAGTCATGCCTGACATAAGTGTGTACATTCTATCATCTTCACTGATTTCAAGACCGTAATCATGACGAAAGGTCATGCACATATTATTGATGATTTCTTCACGGGTTTTCATTCGTATTTCAACTTCCAATAAGTATAATTTTCAGGAGTTAGGTAGCATTTAATACAGTATCTGGTTCCCCATTCTGTGAAATCAACTATTTGGTGAAAGCTAGGAGCTGGGTTGGAATGTTCCATAACCCATTTACCGGCTTCTGTTTGCTGCCATTCAAAAATTGGCTCAGCCGCATAAATTTCAGGGTCTTCCACATCACCGACTGTAAACCAGTGTGCGGTTACGGTAATTGTCATACTGCCATATCAGCCTTAATAGTTCCATGACTCTGATAGTCAAATAGCAGTATATCATCCATTGCGAATTTGTCAATATCTTTTATCTCGGGATTAAGGAAAAGAGCAGGTAATGGGTATTCTTCTCTGCTTAACTGTTCTTTAACCTGTTCAATATGATTGCTATAGATATGAGTATCACCAGTTGAAATGATAAGTTCACCTACCTTTAGGTCACATGCTTGTGCAATCATATGAGTAAGCAACGCATAGCTAGCGATGTTGAAGGGGAGGCCAAGGAATACGTCAACACTACGCTGATACATATGGCAGCTTAGCTTACCGTTGCTAACATAGAACTGTGCGAGAACATGGCAGGGAGGCAATGCCATCTGATCAAGTTCATCTACATTCCATGCAGTAATGATATGTCTACGACCGTTAGGATCAGTCTTGATACCCTCAATCAATTTTGTGAGCTGGTCAACTCCTCGCCAGTCTCTCCACTGCACACCATATACTCGTCCCAAATCCCCGTCGTATTTGGCCTTGGGCAACCAATAAGTTGCTTGAGCATTTCCTGTCCAGATAGTGCTATTTGTAGAATCTCTGGATCCGTGTAAAATTTCCGCAAGTCTTCTCTCATCGCCTGTCCCTTCTATAAACCAAAGTAATTCGCTTTTTACTGACTTCCAGGCTAATTTTTTAGTAGTAATAGCAGGGAAGCCTTTTGATAGATCAAATCTAAGTTGACGGCCAAAAACGCTGATAGTTCCGACTCCAGTTCTATCGTCCTTGACTTCACCGTTATTTAGTATATCTTCAAGCAAATCGTGGTACTGTTTCATTTTCTTTTCCAAATTTCATATCTATGATCAGGGAACACTTCGCTCCAAACCCTAGTAAAGTTAGCTTCTACATATAGCAGGTCTATGTGAGTATCGCAAGTATAATGGTCGTATACGTTTGTTAGATGTATTTCAGTGATGTGAGGCCAACATGCATTGACTAATTGTGCGCCGCCTATCAACCATGTGCTACTAAACCTAAGAGAACAAGACGGGGCTGTAAATTCTTCGTAGGTTATGCATTCTGAATGCTCTGGCATATCAAGTTGTTGGCTCGTTACGACAAAGTTATACCTCTTTGGTAACGGTTTCTTTGGTAAGCTATCCCAAGTGTTGCGTCCCATGATAACAGTTTGTCCTTCTGTTAAACGCTTGAATCTTGGCAAATCGCCCTGGATATTACTCCAGGGCAATCTGTTTTCATAGCCTATACCCCCATTTGGGTCACATGCTATTATTAGTTTCATAATCCATTCAATAATCTATCTGTTTCGGGCTGCACTGTTTCTGCAATGCTCTCAACATTAAGTATAAATTCAATTCCTATTACTAGTTCGTCAAGATCAATAAGTTTAGTGCTTATCACATCTTCAATCTCTTCCGGGTAAAGTCCTTGTTCCATTAGTCTCTGTATATTGATAGTGTGCTGTCTTCTGCCTTGTAACTTCAATATAATCTTTTTGATAAACTCAACTGGAATTTTCTGCTTGTCAACATCTTCAAGTAGTCTTTCCCACTTTTCAATAAATTCAGGGGACATTTACTTTACCTTATGCAGAAATAGCTACCTTTTTTGGTCTACCACGTGTCTTCTTTGCTACTGGAGTAGCACTAACAGCAGGGGCTGCGGGAGCAAGGGCATCAGCTTCCTTAAGCATTCTTTCCGATTCTGCTAGAAGACCTCTAGCTTCTGCTGCCATTCTCATTGCCTGTTGACGAATGTTGTTAGCAATCGCTGCATCGCCTAATGCGTCACCTGATGCTTGCAATGGGGCAGCGGCCGGGACTTCATTGCGTGTAGCACTTTCAGTGATCATGTCACCGCGCATACGCTTAGCAACCTGAACTGGATCCTGCATACCAAGCTGACTATCCATTTCAGCAAGCTTCTTAACTGCTGCTTCGCCCTTTTCCATTTCGTCAAGGATAGTGTTCAATTCACTAAGCTTAATCTGAGTGTTGGGGGCAGGGGTCATTACGATAAGTTCTGTATTAACCTTCTTTAACATGCCTTCGGCGTGAAGCTTCTGAAGGATGATGTTACCATCAGTGGTGTGTGTACGATTTAATGCGTCGGCTAAGTTCTTACTGTTCTGACCAATGTCACTTTCAATGCACTTTACCAACGGATCATGAATATTTCTGTTGAGTAGTTCTGTATATACTACTAAACACATATGTGGCTCGCCTGGTACTTCACGGAATACAATCGCTACCTTGCGATCACCGTGCTTCCCTACGTGTCTTAAAAAAGCCATTTGCGTTCTCCTTGTAAATTCGCATTTGTATTTAATTGCTAATTTGTTCGGAGAATATTTTTATTTCCAGCGTAGAGTGAAGAATACGGCGTGTTTTGGGTCATCAAATGTCACATCCATAAACCACCCTGGCCATGCGGAGTGCCAGCGTGCTTCCCACCCTTCACCGTAGTAGGATGTGGTCCATGAGGTAGACATATGTCTGCGGTGGAATTCACCGATATTCTCGTCAAGCCATTCTAACACTTCCAGTACGTTCTTTGCCATACCAGACCCGATTCGTACGGTGGTCATGACCAGCGTAGTATAAACATCATCAAATGCTTTTCTTCTTCAAACCAAAAGATGTAGTAAGGATCAGCATTGAAGTCCCACACAAGTTCCATAGTATTTTGTCTATAGCCACGATGACCAAAGGTATCATGGCACCAATAAGCCATTTCTTCCAACTCTGCAAATGAATACATTATTGGATTGGCATAGTGGTATGGTGTTTTATCAACATAAAGTTTACTGCGGTCTCGTTGAAAGGTAAGTATACGCCGAGCCGCAGGTTCAAACGGAACATCGTCTTGTACAACAGTAGTAGCGTTAACCCCACGTAAGTTCATAGAACAGTGCTTCTTTAGAATCTTCAAATGAGGGGAACATACCGTTATAGAAAGTGACAGCGCCCGGTCCTAAAGTGAATCTTCCGGTAAGCTTTTCTAGAATCCAAACCTTAGATTCTTCGGTAACAGGTACGCTGGACTCAATGAAGTGCGCCGGCTTAAACTCCAGTTCACGTTCCATAAACCATGTGTGTAGGTTGATATCGTCAATTGTTTTCATTTTTCACCAACAAATATATTTCTTCAAGCTTTTCTAGCTGATCGTTTAATGCAGGAACTGTTTTAGCCAGTTCACAAATTTTAGTAAGCCGGTCTCGTCTAGCAAGAAGCTGTTTAATTTCCTCTACGGTATCGTCTTTTCGGACTAAAACGCAGTAAGACGACCCACGCTCTCTTGCGTAGATCGTCTTTCCACCGTCCGGGGACTCGTATATCATAGCCCCTACACTTGCTATCGTATTACTTCTTATGGTCGTCATAGATAGCATACGTACCGAAGGGCGGGTTCGGATTGGGGTCACCGTGAATGATCCAAGTCGTATCACAATAATCAGCATCGCCCCAGCTACCGCACGGATAACCGTCAGTGAAGACGATCAAACGATTGGGGACACGACCAGCTTCCTTGAGGTCATCAAAGATGCTATCAAAGTCGGTGCCGCCACCACCGTGAAGCTGATACTCCTCAATGTTCTCCATGTTCTCACTAGTATACTCCTGCGTGTTGTAGCAGCGAGTATCAAAGCAAGTGACACGGAGCGAGTAACCATCAAACGCTTCCATCATACCAGCGACTTCGCTAAGGAACTGCATACCCTGCTTGTTGCTGATAGAACCTGACATGTCAATGTAGATATCAACGTCAATTTCTTCACCAGGATTCATACCAGGCATAACAGCATCCATGTGCCAAGAACGACGAGAAGGACGCATCCAAGTGTAATCAGACTTGATAGCAGAGGTCAGATTAGTCTGGATCAGTTCACGCCAGGGCATGACAGGATCAGTAAGCTGCTTGATAAGACGTTCAACGCCCAGCGGGATAGTACCAGCTTCGGCAGTCTGTGCAGCGTTGAGAATAGCCTGCTTCATTTCCTGACGGGCTTGTTCACGTTCCTCAGGGCTCATCCGCGGACGCTTACCATTACCCTGCTGACCATTATCTTCGCCGTCACCCTCGCCCTGACCTTCATCTTCAAGGTGATCGTCAAGCATCTTGTCGAGGAGTTCGTCAATATCAATGTACTTGACGTTCTTCATGAGGTCGTCATAAATGACTTCGGATGCAAGACCATCATACTTCTGCTCATAGAGAGCAGGAACAGTAGTGATCATTTCACCGACCTTGTGACGCTTGAGGTCAGCGTTAACAGCATAGTCGTTAGCGATGTTCCAAATTTCAGGGTCGCGGCTGTCACGACGACCAAGGTGATCGTAAACAACGTGAAGGACCTCGTGACCGACAAGGAATTCAACTTCCTTAGTGCGAAGCATCTTGATAAAACGACTGTTGTAGTAGAAACGCAGACCGTCAGTAGCAGCAGTGGAGCACCACTCGTCAGCGTTTACAAGCTGTAAACGAGTAGCGAGATTGCCGAAAAAGCTTTGACGAAGCAGGAGACCAATACGAGCGGTAATAAGACGCTCACGGGCTTCGTGATCAATCTTAGGATCGGTCGGGCCGATCAGATTTTCAAACTTCTTGCTGCGGGTACGCTTGCCCTTCTTAGGCTTAGTCGCAGTACCGGGAATAACGTCACTCATAGAAATCTCCTTAGTTGATATAGACAATATAACAAACCTAAGCGGTATTGTCAACCAAAAACTTTATACTTGTTTGCTTTTTAAGAAAGCCTCTGTAGCGCATTTAGGGCCGCAATATTCTTCAAAATCACCATTTCCCCAAAAAGGATCTCGGTGATATAGAGCGGCAAGGTAGGGAGCATTGTGCGGATACTTACGGGTAGGGAATTGATGAAGTGTTCTTTCTACTTGGACACCGCAAACCGCGCAAGTGGCTATGCTCATATTAATACCTACGAAAAATGGGGGAGGGCTGTCTCAAACCCTCCCCCGGAGCTTGCTGACTTAGTTGCCAGCTTCCACGATGTACTTACCGTACTTCTTGTGGAACTCGTCAAAGTTAGAAAGCTGCGAGGGCTCAATCGGCAGACGGTACGTCTTAAGCGCAATCTTAGCACCCATCACAACCAGTTCAGTTTCGAAGTTCTTCATGATGTATTCAAAGAAGTTATCAGCCATCACGTGGAACTGCTTGTTATCAACACGCTTGTTGTCAAGTGCTTCCTTAAGTTCGTAGCACATAGAAATCGTAAGCGAATACATCGCAGAGATTTCCTTGACCTTAAGGTCCTTGACCTTACCATCAAGAATGTCAGCGGGGTTCGGCATCTGACCAGCAACACGACGATGTGCCATGAACTTGGTAGCGAGACCGTCACCGACAGCACCAGCAACGAGATTGAACAGCGTATCGTTATCAACGTTGTCCTCGTCAGTGAGCAGGTCACTCACGAACACCCACGAACGCGGGGTAGCGAAGGCGCGAGACGAAGCCTTAGCATCAAAGTCGTACATATCCTGCTTAGCGAACGAGAGATAACCAACAACGTCCTTGTGAACGCCCTTGTTAACAGCCCACTGCTGCCAAGAGTTGAAGTCAGGACGCATTTCAAGGTGAACGAAACGGTTAGCAAGCGGCATCGGCATACGATACGTAACACCCTTGTCGCTATCGCGGTTACCAGCAGCAACGATAACAACGTTATCAGGCAGCTTGTACTTACCAACACGACGGTTCAGAATAAGCTGATAACCAGCAGCCTGAACAGCAGGGGGAGCGGAGTTCATTTCGTCAAGGAAAAGAACGACGATCGGATACTGTGCGGCAAGTTCTTCGCTGGGAAGATCAACAGGTTCGGCCCAATCCATCTTGCCGATTTCCTTGTTGAAGTAGGGGATACCGCGAATGTCAGTCGGTTCCATCTGCGCCATGCGAAGATCAACCATGTAGCCACCGAGTTCGTCAGTGATTTCCTGAACGCATTCAGACTTACCAATACCCGGAGGGCCCCAGAGGAAGACAGGGCGCTTTGCCTTGAACGCAGCGAGAATAGCCTTACGGGCCTGAATAGAAGTGATAGTGAGATTATCGGACATTTGAGACATACTTTAAGCTCCTTAGTTTGAACAAATGTAGAGAGTGTTTGCTTCGTTGCTCTCTATAGTCTTGTTATATGATATTATGAGGGGGAAGTCAACCAGTTTTTTGCCTAACTGGATATTTTTTTATGCCATGAGGCGAAGCATAAGGATAAGGTTGTTGAGGTGCTTAATAGCACCGCGGATTTCTTCACGCAGTTTATTATACTGCACATGATAGCGAGAACGGGGAGGGGTGCGGCGGGTATAGACCTCAAGCTTGCTAAGCTCTTCAACCATGTCACAGATATTGTAGCAAAACTTGCTTAGGTCAGGGTTATATGGTAGCTTACAAAGCTGATCATTGATATCATACATGATCATTCTAGCTTCTTCTGCGGTGTTGAAATCTTTGCTCATAGTCTCACACTACAATAGTTTTGGGCCATTGTCAACCTATGATTTTGTCCGGTGGAATAGAACCTGTTACTATCCAAGCGCCGCCGTTCGTGCCGGGCTTAAATCTACTTGACCATTCGCTCATGTCTTCGGCTTCTGGATCGGGGCGGGCATCAATGCCTGTCATATCTATTTTCAATATCGTTCTATCTTGACCCTCATCGTTCTGAAAGTCGGTGAACCATTCAGCCATTTCAAACGAATCCCAAACATAGCTATTGCCTCTGCTATCTGCTTTGATTCCGTTCTTACGTATGACTGGTAAGTTTTTTGTAGCAGTAACGTGATAACCTACTTTGGGCTGCTTATCTTCAAGTAAAAAACTTTTAAACTCTCTCATTAGGTCTTCCGCAAGCTTACCATCTGCTCGTGCTTGGGGAGGGATGCCTGCTCGTGAGGTTTTCCAGTTGAACGCCTTAGCATTCTTCTTGATTGAGTCTGGCTTAACGTCTACAGTCAGTGCAGTCTTGAAGCGAGGATCATTCTTCTCTTTTTCGCTTGGAATGTATCCGGAAGCCTCATTAATTTCTTTTGTGGAATTACCCATTATCCAATTGACTGCTCTACTCACTATATTTTGAGGAGTTGCTTTCTTAGGAGCATTCATTTCAGCTTGGAAGAACTTATAAGCACGAGACAATAATCTCTTATATTCTTTTTGATTTTTCTCGTAGATTTTATCTAATTGATTTTTTTCAAATGCGTAACGAATTAGTTCCGGCAAATCTTTCTGTGTAGCCTTGCTACCATCTTTCTTTGGCATAGCTACATATTCTGCTATGTCCATAGTTGCTTGTTGGAATCTAGCATTCACTTCATATGGTCTTTTAAGATATGATTGATAATCGTTACTCATTCCTTTGTATAATATAGGATCTGCTAGTGCCTTGCCCTGACTTTTTAAATCGTCAAGCGCATGTTGAATTTCATGTGATAATGTACTGGCAACCTCGGATTGAATGGTTGTTCCTCGTATTTTAGCAGCAAGTTCATGAGCCGGGAAATAAAGTAAAATACTGTTATCACCCTCATAGTATTCTCCATAAATCTTTGTATCTTTTTCGTTTTTCCAATTCTTATAGGTACTGACTTTAATTTTCATAGTTTTTAATAATTTATTGAGTAGCGGGTCTTTCACTGAGGGAACATTTAGGTCTTTTGGTTTTAAACCAAATAATATTAGACGAGTTTTGGGAGTCATGCCTACCAATAACATATCCAATATCTTGCTTTCATTCGCTTGCATGAACTCGACAATTTTATCAGCGGCTGCTCTAGAAACTGCATTGATAATTTGATTTTCCTCTGCGGTTTCTACCAGGTGGGCTTCTTTTAATGATTGTTTCAGATATTGTTCTCCGTCACCTGTGACATACCAATATCCATCATCATCTACTATATAACCATTGCTGCTTAGGCTATCTAATACGTTATCATATTCTGCGGTTCGTGAATCATCTTCTATAAAATCAAGACCTAATTGTGCAGCGGTATAGATAGCGTGTAAGACTAATAGTTTACCTAAACCCTTGCCCTTAAACTCAGGATAAATTTCGGCAATACTGCGTCCAGTAGTAGCATCGTATTGATATATACCAACAGGTTCACCGCTTACTAATAATTCAGTAGAGAATTTATTCTTGCCCTTTTGTACTTTGAACTTGACGGCTTCTAGCAGCTTAACCATTTCATTATCATCATCTGGATAAGCATAGTCAAATCCCATTCTGTCCCAAAACTCGTGAGTAGGACCATATCCGGCATCACTTGCTACTAAACGAATCTTCTTTATGTCTTTAGGAAGGCTCTTTTCAAACTTCATATATTCTTGAGTACCAAGTCCTTTACCTTTCTCAGGAACCTCAAAGTAGTTGATCCAAATAGTATCACCCTGACGATGGGCATCAATCTTTGCTTCTTTCAGCTTCTTACCCTGCACTGCTGTTGTCTTGTTAGGCTCATCAGCTAATCCAGTTTTTGCTCTAGGCATAAACTTGTTGATTGATTTAAGAGTCAACGGACCTAGTTTACCGTCAAGGTCAAGGTTGGCACCATACTTCTTATTCAAGTGTTTCTGAATCTTAAGTACTGCTGCTTTTCTATCGTCTGTCTCATTGACATTAAATGTAGGGTCAGTTTTTTGACGCTTCATACCTTTTGGTTGCTTGGGGTCAACTGGATCAATATCAGTCGTAGTCAATCCAGTCTTTTCTAAATCTTGAATATATTTGTGTTCGGTATCTTCATCACCGAATGACAAAATAGTGCTGGGAGGACCTTTACCGAAATCGTGCTTACCCAAACCCTTCATATTGCTGATATGTTGACCTAGCTTGTACCAATCGTATACATCACTAACGTCTACTCTGACAGTACCTGCAGGCATCGTAGGCTTAAACTCGGGTCCAGGGGGCGGACCATTTGGATCATAATCTTCGTTAGCATATTCGTCAATGCTTAACTTTTCAGCGTGTAATTGTGCTTTGAGGTCATGTAGGTCTTGAATCAGTCCCTGCTTTCTGATTGCTTTGAATGCTAGATTCTCAGGACCAAACTCGCCAGCTTTCTCCAGTCCGCTCTTGCGATAACGTTTGATTAGTGCGAGGGTATCGTTGACTCTTTTTGGATCTCGTGACTTCAATGCCAACTCAATAAGGTCACCAAGCTTCTCATACTTTGCTTTGGTTGCAGCTTCGTCAAAGTTTGCTCTACGCTTTTTAGGAATGCGAATCCACTTGTCATAGACAATGCTGTACTCACCTAAACTAACATGAGGCTGATTTGTATCCTGCACATATAGTTCTACGGGAACATCACGCACCGTAATGTCGTGGGCATCGTTATATAATGTTTTCTTAGCAGTGAACAGTTCTTGGTACACTTCGTTGTTTGGTAGTTCATTGAAGTCTACCAATATGTGCAAGTCTAAGTCACTGTGAGGAGTATATGAATAGGCAGCGTTACTACCTGAGATAGTAACGTCTCTAACTTTAAGATTGCTGATGCCTAGATATTCTACAAAGTCTTCGGCAATCAATAGTAATTGATCACGCACTTCTGGATCAAGTGTATTATCTTCCCACAACTTAGGGTTCAATTCCTTGTGGAAAGTTACAGCATCGCTTAATTTAAAGGATTCCAATTCATTAATGTCCATACTGTATTTATGATAGTTAGTATGGTTGGGAGTTTCTGTTGCAAGGTACTCCCGGACCCCGTAGAATCATGCCGCTAGGGCAAGATCCACATTGTTGTCATTAGCTGCGACATTTACAGTTTTGGCTTATATGCGGCCAACCAATCAGTCTACTCTCACCTCTGCCTTGCAGTCGATCCTAAATTTCGCCCCCATCATTAACACACTCGTTTCTGTTAGTATCCTCATGCCTCAAGGCACTGTAGAACGACCTCTAGTGAAGTTCGGTCCCAACTTACCTCCCAAAAACCGGAGGAGTCAGGCAAGTGTGTTAATGGTGGAGGCGCCGGGTACCGCCCCCGGGTCCTGCACAAACATCAGATTGCATCAAACAACTGATAATCTATTTATATACTAGTTGGGGGTTCGTGTCAATCTTTTTGTTGTCGTTTGGTAAAAACTCGTCTAAGCATGTACCACAACAATAATCGTCTTGTAAAATGCGGGCAGATAGTTCTTCTCTGCTAGTGTATTGCGAGTCTCTAATGTTTCTACAACTACAGACTACCATAATTATAGATCAGGCTCCCGACCCTGTTCAGTCAATCTAGCTGCTCGTTCATGGATTTGTTCTTCGGTGAGTCTAGAATCTTTAAGATACTTTACCCAACGTTGATAGCGTCCGCGCTCCTTTTGAGTCGGCTTTCGCACAGTACGCATACCTGACCAATCAATCATCGCTCGTACCAGCAGTTACGTCCGGCAACATATGGATTCCCATAGTAATCGTGCTGAACTACGTCTTGACAAACTTGTCGGGGTTGTTGCGGGTAACGTTCTACAATAATTACTTCACGTTCACGACGACGGTTGTTGCTATCGGCAATAGCCTTACCTACAAGCAATGCACCGAGTCCAATGATAATTGCACCTTCAGTGCTTACACCACGATCACGATGACCTCGCCAGGTACCAGGATGTTGCCTCCCACCATGATCTACGCCCCAGCGTGGGTCAAAGCGCCTATGATCGGCGAGAGCTGGCGTAGAGACAGCAAGCATTGCAGACATTGTAATAAGGGAAATGAACTTCTTCATAGTAGCCTCCTTTGGCTGTTAGGGTAATGTGATATTTTTCACTATAGCTTCTACTATACTTATCTTTTATTCTGTTGTCAACCGCTTTAAGTACCCAAAATCACATTTCATTAAACTTGTTTCGCAGCCAATCCCATTCATAGCTTAATTTGATCATGTCAAAGTCACCGCCAACATCATCATAGTATTTTTCTGCATCTAACGCACCCTTAATGCTGTACTCTGCGAAATTACCTTCCCCTTTAGTAAGCCAGGCATCAAGGCGATATTTGGCTATATCATCAGAATCCGCTTTAAGCTTGATAACTTCTCTAAATGCAGTGCGCCACGTTGAGAACTCGTCAGTATTGTAGTTTGCTGTTCCTGAAATCAATGGCACTACTTCATGCTCGTCATCCAATGTAAAATCAAGACCTTTGCCTTCATTAGCAAGTGTGAGCTTCTTGTTATATGCGATCATTGCTTGGTGACCGTAGGTTAATCCGTTAACTGGATTCTTTGCATAGAAAATATAATGCTTAGGAGCCTGCATTCTATCGGGTTGCCAGTTCCAATCAAACTTAGGGTTGACTTTAAGCTTAGCAAAGACCGTGAACATCCAAGTCGTTTCGCTAGCCTCTGCTGCTGCATGATAAGCAGCAACACGACCGTTAATTCCATCTACCCTAACAACTCTATTGGGGAGATCCTTAGTAACATCTAACAAGTATTGATAGTTTTCGTCGGCACCTGTTTCGCCGTTACTTAGGTATACGATATCTAATGGCTTAGAAGTTGCTAACTTAGGAGCACGCTTAATGTATGGATATTCATACAATTCTTTCTTAACATAGTCCTTAGCTTCGACAGGCACAACAATACGAGTTGCACCAGTACTAGTAACATAGATATTCTTAGTATCGCTAGACCAAAGATTCATCGGCTCAATATCAACCTTAGGTACATCAGTGTTATCATAGGTAACTAGTGTTGCGTATGGGAAATCAATAATCTTATTAATAGCAGTAGAATGCGTGTCATCATTAACAACAATCACTGGTTCGGGCAATCTTTCTGCCCTAATAGTCATGTTGTAGTTTACCTTATTGAAGCTTTCTAGTAGTTCTAGATCACTGATAACTTCTCTAGCCTTGTTAACATCTACGAAGAAAGTATCACCGAACTTCTGCGTTCCACTTGGGAAAACATGTAGCTGGTCTCTTGCAAACGGATCACACACATATGAGAAATCAAAGTTCGTATAGTCACATACACTTGAGCAAATCCAAATGTAATGATCCTTCTTTTCTTGCTGCTTACTAATAATTTCCTTGAAGGTTTCTAGGTAGCTCTCTTGATAAGGAATTACCGTAATCGTGTTGTCAGATACCTTACTCTGCAAAAATGACACTACATCACTTGTTTCCTTGTTAGCATGGTCAATAACTACAATATCATGGACGCACTGTGTTGCCTTAGTACGAATATCCTTCACAAAGTTCAAGTTGGATAGATGTTCAATAATCTTGACATACCTGGTATCTTCGGGGAATGTTTCGCAGTTAACCATGAACGTTGTTCCCCAATGGCTCCACTGAGTACCAAACACTTGAACCATCTTCATCTGCCAAGGATTAGGATAGTAATCAAAGTTAAAGTCGCTATAGTCTAGTTCACTATTAAGAACCCAAATCAATTCAGTGCTTGCTTTCTTAGTGCAGCGATTGATAGTATCAACCCAGCTATTAAGATAGCGAGTCTTTTGAATGCCAGGGAAACGTTCTTTAAGCTTCTCAAACCGCTCTTGTGATTCACTATTGCTTCTGTCAATAAAGAACATATCAGGCTTCTTGAATAGTTTAGCCAAAGTATCTTCATTTAGTTTTAAATCTTCTACAAACTTAAACTCGGTGTTACCTTTTAGATAATGCTCTGCGCTCACAAAATATGTCTGTGTTAGTTCTGATTCAGGAGAACCAAAAACATGAACATAATCTAGTTCATAGGCAACTTCCACAGTAGTTGGGCGCCAGCTAAAATCAAAGTGTGAATAGTCAATGTTCTTTCGCATTGCCCAAAAGATTTCTTTTGGATGCTTATTGATTAACTCTTCCAAGCTGGTTTCAATATAATATTGACCCACACTAATATCAGATGAACCTAAAAGTTCTACCCGCTCAAGATATACAATCTCTCCGTTGTTGCTAGGCGTGACATATCTAGGACCGTCGTTGTTATCTAGCTTAGTACCAAACTGATAGATGTAGGGCGGGGCCATCGGATGTGGTGCCCAACTAAAATCAAATCGTCTAACATCTACCCCGTCTGGTATTTCCCAGTTGACTCGGCTTGGAAGAGTATTTGCCTTTACAGTATCAATGTATTTGTATTCCGTTGCACCAGGCATTCGGTAAACAGGTCCTCCCCTGTCATTCCATTGTGTCCCAAACTCATATATGTATGGAGGGGAATTGGGATGAGGAACCCAGCTAAAATCAAAACTTGAAATATCAATATTATTCGGAATGTCCCAATTGGTTTTATCAGGTAATGTTTTAGCTTTAATTTCTTCAATGTACTTGTATTCTGTTGCCCCTTTGACGATATACCTAGGTCCGCCCCTGTCATTCCACACCGTTGCAAACTCATAGATGTAGGGAGGACTTTTGGGATGAGGCACCCAGCTAAAATCAAAACTTGAAACGTCAATGTTACTAGGAACTTCCCAATTTGTCATGTTGGACTTCAAATGTGCAGTAATATTTTTCACATATTTTATTTCGGTAGCACCATCTACCCGATATTCTACAGTGGGCATTTCTTCTGCTGAGTAATATTGGTTACCGAAGATATAGATATAGGGAGGAGACATTGGGTTAGGTCTCCATCTAAAATCAAACTTATCTTCGTTTATTGGATATAATAAAGTAAACTTAGACTTGTCAACTTTAAGTTTAGCGGTTACATCACTGACATATTTCTTTTCTGTCGCATTAGGAGTACGATATTCTACAGTGGGATAAATCTCACCCGAATAACGTTGGTTACCGAAAACATAGATATAAGGCTGGTCAGTTGGATTAGGTACCCAACTAAAGTCAAAACTGTCTTCATCAATTGGTTCATGAATTACCCAGTTAGTCATATCTACATCTAACGTAGCTACGATATCATGAATGTATTTTACCTGAGTTGCGCCTTCCATTCTATATTCAATAGTAGGACACTCTTCGGCAGGATACTGCTTGTTACCAAATACATAGATATATGGCTCTTCGGTATCGTCTGGGTGCCATGAGTAATCAAAGTCTTTAATGGGATAATTTTCTACCCAATAGTAATCATGTGGGTTGGATAAGCGCATTGCTTTTATAATACGAGTATCTACATATTTTACCGGGCTTGAATTATCAGCGCCCGAAGTAATATATTTAGGACCACCTGTCTTCTGCCATTGAGTACCGAACTGGTAGATATATGGCTGATCTTCTGCATGTGGATGCCAGCTAAAATCAAAGCTGTCTACATCAATCTCAGTAGCATCATATACCCAATTATTCATATCTACGATTGCAGTAGCAACCTGATCTTCTACATACTTGACCTCAGTTGCTCCATCAACTGTATATACAGGTCCGCCGCTGAATGCCCACTGAGTAGAAAATACATAAACATAAGGAGGACTAGAACTATCTGGATGCCATGAAAAATCAAATCTATCAATATCAATATTGTTAGGAATCGCCCAACCTTTGTTTGTAGGAAGTCTTTTAACTCTTTGAAAATCCACATACTGTTTCTCCGTAGCTCCCGGTACTACGTACTGAGGGCCGCCGGTCTTCTGCCATTGTGTTGCGAACTCATAAATGTACGGGGGTGCCGTGGGGTTTGGCTCCCAACTAAAATCAAATCCAGTAGCGTCAACATCATCAGGGACTACCCAATTATCCATGCATGGCTTGCGAATAGCACGCTCTGTCATATATTTGTATTCTGTGGCTCCTGGAACGACAAACTGAATAGATATCTTTTCTTCTGGACTATTCCATTGATTACCCCATGCATAGATATAGGGAGGACTTGTAGGATTAGGGCGCCAGCTATAATCAATACCATAACTGTCTTCTAAATGCTCAAACAATTCCTTCTTGGGAGCTAATTTAGCCGTAATATCATTGACATACTTAATTTCTGTAGCATTAGGGCAACGATATTCAAGTGTAGGCATGATTGTGCCATCGTATTGTTCGTTACCAAATACATAAATGAATGCTGGTTCTCTTGGGTCAGGACGCCAGCTAAAGTCAAATGAATCTTTTACAATATCCTCAAGAATAGTCCATCTATCTTGTTCAGGTAAAACAGGGACAAGTTCTGATAGATATTTTATATCAGTTGCGTTCGGAGCATGATATTCAAGTGTGGGCTGTAGTCTTCCGTCAACATACTTGTTACCCCAAACATAGATGAATGGTGGATCCAATGGATTTGGTCTCCATGACATATCAAATCTATCTTTGTCAATTGCCTGATGTTCTACCCAACGATCATATTCAGGTACTAACTCTGCAATCGTGTTCATATACTTTTCTTGAGTAGCGCCAGGAACACGATACTCTAATACATGCTTGATTTCTGTTGGGAAGAACTTACAACCCCACTTATAGATATAGGGAGGATCAGTTGGGTCAGGATGCCAACTAAAGTCAAACTTACTATAGTTGATTAAATCAAGCTCGACCCATTGGTCGGTCTTTTCGTTTTTACGAATGACCGGATCTACATCATTGCGATAGACAATAACATCACTATGTTCCTTGGGACACAACCATGTGCCACTGTCCTTTTGATGCTGACTAGGCCATACGTTATTGTGATCTTCTGCCCAAACGTCTTCGTCAGGCAAAAATTCAAAATCAAAGTCCCAATCAAAATTGCGATAGTCAGAGAACTCATTAATGATCCAAAAGTCACGAGTAGTGGCTTTTAGTCTAGCATCTTGTAGATTCTCTGCAAACTGTTCTCTAGGATGAACGTTGGGCTTTTTACCAAAATAGAATACGTCTCTAAGCATATACTTTACTTATGAGCAGACTTTTACTCCATAGAGTTTTTCAAATCTATCAGCATCATTACGATCATTAACCATGGGTTCTCCACGAATGTTCAATGACGTATTCAAAAGCATTGGGCAGCCGGTTTCTTTATACCAGGCTTCTAGTAGTTTTCTAATTCCTGATCCGTCATTCGGGACAGTCTGAACACGAGAAGTCCCGTCATGATGAACGATAGCAGGAAATAAGTCAGGATGCCTACAAGTAGCGATGACTTGCATATACCTACTGTCGCTCCAGCCACTAGGCATATCAAAGTAATCAGTAACCAGCTCCTCCAAAATGACTGGCGCAAACGGGCGGAACTTCTGTCTTCGTTTAATGTCATTAACTTTGTCCTTAATTTCAGGGCCGCGAGGGTCTGCTAGCAGGCTTCGATTACCTAATGCACGAGGGCCAAACTCCGCCCTGCCACTAGCGACACCTACCATCTTGTTACTATATAATTCTTTGATGATGCTGTCAACCGGATAATCACCTTCAATGTCAAATCCTAAGAAAGCATCTGTCCAGTTGATCTTCTTGCCATAGCCCAACGCTGCTGCGCCTAAGCTATTACCTGCATCACCTGGGTTAGGCATGATCCAAATGTTTTCGTAATACTTACCCAGTAGTCTGTTGGCAAGACAATTGAGAGCAACGCCGCCGCCATATACGAGATTGTCGCTACTACCTAGCTTCTTAGCCTTCTTCATTACTGTTTCTATTAGCTGTTCAACAACAGCCTGTGCAGATGCAGCAATATCCATTTCGTCTGCATCCTTTAGAAACTTTTCATCAACTCCGATGTGTAGGTTATCTTTCAAAACAATCTCATTAAAGTTACTGAATAATCGTTGCATTGAGATATCATATACTGGCTTACCATATGCAGCCATACCCATCAGAATATATTCTTCGTCTAGTGGGCGCAAGCCTACTCGTGCTGTCATTGCAGAATAGAAAAGACCAATTGAGTCAGGATACTTGCGTCCCCAAATCTTCTTGTACTTTGCTACACCGTTCTTATCGTAAGTTGCATCCCAAATACTAATAGTATCTAGTTCACCGATAGCATCAATAACAACTACTGTAGCATCTTCATATGGACTTGTTTGGAATCCTGCTGCGGCGTGACATAGATGGTGATTGTGCGTCTTTACTCTACCTTTATGAGAGTGTTCGCCCGTGTTTAACGCATACAATGAAGAACCGATTAACTTGTCCCAGCCAAATGGTCCTAACTTTTGCCCTGCATATAGTTGACGGATTGCCTTAACATAAGGGCGTTCATAGTAATGCACTTGAAAATCATTGTTGATATAATTTAACGCATCATCAACAATGCCCAAGCACAAGTCACTATCATGCTTTTTCTTGCTATATCGTTCGCTGTGCCCAGCAAAAAGAATATTGCCATTGTTATCAATGACACTTAAACCGGCATCATGGAAGCCGCAACTAATGCCTACGTAGTTCATCTGTAAATATGTGGATCTCTTTTTTTAAGCTCTTTGATTCTTTTTCTATATAGAATCTCGCGCCTAACTTTGTTGATAAGGTTCTTGATAATTTTAATCATAGTTGTTTCCAATAGTAGTCAGTATTTATTGGGTATTATGCTACCATTTTTATTAGTTGTACCCAAATCTATATTGGTCTAGTGCGTCAAACAATCTAGCCTCTAACACTGTAGCGTATTCTTCCATATCTATTACTTGCTTTAGATCATAGCAGTATGGATGCTCAAACAAATAGTGTGCAGAACTGATAAAGCGGTCTTTGTCATTGTCTACTTCAACGGTGCACCACTTTTTATAATAGCCCGAATCAAGTACAACATTCATGAACTCTGATAATTCAACTGTGCCCGAACCCAAATCATATAGCACACTGCTAGCAATAGTGCCAAGTTGCGGGGCGATATTTAATGCATCCACTCCTGTATCTTTACGCAACTTTACCTGCTCAACATCAAGATAGTCTGCATTATGTTCCTTGAACATATAGCCATTTTGATGAATGACGTTGATAAGCTTCTTGGTCTGTTCAATGTTGAACGTACCAACTTGAGTTTGCTTAGTCAAGCTTCCTGTCTGAGACACTACATAGCGAAGATTGTTCTGCCAAGGCTTGACATATTCTAGTTGAATGTTCAACATATTCAATGTTTCAGTGGTGTTGCCCGTATTGTCTTCGGTGCCAAACTCAAACATAATATTTGGATTCAGTTCCATTGCATAGGAAAACAACTTCTCGGCAACATATTGCTGCTTGTTCGGTTCTACTCTGCTTACGTCAACGTGAATGAGGTCAAAGTTTGCATCAATGTCGGCCTTGATTGTATTCAAGCATCGCACTAACGCTGCTTCTAGTTCTAGACCATTATCCATATCGCTGAAATAAGGACCGCAATGGTCTCTACACAATAATACCCTATTAGGATTATAATGTTCATGATTGAACACTAGCTCCGATAGTTCTTTGGTATTCATTGCGTACCCACTATCGTAATCTGCTTGATTGCGACTAGCGATAATCATTAGTGGATGATCGTGCGAGTGGCTATAGTTGAGGCATAGCTCAACTATCTCTTTGCTCATTGGACCCACACCTAATTTAAACTGTTTCAAGTCCATTAATCACTCTTTCAATATATAAACATGCGTCAAGTACAGCACCATTTGCAGCATCACTAGGTGTGACATAATTAGCACTATTTCTTGCTTCAATTCTAGCAGTTTTGGGGGCAATACCGAGTGCTACCCGCTCTAATATGGGAGCATCGTGGTAACCATCAGCAATATATGCAGTTGTGTTGAAATCACAATTACTTACAAACCAGTCAAATCTAGATTCTTCCGGAACCAAAACTAACTGATCATCACGAAACTTCCAATCTTTGACGATTCTTGCGTAAGTGATATCAAAGCCAGTCTTGTCCGCAGTGATAAAAGTAATATCACTGATATACTTAGTTACTAGTTTAAGACCATCCTTATCGTGTGGCCCAAAAATCTTGAAGGTTTTGCCTTCTATATTGTATAGTACATGCCCGGTTGTCAACACACCATCAATATCAATAACAAGTTTGTTTATAATCATTTAATTGCCACTTCGTTAAACTGTTCAACTGTAATTTTTATACCAGTGTATATTTCAAACTGCTTTACAAATTGATGTGCGTAAAAGTTCGTACCAGTTATGTACTTCACATGGCTTGCTAAGCATTGCTCGTATAAAACGGACTTGTTTAACGCTAAGTCAATTATACACGAGGTTCCTGCAGGAATCAACATTAATGGAGAAACAAGTTCGCTCGTGCCCAAGCTAGTGCAATTTATTATGACGTTCGCTGGTTCATGCCTGTCATGCCAATTGTTGTTTTTTCTGCTATACACGGTAACATCAAAATATTTATTGTCGTTTAGGTAACGATAGAACATTTGTCCCATAGACCCATCGCCTAATATTGATATCTTATCGTCAACTGATATCTCAGAAATGATACCCAACAATCCATATATGTCGCAGTTATATCCTACGGTATGTCCATTGTTTACCGTAACTGTATTGCAACTATTATATAGGTGAGCTTGTTTGTCTAATTCGTTACACAGATGGGTTACTGTGTTTTTATATGGCATACTCACACTGATGCCACACGTATCAGTATCGTTGACTAGGCGGTTAAACGTGTCATTGAATTCATGTGGCTGGCAACCCAATGCTGTATAAGTTGCGTCAATACCAAACTTATTAAAGAACAGATTGTAGTAGTATGTTCCAGTTTTACCAGGATACTGACTTAAGCTATAGAACTGCTTCATGATTAGAGTATTTAGATTCATACTCCTGGAACAATTTAATACCTAGGTACCAAAGAAACTTATCAAAGGGACTAGTGTGTAGTGGAGACATGTTCCAAAAGATTACAGGAATCAATAGTTCTACCTTCTTCCACTCTAGTTCTTTCTCGTCTACGAACTTTTTCAATATGTCAAAATACTGTTCATGGTTATCTATATAAGGTATTTCCAATGTAACATTATTATCAACAATGTCAATCTTGAAGTTGTTCTCTTTGATCTTACTATAGTTAATAATGAATCCACCAGCTAACTTAGCCAAATCATAGTAAATGTCACCGGTTACTGTGTTACCCGCAAAGTCAGGACGCCAGTCAATTAATCTATAGTCTTCACCTAAAATAATATTATCAAACTGTAAGTCGCCGTGAACATACGAAGCTTGAACTGTCTCTGACAAATAAGAATAGTCTATGTTGTTTAGATAGTATGTATAATCTTTTACATCAATACCATTTACGCTTGTGACATTTTCTTGTTCAACATACTTACTAAGATACTTGTCAATTCTATGGATAGTCTTATTCTTGTAGAAATCAATGCAGTTATCTTTTATATCTGTGTTCGTATACTGCCAAACATTAGTATCCAGCCATGTTAGTAAACTACTAAAGTGTTCAACGTTGTTGTGCTGGTACAATGTTTTCCCAGGATATAAGTCGTATGCTAAAAAGTTGCCAACTATTTTACAGTTGTTTGGATATATCTCAGTATGATTTACTGTACGCTTATACTTGTTTTCAGTAACAGACTTATCTACCCACCACTTGACAACCTTAGATTCAGTGACATAAGTGATTTCATCTTCTTTACTAAAGTCAAACTTTTGACTAGCATTTACTGCGTCGGTATAGCTTTCAATGTTACCGAAGTCAATCCAGCTAGCTAGATCAATCGTAGATTCACCACTGGCTATTGCAAAAATAACTTCATTGCTTGCTAGCTCACGTAGCCGTGAATTAAAGCTTGTATAATCACCAAGATACATGACGCCGGTAAAGGCTGCGTAATCAGTTGAGCATTGTTCTTTAAACAACATGTCAGTGATAACCATGTCGTCGGTCTTGAACATCGTATAAAGATTGGTTAATTCTTCATCTACCTGCTTAGTGAAATAATAGTTTTTACTGGTGTCATTGATCAACGATACTAGATCAATATTAAAATATGTGTCGCAGGGTATATACCAAAACGGTTTATTTAATAAATGCAAGCATCTTTTTAAAGTATAGGCAGTGCCACTAATACTAGAAGTATAGTCGTCAATCTCAACAAACGTTATATTTCTGTCATCATGTGCAATATTACAATAGTCTTTAACCTGTTGACTCAAGTGTCCAACAGGAATAATAAAGTCTGTATTATCAGGAAACTGATCTATGATATGTGACAATACCGGCTTGTTCTTGTAGGGCAATAGGGCTTTGTTTAGGTTCTTAGTAAGATTGCCCATTCTAGAGCCTAATCCAGCAGTAGGTATAACTACTGTATTACTGGTGCTCATACTGTATTCTGCCATGCGTTCTGTTCTGATCGTCCTGAAGTCTTATAACGTCATCAAGCTCTGGAGTACTTGCTTCAATGAATTCAAGGTCTGTAGTGGCAACTACACGATGGACATACCCAGGTTGAACATCAAAGGTGACGCCTGGTTCAAGTTGTACAATATCAAATGTTGATTCGTATTCTTCCACTTCTGCTGGTGTCATTGAATTATTCAAGAAGTGTTCTACGTCAAACTTGTCTTTGCTGATATACAACAAGCCTGTGCCTGAGAGTACATAGTTAGTTTCAAACTTTTGTTGGTGCACCTGCAAGCTCGTTCTGTTACCAGCTTTAAAAAGAATACGCTTTAATGCATATGGAGTTCTAACACCGTCAGCTATCCATGTTTCTTGGCCCCAGTGCTTAGTTACAATTTTAGGTTCGTTCATAGTCATATCCAATATTTAGTAGCTTATGTTCTTGTATATACCGAAATAGTTGAGTGGCCCATAAATTATGGCCATCTTCATTTGGGTGCCATCCAGTATATCCTTGTGGCCCAAGCGTATTATCCACAAATGTCTTAAATGAATTATTCACGTTGTCTTTATTATAGTATCTGGTACTATCTATATTTTGCCACACTGTATTGTAATTTATACGATGGACTTCACGAGTACTATTATCTGAAATAGGGATGTTTCCCAATGACAACGAGTTAAGTTGTTCTTCAATATTGATATCTTGCCATGTACCAATGTCCGCGTTTTTTTGTCTATAGAAAGCATTAAAGCTTAAAAACTTAATTCCATGCGCTACACAAAAGTTTTGGAAGTTCAACACGGTAGTGACATACCTAACAATATATTCTTCTGGATTCCAAAAGTTCAATGCATATGTCCTAGTAAGCTCCGTTAATGGACGCTCATTATATTTTGGCGTGTGGGGGTTAAGCTTAAACTTATAGCTTTGAGTGTTGTCATCACTCTTGTACCAAAAGTCTCTGCGTTCTGGACTTGTCCAACCGATAACGATAAACAGTTGTTCGGGCTTTACGCCCTGACTCAGTAAATGCAGGACATACTCTTGCGTCCTAGACAGTATGCTAGTGTTGTCATCGCCCGGCTCAGATATGTTCATCACCTTGCATTTTAATAACTCTGCTAGCTTAGTTGACCATACTCTAGAGAGTCTATAACTATCATTTTCAGGAAGATAGTCTATCTCAGTCAAATGAGTGATCTTTGGATATTTTTCCAGCAGGATAGGATCCACTATTTCACATCCATAGGTCCAGCTATCGCCGTTCGCTATCAAGATCAACTCATCAGTTGTATCCATTTTCTAGCATTCTTTCAATTATCATTTTTGCAGTAATTTCATGTGCTGGATAATCTGCGTGATGACTACCTATAGTGTCGGGATATAACATTGTCAATTGTCCCCAATTGTGGTAAATCAAATCCTTCTTAGGTATTAAGGTATCAAACTTGCGATCACTTGAAAGAACCAAACAGTTTATACCACTGTTTGTAATCTTAGTGTAGGCACTCAGTATCAGTCCCCTATCGTAATCAGGTTTGATAGAATTGTTAGACCAAACAGTCAAATAATGTTCCATCAACATTTTTAATTTTTCAGGAGATTGTGAATGCAATCTCTGATAATAGCCAGCCGGATTCTTCTTATCTAATAAACTTAGATAATCTGGAATTGCACCAACTTGTTCAGTCAATAGTTTTGGATTATACCCAACCTTATCCTTAAAATAAAAATCCAATGGACCATCATGATGTGGTTGAGGATGATGATGAGGCGGGTATAAGTGATAGTTCAAATGAGAAAGATCAAGAGTTACATGATCTTCAAATTCATCTTCTAGCCACTCAATTCTATCATAACTTGTTACGCATATAATGACACAGTTTGGTTTGGGCGTCATTTCACTAGCATACATGCCTTGAAGAAACACTGCATAGTTTGAGGCACTACCTCTAGCCAGCATTACTAATTCATGCCCCAATTCATCTGCGACGAGCTGGCCATATCGCTGCTTTTCCATATCAACAAGGCCGATGCCGACGTTAAAGCTATCTCCGCATACTACAATTTTTTTCTTATCCATAAATATTAGTAAACTCCTGATATAGATGTTCGCCCCATCTTCTGTGTCCTTCTATCATAGTGTGGCAATCGGTAGCCATTGGGATTTGATTAATATTGCAAAAAATACTCATTACATTTAATGATTCATCTGAATCTCGGGTATTCAAAATGCAGGGCTTTTGTACTGCTGCAATTTCTTGAGCAAATCTTTCTGATATATCAAAACTATCATGATTTGGCATCCATGCAGTTCTCCATGGCAAGCTGCTAAAGAACAAATACCTTATGCCCAAGTTTTCTAGTAGATTGCTCATAAGATACATTTCTTGCAGAAACTTAACATAGTTATTATGATTTGAGTACACATTTAAGATATAGTCTTTTTGCCACTCATCAATGATTCGCAAATAGTCCTTACTAAAGTCTGGTCTGAAGGGTACACCGTGTGAACTAACCGGCTGTGTAGCATTAAACATGCACCATCCTTCTTTTTCGTCTTCACGTAAATATACTTCATTTCTGTCAACCGTAGTCCAGCCCAACATTACTACCAATGAACTATATTTTTCCTTTGGATAGTTCCGTAAGAAATCGCACGTGGTTCTAACCATACGTGCATTGCTGCCGGCGCCCTGAGCTTCGTTGATATGTTCAACGCCCAATTTTTCTGCGACTACACTAGGCCATGCGTTTGGTACGAGATGACTCCATCTCTCAACAGGTTCCAAATCGGATAAACTTGGGTCATCTTGAATGCCGTTGCCGGCTGTCCAGCTACATCCATTTGCGTATAGGAAATCAATCATTTCACTGTCCTATATAAGTTATTTTTATCGTTGTAACGAAACACTCCTTGTATTTCTTCGGCAGGTACAGAACTGTAATGTATAAGATCGTTCATATAGCATTCACGGAAATTTGTCATAGGGTCAAGCATGTACGATTCATATCTGTATATAGTATAGCAAATCTGATCAATGCCCGCAATCGGTAAATGAGATATTCCATTATTTCGTATGAACTCAACCACTGCTGTATTAAAGTTATCTGGTGGCATCCTAGGTTCCGCTACTAATCTAATCATTGTATCAGCGACCTGGCTATTTGTGATCCAAAATACATCATCTAACCTATGAGCTATATGCGGATCACTGTAAATAACCGGTTTAGATATATCTATTCTAGCTAATGCTTTTCGCAGACTCTTGTAATCGGGAAATATAACGTCTGGGCGAATCTTTATTACTACATCATACGTAAAATTGTTTTCCAGTTCATGTTGTCTTTTAAGCTCAAAGCTTCTAGACAGCGTATGCCACACTATAGGAAACTGTTTATTAGTAACGCTATTCATAAACTCTGAATAACTATCTACCTTAAACTTTATTGGATTGTATGCTTCAATGAATTTTTGTAGTTTTTCTTGACGTAACGGTTCGTCAAGTCGCTGAATAAATGGAATATCGTTCCAGTGCGTTCTAGCAAAAGGCTTATTAGTTTCGTAATCCCATGTGTGTAGGAAAAAATCGCAGTTTGGTAGCATGTCTCCTAAGAAACGTTTTATGTTATCAACACATAACACTCCTGTTCTTATAACCCCACTAAAGCATACTGCAATTCTCATCGGAACAACCCTCTTTCAACATCTAAAATTGCTTCCGCATCTTGAGGCAATCTATATAGTTCGTCTGCTGCTTTTTTTCTAAACACAGCAGTATTAAACAAGAGGGGAGTTTCTTTTACCCTTATGTTTTTCATTGCTAACCATTTATACAAACTAACATTATACCCGCAGATTTTTACATAAGGGTCGTTCCAGTGTGTATCTAATAGTTCCCAAAACTTTCCCGTACTATAGTATCTGTAAAAATCACATACAGTATTCATCACTCTACTTGATCCAAAGAATAATACGTCATTAAAGTGGTTTTGCCAATATTCCATTGGAAAGGTGTTGATGGCACCATGTATTACAGTTGGCTCTATATTATTAGGTATATAACTGTCAAACGTTGTACCGGGCATATAGTATGTGTCATGTCTTGCTCTAACTACTAAATCAAAACGCATATCGTTTTCTATTTCGTACATTGTTTTAAGCCAGTTAGCTTTCATGATACTGTAGCTCATATGCACATACACTGTAGGCTTGACTAAGTTTGCTGCTCGTTTGAGACCATATGTACATTCATCAAAACTTATAACGCTTGGTTCAGGTGTGTCGTTGACTACCGATTTATTATCCACTACTAGTTTTTGATAATTAATTTTGTTTCGCATTTTGAGATTTAGCACTGTATTATCGTAGCGTTCGTATCTTTCCACACCATAGTATTCATGCTCTTTTCTATAGTCGCTTTCAGTCCAGGTATGTCCAAAAAACTTTACTTCGTGAACATCGCTTTTGTAGAATTCTAGTATGTTGGTTGCACAATGCTCCCAAGTGCGCGCCTCGCCGCTCAAACAGACTGCTATCTTATACGACTTCATAGTGTGCTAACCTTCCTCTTATGTCAAGATATTCTTGATTTCGTAATATCTTTATGTTTTGCGGGCAACTGACATTTTTTATTCCACTAGCACACAAAAAGGGATATAACCCAACCTCAGGTGGAGGACATAATATGTGTGCGGGTGCAACGTGTCTAGCATCAATGAAGTTTAATCCATAGATGAACTCTGCCGCTTGGTCGTATGTAAAACTATCAGCAAAATAAAATGTATCACCTATCATAAAGGCTTCAACGTTATCCATGTAGCCGTTGCTTTTGCTGTAGAACTCGTTAGGACGAATTGTAGCGGGCATGTTTAAGTTTTCCATAAAATATAGATCAGTTCTCATTCTAAACACAACATCGTATTCAAAATTGTTTTCAAGTTCGTATTGTCTTTTTAGATTGGCAGCATAGTATAAGCTATGATACTGACTTCTACACCACCAACCTAATGGATATTTCACATAATCAGACAGTATACTAGGATCTTTGTCACGTTCAACCGGATTAACATTTCTACTATCAAACTTATATTTCTTAGGTTGATACGTATCTAGTATTTCTTGTTTTTCTTCTTCTGAAATAGGAACATCCTCAAGTTTAGATACTCCTGACTGTACTACTATTCCCGGCAATGTGTTATAATCCCATAAATGGAAGAAAATATCTTTTTCTACACCGGGCAATAAGTGTTCAACCCATGTATAATATGAGTTTTTCCATGTTCTTGGCTGACCACTTATGCATAGTGCTACACGCATTACATATTCTTCCACTTATAGTAAACTTCCCCGTACTCAGGGAATGTCGCTAAGAAGTTCGTGCCTCGGCGCTTGTCATGCTCATCAACAAACTTTACAAAGTTTCTGCGATTATTTTCGGTGACTTCCGTTACAACATTGTCTTTAGCGATATTGTAGATTCTTTTCAATTTGTCAGCCTCATGTTCAAAGAACCCACGGTTAGCACTACCATACCAGTTCTTGTATTCAAGATTTTGGTACATGAATGTAACCTGATCATAGATCATTTGTAGCTGCTCTGGTTCCATAATGAATATTGCCTGATGATTGGGGAATCTTAGATATGGAATGTCAAGTAACATCGGGGTTCTGTGATCGTCCCAACGATGATACTCTAACTTAATATCTAGCACATCTTTCAAGAATGGAATATATGAAGTCATACTTAGGAAGTTGTAGGTGCTCATAATGGTGAACTGAATACCCGGAACTTCTTTGTAAGTTTTATGAATGTTGCCTAACCATTTATCATAATTCATTCCAAATCTGATATACTCACTCTGTCTACCATGAGCTTCGGCACTTGTAAACAACTTAAAGTTCTTTAATTTATTTTCACCATGAATGATCTTGACCTTCTCTAAAAACTTGTCAAGAATATCGTCAGGTGCATTCATATTAGTATTGATACTTACTTCTAGGTTAGGATTAGGATTATCAATAATATAGTCCAATACCTTGAAAGTGTTTTTGTTTAATAGTGGTTCGCCGCCCGTAATTCTAAAGTGCTGCAAACTATTATACATTCTTGGCCACCATTCCCAAAAAGCGTCAACGTATGGGTTTTCTTCTCTATTGGGAATCGGAATCATGTTCTGACTCTTTAGCCAATCTAGATTGTTAAAGTTATCGCTGGTAGGATAGGGACCGTGTCTTTCAATTTCTTCCATCCACTGACTGCTGATATGTGGCGCACAATAACTGCACTTGAAGTTGCACACATTACCAAAGCTAACTTCTACGTAGCTAGGATCAACGTTGTCATCCCATGGCTTGCTAGCGATATCTTGAATAAAAGGTTTGGCCCAGTTGTCTGCACTCTTGTACACTCGGTCACTAAAGCTATCTCCCTGATCTTCTACTCTCCAGCAATAGTCACACTCAGAAGGGCGTTCACCTTCAAGCATCAATTTTCTCTGCTGCTTTTTATATTCGCTGTTATGCAATGCAGTTGGATTTCTTTTAATTTCTTCAACCGGTACGTGGTGTGTTTTGGGGTGGTGACAGCTATGCGTGTGGCCATTCTGTAAGTGCATGGTCACTTGCTTCCACTTAGCGGCACAGAATGAACCACTAACCGAATCCAATTCGGTCTTTGTATTTTCTAAATGACGCTGGTAATCGTTAAATGACATATTTTATTTCCTTAGTTATGGCTGAGACTTACCAGCCTTCAATCTTTCTAATAACGTCCATCTCCTTAACGAGTGGACCCATGTTATACTTGTCTGCGTTATAGTGACGCTTAAAAAACTTGCTTTGCTCGGGGTCTAACATGCACATTGGTAGTCCAAGTTTATCAACCAACTCATCTCCCAACATCTCGGAACTTATAATAGGCTGTGCATTTTTGTGCTTTTCCCAAAGAATAGGAAAGTTATCAAACCACATTACTTCTTTGTGGTCCCAATCTGTGAGCATAGTCATATATGTACCAAGTCTTGCACCATAGATAGCCCAAACACCATTCTCTACGTCTGCGCCAACGTTATGCCAGATAGTAAGATTGTTTAGATTGCGTCCTGCAACTCTTTCTCTAAAGTCATCTATACTGGGCTTTGCACCCCGATCAAGTACCATCTTGACACCTTCACGGAATCCTGCTCTCCACGCTTGGAAGGGAGTGTAGTTAGGATACGTTGTGGAGTAGCAGTCGTGCATCGCCCAGTATAGATTATCAGAAGAATCCATGCAAAAGTCAACGGCAGTAGTGTCACTACCATCGCTTGTTTCATGGGTCTTCATGTTGGCAACGTAGGTCTTTGTCCAAGAACTCATACCGCCGTTGCCATAACGCAAGCCATTGATAGCATTAACTGCACGCCAACGATATTGCGCTAACTTGTAATTAGGATCTAATCCTGTAAAGTCTAGTTGTAGATTGAAGAAATCCTCGTTAGGCATATTATCGCCGTCAATGAGAATGAAGCGTTCTGTCTCACTTGCTTCGCCTGCTGCTTTGTGTGCGGCATCGCTACCCTTAACTCCATCAACTCTCTTAGCCCATGGAACCAAGTTCTTAATCTTAATCCAAAATTCTTCTTTCTGTGGTTCATCATAGCTAAGATAGATGCAGTCTAGGTCTGCGATATCTACAATGTCATCATAATTCATAAGTTTTTAATTTCCAATATTGTCCATCGGTCTCAGTGATAACGCTTAGGTCTTCAACCTCACAAAGAACACCCTCAGTGTCTTTACACAACTTGCTCACTACCGAGCCATAGTGATCTCTAATGATTTTTCCGTCAACAACTTTAATGTCGGGTCTAGCCTCAGCAAATGTTGTTGCATCAATGATAATGTAATTACCTTCAAGTTTTTCACAGGTATAAGCGATAGCACATCCCCTATCGTCATAATAAAGCCTAAACTCTGGCTTGGCAACCTTATGACTTTCCCAAATAACAACTACTTCATCCATTGTTATTTCCCCTAAGTTCTTTAGTTAAACTTTTTACGTGATAGTGCAATGGATACAGTTGCGGAATAGTATTGATTCTAAATGTGTGCGGAAGCTTCTCATAAATCAAATTGTCTGTCCAATTCTGAGTAGGACAACCGTTAATGAATTGCTTCATATGTATCATTGACATTTCTTTGAATTGCGGCAGTGTAGTATTCTCTTCACCTAGAATATGTACAGCAATAGCATAAGCCCAATCTGTTGTACAAAGCTCATCAACGTTGCATTTTAGAATAGCTTTGTATTGGTCCCAGTTTTCAAATACGTCTCTAACAATGTTGAAGAACTTTTCTGCTAACTCACTTTTACGGAAGTATGTAATGGCATTATAAGTATCAGGTAGATTGTTGTCAGTAATAAATCTACGATATGCTTTAACATCCGAAATCTCTTGCTTGAAGTTTCTGATTGTAGTGCTTACTACTAAGTCTCTATTCTGTAATACATCCCACCAATAGTCAATTGACTTTGGTAAATACATATCGGCTTCAAGTTTAATTGTATAGTCATATGGACTTGCTTCGTATACTTGCCAGTCATTCTGCAACTTCCAATCAATATCGGGAGCCTGATCACCGTACGGAAGCATATCAGTAGTAACGATAGTCACGTTGGCATCGTGCATCACGTTTAAGATGCTGTCCTTAAGAACTTCTGCACAGACTTCATAATCAAGACCCTGCGCCATAATGACAAAGCCTTTATTCATTGATCATCTCCACATATATTTCTTTATCCATCACGTGGAAGTCTTGATCTTTGATTGTAATATACTCTTTTCTTATTTTGCCCCGTTGCCAGTTGTCAAACATGACCGTATACTCTGTCCCAAACTGGTCATCACCATTACGATAAACTTGCGTATTTTTTCCAACGTGCAGTAAATCCCAAGGAATAACATCGCGGGAATCAACACTATGGCCGTTAGCAATACGAAGGGCGAGAGTGAGAGCATAATCGTTACGATATACAGGGGCGATAAAATTATGAATGTTGGCGTAGTGTTCATAGTTCTTTTGTACCATTTCTAAACATTTAAAGATTTGCTCGGCACGAGTACTCTTGCGGAACATCACAACAGTGGCCCATAGTGTCTCATAGCTGTAAACTGACAGTAGTTCTTGTGGTGCATTTGGATGCATTAAGAAATTAGTTCTATTGTGGCAGCAAAAATCTGTGTCAATATCAAATAAGGTAAGCAGTTTACTTGAGTTGATGATGTAGTCTACGTCAAGTAATAATGTTTCTTCGTAAGGGCTAAGCTCGTAAGCCATATAGCGACCCTTATTGATCCACATGCCCCAGTCACGAAAGTTATTCTTATCCGGCTTAATCTTTACTACTTTGTCCCAATACGCAAACTCTCCTGCAGGCATAGAGTCTTCATCTGTTACTAACGTAACAGGCAGCTTTAAGAAATGCTCAACACGCTTTGCAGTATGTTTAGCCATATCATAGTAATTGTATTTGGGACTATTGAAAGCAAATAGTATTACGCCACGAGTCATTCTGGCCACTCGTATCTTTCTGTTGTAGGTTTATTCTTAAAGATAAACTCTAGCTCACCAGCTCTGTCAATCAAATGCTGATCGCCGCCCATTTCAGTAGCGTAGTGAACGTACATTTGTAATGCTAATGCGATGATGCCGTTATCTGAATCGTATACTAGTTCGGTCATGTTATCTCTTACTTTCAAGCTCTTTCCACTCATCGTGCCATTCGTTCATCACTCTATAATAAGTTTCACATAACTTATCTTTAAGGTCTTGGCGATTAACCTTTACTGGATTGTCAAATGTATCCATAAGAACGACTTCTTCATTTAAGAATGATGTTAGGAATGAGATAGTTTCTTGGTCAGCACGCCAAAGACCACCCTGCTCTGCTACGAGTAGCTTTGCATTGTACTTTTCTTTTAGATAGTCTTTTGCTGAATTGTGAGCAAAACGAGCTTTTGCTTCGGTAATTAAGGTCTTAGTATCCATCATAAACTCCTATGAGTATTTAGATGGATACCCCTGCGTGATTAAAAAAGTTATGAACCGCTGACCGTGCCGGACAACGTGACTGAGCCCCAAGTATTAGCAATGTTAGTCGTAGAAGGTGGGGTCAATGTCATAGTAGTTGCTGAACCTGATGCTACAGTTAGTCCATCAGGAACTTCATCCCAAATAGTGTAGATAGTGATTACTGATCCAGCATCACCGTTTGAACCCTGTGTACCATTGCTTTGGACAATGAAGCGAATGAATGATGATAGATAGCCGCTTGGGCCCGTACTAGCAGTCTGCGTGAATACGTTAGCGTTTGATGTAGTCAACGCATAGTAACCATTGTTCTGAGAAATAGTGGGAGTGTTGCCGCCTCCACCAATCTTAGTAATACCGTTATATGATGTACCAGCAATTGATACTGAACCTGATGTTGGTGCAGACAATACTACTGTACCTACGTTACTCGCTAGATTGTTAAACAATAGGTCAATGCCATTTGTACCCGGATGTGATACGGTCATTTTAATCTGACCACCAGCATTGAAGAAATAGCGGGCGGCATTACCGTTAGCAAAAGTAGCAGTGTGAGTAAACGTCAATTGGTTTGTCCAAGTAGTTCCTCTAGTAGCAGTATTCGCTGTGGTTGAACTTTGAGCCGCTGCATTTAATCTATTGGTATAGATAGTTGTCAAGTTAGTGGGAATAGCTGCATTGTATGTAATTACACCGCCTGCTACGGGAACCGAAACTGAAGTGATGCTTGAGCCTTGGTGTGATGCTGCACTAGCAGTGTTAGACACTAGGGAAGCCCACTGAGTGCTAGCAAGGACGCTGCCTCCTGCTGCTACGTTAGCTACTGCTGTTTGTCCATAACCTGCTGACCCGCCGCCAGTTGCCCAAGTTGCGTTTAGCGTATTAACAGTCGTAGTGGGGTTTCCTCCCACCAATGTGTTAAAATCTGCTGCCTGTATAAGTCCAAATTGTGCGTAGGTCATGTCTTATCCCTGTTACCTAATCATTACGATAGCTTCAACAAAGCCTTCGCCATCAGTTGTTTTATCTTCTAAGGATCTACCGATCGTGTTAAATGCGTTTGCTTCACCTGACTTAGCAGCACGAGCAATTCCTGACCCAGCACTAACAAGACGATCACCCTTCTTAATCTTTCCTGTAACCTTAACTTCAACTCTACCTGTGACCGCTACTGGAGGGTGAGTAGCGTCACTTCCTGCGCCTGCGTTCATTAAGTAAGCAGCAGTATTTGAGATAACACCAAATACGTCTTCTGATAGTTCATATTGAACCGCAGTAATTTCCTTTTCACCGCCCAACTGAACTACTGTTCCCGGTTCATATGAGGTATCTGCTTCAAAACGTTCCGCCAAGTCAGCGTAAGTAGCGTTTAGTCTTGATCCTGCACTCAATGTCCAGTTACCGGTAATTGTTCCGGGTGTAGTATTTGCGCCGGCGCTTAAGGTGCTGCCATTGAAAATAGTTGCGCCTCCAGCAGAACCTACGTTGCCAACATATGTTGGGATATAAGAAGCAACATTAGCATTGCTATATGTACCAGGGAACGAAAGGGGATCGCCGTTCGCATAGTAGTAATTGTCAGTTCTGATACCAATTGACCCTGCGCCGGTAATTACTAGATTACCACCAGTAACCCACATTGAAGTACCATTAACGCCGTTTGCGGTGCCTGCGCCGTTAGCAGTCCACACACCAGTTAATGTTCCATTTGTTGATTGAGACCCTGATGTGATAGAAGTTGTAGTTAAGCTTGCAATGCTAGTAGTTCCGCTTAAGTTGGCGTTAGCAATATTAGCTTGAGTTGATACTGTTAGATATCCAGCAGTTATTGCATTGGCAGAGATTGTGTTTACCACTGAAGCATTATTGGCTGAGAGATTTCCTGAAACAGAAACATTACCAAATGTTGTAGTACCGCCTGAGGCAGTTGAGGTTAGTGATAGCCAAGCTGCTGCGTTTGTAGTTCCGTCTGCGGGGCAAACATACAACGTGCTATTAGTAATATTGAACCAAAGCTGACCTCTGAGAGGGTTAGCAGGCGGGGTAGCTGCCGCAAAATTCTCAAGAATATGTACCTGATTGGTATCTAGCGTTTGACCGTATCCAGCATAGTTTCTACCAGGTAGGCCAAGAGAGGTACTAGAAGTGTTAATAGTACCGTCGGCGATAGTAGTCAACACATTACCATCACTCTTGACAATCGTATAAGCCATTTTAAAATTTCTCCGTTACGTTTATTTATCTTACTTTGTTTTGCTTAGTTATTTGGTACAAACGGCCAATCAACGTCTTCTGGGTTGACAAACATTTGAGGAATATCTCTAAGTTGCTGTCTATATGCCGCCCATGCTTCTTTGTTTCCTGGAAAATCAGGAACCTGTGTATAGTCGCTTGCGTTTAGTAAACCATTACGCTTGAGTCGTACTGTCTCCCAAGTTACGATTTCTTCTTTGAGCTTTAGTACTAACTTTTCGTCTTCAACCACAAGCTGATTATTTTTATGATTGATTTCTTCAATATAAAGATCACGTTCTTCTTGAGTAATTTCAATACAATCCTCAGGAAGTGTGGGATATTCTACAACTCCTGTATCATAAAAACCGGCTGTGCTTGGACTATAATAAATCGTCATAACTAATCCTTAATATCCTATCGCTATCCAACGTATTGTAACAGCACTTCCGCCACCGTCTGTGCCGAAGAATGTCGTAAACCCGGTTGTAGTAGAATTGATTACTCCAGGGGCGCCCTGTGATCCGTCGAAGTTAGATGCAGTTGAACCGCTACACACGGCAACAGAGAATGAAGAAAATGCGATGGGATAGTTAATAAAGGTAGATGTTTGTCTGAATGCAGTTGCGGTACCGTACTGCATCAATAATCCATTTGGAAGTCTAGTCCAACCTGAACTATTAGTGAAGTCACCCAGTGTGATAACATCTTGACCACCTCTAGTGAGTGAACCTGATACTGCGAGAGAGGTCAATGTGCCGACGCTTGTGATATTTGGCTGTGCTGACCCTAAGACCACGTTAGCTCTGTTTGAGGTTTCTGCGTTAGTTGCAAACGATGCAGTTCCTGCTGAGGTTGCTGACGTAGCAGTTGTTGCGGTAGTGGCAGTTGTGGCTGAAGTTGCTGTCGCCGCACTACCTGCTGTGGTTGCATATGTAGCATTAGCTACAGTTCCGGTGACGTTTGCACCCGGAACGTTAGTTAACCCTAAGCCGCTTCCAATAAAGCGTCCGGCGGTAGTAGTTATGTTGCCACTTACAGTTAAGCTAGTTAATGTACCGACACTTGTAATATTAGGTTGTGCAGCAGTTGTTACTGTGGCTGCTGTATTTGCAGTTCCAGTAGGGGCCCAAGATAAGTTTCCTGATCCATCTGTGGAAAGAACAAAACCAGATGAGCCGCCGGCGATCTTCAAGTTTGCTATAGCGCCTAAAGATACGTTTGGTCCGGTAAATGATGCATTGCCCGATACTACTAGTGAATTAAGAGTACCGAGACTTGTAATGTTAGGCTGGGCATTACCGGTTACAGTAATTGCGGTAGTAGCAGCACCCGCCGAAGCCCAACTTAATCCGCCCACGCCGTCAGTAGTTAGAACATATCCAGCTGAGCCACCGGTGATTCTGAGATTACCAACAGTTCCTAAGTTGACTAATTGCCCCGTAAATTGTGCGTTGCCGGAAACAGTCAAGTTTGCCAACGTTCCCAAACTTGTGATGTTTGGTTGACTTGCAGTAGTTAATGTACCGGTCAACAGACTACCTCTGACAGTGCCTGAATTAGCATAAACGTTACCTGACGTAATATTACCGGTTACGTTAAGACTAGATAATGTTCCTAAGCTTGTAATGTTAGGCTGGGCATTATTAGTAACAGTCTGTGCAGTATTTGCAGCTCCGGTTGGTACCCAACTGAGAGCACCGGTGCCATCAGTAGACAATACCTGTCCAGCAGAACCGCCAGTTATTCTTACATTACTGTTTGATCCTAAACTTACTACTTCACCGGTAAACTGTGAGTTTCCTGATACGATCAATCCGGTCAATGTACCGACACTAGTAATGTTGGGCTGGGCATTAACACGAACTGTGTTTGCAATGTCTGCTTGAGAAGCATTGGATGCATTATCTACAGTAGGGAACGTTCCTACTAAGTTAGCTATGGGAATGTTATATAGTCCAGCAGCATTTCCTGCAAAGATACCGGTATTTGCAGTAATATTTGCAGCAGTAATGTTTCCATTTACTCCAAGTGAAGTTAGTGTGCCTAAACTAGTAATGTTGGGCTGTGCGTTCACTGAAACTGTATTAGCTACACCAGCAGTGTTTGCAAATTGTGCTATTAGTGCATTGCCTACAGTACCGGTAACGTTAGCTCCATCTATTGCGGGTATTCCGTTCAATGATGAACCTGGGGAGAGAGTCCAGTTACCTACAATAGTTCCGTTAGTAGCACTTGAACCAGCAGATAATACGTTGCCGTTAAAAGCTGTTCCGCTGTTAGGGAAACTGACATTGCCTGCATAAGTGGGCATGTATAGAGCTACATTAGTGTTGGTGTAGGTGCCGTCAAATGACACTGCAACGCCATTCGCCCACATATAATTATTAGTGCGAATACCTACAGTACCTGGGCCAGTAACAACTAAGTTACCGCCGGTGACCCACAAACTAGTATTACTAACACCATTGATTGTACCTATACCATTAACAGTCCAAGCGCCGATCATGTTACCTAATGTGGGTCTTGTACCAGTTGTAATGCTTCTAGTGTTTGCCTCACCAATGTATGCTACGGTAGCGATATTTGCTTCAGTGATATTGGCGTTGACATTTACCGTAAGATAATCTGTAATGATGTGATTCGCTGTTACATCATTATCAATGTATGCATTATTAGCAGTAATGTCACCGGAAGCGTCAAGATCAGTTAGTTCTAGATTAACTAGCGGTGCAGAAAGTACGCGGTACCAATTACTGAGATTGCTTTCACCATCAGATGGACAAATATACATCGTATCATCAGTGGTGTCAAAGAACAACTGCCCACGAATAGCATTTGCAGGTAGTGTACTATCTGCAAAGTTTTCTAGTGAACGGACAAAGTTGGTATCCATCACCTGACCATAGCCAGGATAGTTTCTACCAGGCAAGCTAAGAGGAGTGCTTGTGGTATTTACAATACCGTCGGGAATTGTCGTTAATACTGTACCATCAGTCCTTACTATAGTATATGACACTTCCGCACTCCGTTCTTTTAAATAGTTACTAGATTAGTTAAGCTTTGGATTCTAATTGTATAGTCAATTTGAATCTGTCTGTTCAATGATTTTTGCACCGGGTGGAATATAACGTGAGTCAATAGTCTGGTGATCACGTTTCCGTTGCTATCAGTTCCATAATTAGCTAGTAGACCTAGCTCATCAAAGATGTATGTACTATCTGTTTGGGTGCTGTTATCAAACGCAGCTTGACCTGAAGGCTCGCCGTAATCTAACAAGCACTGCACAACGATATCTGTATAAAGATTTCCAGTAGTGTGGAAAACTGTCATCTTGTTACGAGTAGGATCTAAGTTGAATACGCTCGTGTCATCTACGATCTTTTCGTAGGTTTGATTGTATAGTGCTGCATTCTGACCAGTTACGTTAGGAGGTAGATATGTGATTACTCCGGTTTGGTCTACGCTGGCGCCGCCGTTGCCGAAAGCCATCTGATAGATTTCGCCATATCCACGACTACTTAGTGTGTCTGCGATAGCCTCAGACATATTTTCATAGTTAATGGCATTCTTTTTATCAACGAATACTTCCCCATTATTAGGGTCATATATTTTTAGAAAACCTTCAACATTGTATGACAGGTTAATAACTGACATTAACTATCCCCTCTTTTCTGAACCAATACTTCGTTTGAAGTAGGGTCAAAAATCTTAACTCCAGAGGAAAAATAAAACCCGCCAACTTCATTTGGTTTTCTATCAGCAGTTTGCTTAATTTTTCCTTCATTTATTGATTTATTTTTGCTCATGTTCTATTTATCTCTTAGGTATTTTGATTATTTAAGAAATCTGCTGGCACCGTTTCACTAATCTGTAACGGATCACCCTCTACTGTATTGTAAACCTTAGAGTTCCAAGTTTGATCGTAATATATATCATTCAATTTATTGGATGAAAGCAAACCATATACTCTACTGTATGTAGCTATGTATGGCTGTGCTGCCGTCCCGTTTACTCCTCTGCCTAATTCAGTTAGCGCATTGTTTTCAAAATCTACGCTACCGAATCTGATTTCTTCACCGTTAATGTACACAGTGTTTCCTTCAAGGGTAGTAATAATCAACTCGTCTCCGAGATAAGTCAGATTCGGCGCTGTAATGTAGGCCCCAGGAACAATCTTGACATTGGGAGATAAGTCAATGAGAACAACACTTATTGCTTCTTGTGGTAAGAAGTTTCCTGTAGACTTGTTGAATACTCTAACATTAGCAATCAAGTTCTTGTCTGCGGTTAATCCGATATAATAGAATCCTGAGGTTGCAGCTGGTGTAGTGACATTCTGTACAACCTGACGAGTTACTTTAGTAACGTCATCAATGTAAATTGTTTCGCTGAGCGGGTATACAGGTTCAGTTAACCATGTAGTAATGTCAGGATTGATACGATATACCGTTCCCTCATTAACCTGATTCACAAAGTTGATGTAAATGTCTTCGTCGGGAGTTGCTGTAGGAATCATGCTAGTAATGATTACCTGATCACCCGGCACGATTTCAGACAAAATGCTTACTTCGTTGAAGTCATTTACCCGTAGACTTGATGAAGGTACACGATAACCATTGATTGTTACCCAAAGTCTATCTACATTGGTCTGTGCCCACTGAGTTAGATTTATACTTCCAGTATCATTAATTAATGTGACTGGATCACCGTATCTAGTTTCAGAAACAGTTATTGTGGTAGCATTTTCAATTGTCTTAATGTAGTATACAGTGCCTTGGTCTAATCCACCCATGAGAGCAGTTCCGTTATTAGTTTCAACCTGACTAAAGTATACCGGAGTTCCTACGAACAAGTCTTCGGTTGAACCCACAGTAATAAAGTTAGTGGTTACTGCGGTAGCGGTAGCGGTAGTAGTTGTGATGAAGAACAGACCCTGTCTCCATGTATAGCCGCCACCTGTGTAAGCCGAAATAGCAATGATTGGATCGTTGACTGCGGTTGGTGACGGGTCATATGGTTGAGCATAAATGTCAAACACATATGGATTTATAATCTTAGCATAGTATGTGTTATTGTTGAGTTGGGTAGATCCAGTTGTTCCGTCAATACGAACCAAAGTATTTTCTACTAAGTTATGCTCAATGTCTGTGGTTACTCGTACTGTTGGATTTCCACCAACAACGACTAGCATATTTCCAGGGCCGCCGCCAGCAGTTACTATCTGATTACCTTGATAATCCTCAATCGTGAATGTAGTGCTATTGACAATAGAATCAACATAGTATACAGTTCCATCAGTTTCAATGTTTGCATCAAACGATGTTCCAAAGAACTGAACAGGCTGACCAACTATAAACCCACTAGTGCTATCAACTGTAATTTCGTTGGGTGAACCACTAGTGGATGAAGACGCAGTTGTAGTTGCAATCGGCGGTGCAATAGTATTGACAATGTTTGATATCGGGGCAACAGTCAAACCATTTGCCTGCAAGGTCATTGATCCAGAATCAGTAGTTACTGTAAATGGCAGTCCACCAACGTCTTCTGAAATTACAAAGTCAGTAGAATTGATGATCTCTGTCACATAGTAAGTTTGACCAGCTACGATGCCACCGATCGTAGGTGCTGCAAAGATTATTGAGTCATTGATATTTAATGAACTCGTGCTTCCAGATGACAATGTTAGGTAATCTAATACCTCATCATATGCAACTACACTTGGGGTATCTTGGTCATACGTAATTACTGTTGGGGTATCTTGGTCATATGTGGCTTCAAAGTGTGTGGTTGAGCCCACAGTCAAGCTTATTAGGGATGAGCCTGGATTACCAGTAATATTATACTGACTAGTTAGATATTGTCTGCTTGTATCATTATATGTCATTACTGATATGATAGTGCCATTTGCAGGAGGACTATTGAACAAGATGGTATTTGAAATTGAACTAATAGTATACTGTGACGCTGTAATTCTCACTCCATCAATTTCTACAATAGCATTTGTTGGATTGTCATATCCCACAAAGTTGTTAAGGTAGAACGATGCAGTTGAGCCATCACCGTTAAAGTATTGCACTTCTGGTAATGCATACCCATATTGTACTGGGCTTGTTTCTCCAAACAATGAGAACACAATATAATCAACATCCGTGTTATACTGATTAGAAGCAAACACAATTTTTGCATGATTATCAGAGCGCCTACCGATTGCATAATCGTTAGTTACAAACGTGGTCGTGCCATTGAACTCTGTTAGAGCAAACTCAGGGCCGCCAAGTGTTTCTGAGATTGTGAATTCGTTGCCATCAAGAATGGATTTTATATAGTATCTTTGGAATGGTACTAATGTACTAAACGTACCTTGACCAAACGTGATTGGTGTCCCTACAATCAACCCACTAGTAGTTCCTGTTGTTAATGCATTATTAGATGCTTTCGCACGAGTTACTAATCCGGTTGAACCAAATACTAGTTTTGTTCCATTGTGATCTACCACTGGGTCCGACCAAACAGATGCCGCGCCGTTTTGAATATTAGCAAACATTTCGCCTGTTGCGTTAGACAATTCTAGTGCAGGGCCAGCTTGTCCTGCAATAGAGTCATACACCGGTGAAATAATTATTGCGTTGGTAGCATAACTGATAGACTTCACATAGTAAACTGTTTCTTCTTGTAGACCGCCGAAGGGAATTCCTTGGAACGTGATAGGACCGTTAAGAACAAAGTTAGTCACGCTGTCACAGAAAATTCTATCTGATACTGATTCTGTTTCGAATACACGAACGTTTAAGTTGTCAGTGCCAGGTCTTAGTACGCCGCTTCCAGCAAATATGCTAGCACTGTAATTTGCGTTAACATAGATTTCATTGAATCCGGTTACAGAATCGGTTCTGATCGGGTTGGTATCGGTGCTAGCCTTGACTAGTTGATCTCCATTACCAACTGCATACACATCAATTCTGAGCTTGTCAGCGACAGGGGTGAATGCTAACGGAGTGTCTAGCGTAATTGACTTGTTGATCCAATCAATAGTATATTCTGTTTCTGCAAGCGATGTTCCCAAATCAGTAGCACCATCAATTACCTGAACGTTAATGTGTGCAGGAACTTTCACCGCACCATCAAAGCTATATTCTACCTGTTCTCCGTCAGTTGGTAATAACTCCAATGAAACTACTTCAAATCCGGTATGTCCGTATTCTACTACAGGCCAGTTTGTTCCGGGGCGGGTAGTAACTGTTATTGAAATGTTGTCGCTTACAACACCAGCAACTAATTCTTCCGGTGCATAGCCGAATGAGAAGTCAGCACCGACAACATCGTATTCTGTTTCTGGCACAGTGAATACAGATGTAGCAGTCCAAGTAACACCTAAATCTTCGCTTACTAGAATTACGTTATTATCACCTACTATAGTAAATGACGAATCGTTGTCATTATAAGCGATATTATTAAGATTTTGAGTTACCCCTGAATTTCTAACTGTCCATGTAATACCGTCAGGTGAAGTCTTGATCGTTCCTTCGTCGCCTGCTGTTACCCAAACTCCGCCAGCGTAAATAATGCTTCTTAGTGTTGAAGGATTTGGATCTAGGGAATTATACTGATACATCTGTGTTTGCGGAGGAATAATGTCGCCACGAACAATATTTGCAGTACCTGTTCCTGACCCTGGACCAGTTGCAGTAAAGTTAATACCCACTGTATTGCTAGCTGCACCGATTAAAGTAAAATCTGTAGTACCTATGCTGGTGATTGTGTAAGTAGTACCATTAACAAATCCACCAGCAGTAATACTAACTAGTTCCTTAACAGCTCCGTCTAATGTATTAGATAATGTTATTTGAGTACTTGACACAACTGACTTGACGTAGTATGTTGTTCCGGCAATAATCGTAGAGAATGATTTGTTGAATCTGACCGGAGTGCCTAATGCGCCACCAGTAAATCCAGCAGTATTTGTCACACTCAATACGTTGGTTGCTGAGTTTACGAAGAAACAGTTGACTTCGTTTAGACCTACCCAATCAATTCCGTTTTGAGTGTAGTATATTACACCGTTCTCACCTACAGCGATTATGTCAGCACCGTCGCTAGCAACTCCATAGAATCCTTTATCAGTTACAACAGGTGCCTGAGTCCAATTGATACTATCTGGGCTGTAGAAGAACAAGTTAATATCTACTAACTGTCCTATGCCACTAGAAAAGTCTGGCTCTTTACCCTTACCCACTGCAATAAGTCCCATGCAATTAGTACCAGTAATTGGAGCTATTGCATTTAATTGATATTCGTATGCAGGATTAAAATCTGTTATCTTATCCCACAGATATGAATCTGTGCTGCGAAGTATGTTCTGACCTACTGCTACCCAAGCCTGACCCATTGAGCAATATGCTACTGAATTCAAAGGCATAGTCGCAACTGACAATGCAGTAGAAGGATCATTTGGCGTATAGTATCCGGTTGTTGTCCAAGAAATACCGTCAGTACTTCTATAGATAGGAGTTGCTGGGTTAGCAGAAGTCATTAAATAGATTCCGCCCGCATATGTAATATCTGTCAAGTTGACAGGATTATTAGTTAGTCTGCCTACTCCCCAATTCTGATTATCTAAGCTTCCGATAATAGCACTATATGTTGGTAGATTTGCGCTAGAGATATACTTTTCGCCATCGTATACGATGCCAGTAATATCTACCTCAGATGGGTAGAATGGCAAGTCAGACAACTGAGTATCAAGAGGATACTGCTGGTTTGGTTGGAAAGCATTACCTAAATATGTAGAATTAGGATACGTGACACCCTCAAACAACTGTGTGAGGTCTACCCCAGGCATGTCCACGGTAGGCTGATAGTATCCAATTACACGATCCATTGCATTCAATCTGCGATCACCTGAATCAAGCAACTCCCACTTACCGAAAATGAATTCGTCATCGTTGTTAGAAATGACGCATTCATAAACTCTATTGTTAAACTTGACAATGCTCTGATTGAAGTAGAATGGTTCGGGCAGTAATGCGATGCTACCTAGCTTAGCCATCATAAAATCATCAGTAAATGTGATTCCAGAAACAATCGTACCTGCGTCATTTGGAGTGGTCGTTACTTGAGCAGTTGTAGAAGTTACATTGTACAGATAGTATGTTTCACCGATATCAAATGCAGTAGGTATTGAACCGCTAAATGATACTGCATCATAATTACTGAATCCAGTTGTGTCTACTGTTAGTGTATCGGTAGTAGAATTGGTAACTGTTGATTCAGTATATCCTACAAACGGGAAAGCAATGCCGCTAACCGGAACAGTCATCAATGAGTTGTTGTATACCGCCACTGTATTTTCTGAGCGCACCTGTAGATAGTACTGCTGCGTTGATGCGGGAGGAGTACCGGTTCTTATTACAGATGTAATCCCGCCGTCATCATCTACTGTGTTAACCGTTAGTGTAATGTCGTTGGCCGGGGTTGTTCCGCCTACCTCAGTTCCGGAAACAGTAATCACATTGTTGATTGCAAAGCCTTCACCGGGATTAGTAATTATCGCAGTGTATCCACCCAACACATATGACAAACTGAATTCGGGAGTCCCAGTTATAAACTGAGTGAAGCTAGAAGAAGCTGAAGTATCATTAGTTAAAGCTACTGCACTTCCGCCCTTACTAGTAGATATGATGATGTATGGGTTACCATCACCCATCATAATACCGTTTGCGGTGGATAATGTCTTTGCTGTGCCGCCATCAGTTTCAGAGATAGTGAACTCAGTGGAACTAACGATGCTTTCAACAAAATATTCTTGTCCAATAACAATTCCGCCCAATCCAATTCCAGAGAATACGATTGGCATACCGATGTATAGTGATGTAGTTCCTAATAGATTTCTTCCTACATCGTATGCACAGGTTAATACGTTTCCTACTGAAGAAGTAGTGTTAACTTCTACCTGAATGTTTGGTCGTGCTATTGTCTCCCCAGGATTTTCAGGATCAGGTATTTCTTCTCCCGAATATTCAGTTACATAATAGGTAACACCGGTACTCAATCCACCCACTGCACTGTTTACTCGCAATGGCATGTTAACGTAGAAATTAAATGTTCCACCTTCTGATTCTGGGATTGCAATTCTATTAACTGGAACAGTATAGTTCGTTCCGATTGTAGCACGAATTGTTCTTTCAATCAAGTCCGAATAGTTTTCAGAAACGATATCAGGATACTGTCCAGCAGTCTGATATAGCGTGAATAGCTGACCATTGATTTGTCCTGGACTTACAGGCAGTGAAACGTTCATGGTCATTGAACCAGTTTCGCTAGTCAACTGAACTGTATTCTTTTGATTGGTTAGAATTGCAGTTCCAGTACCGTTATTGAGCGACAATACTGTTCCGTTAACCAATTCTGAAATAGTCATTTCGGTGTTGCTGACGATTTCACTTACGTAGTAAGTTCTTCCAGACTCAATATTACTTGATGCTAACGTTCCGGTTAGCGATGTAATAATGATAGGATCATTCAAGTCAAAGCCGGTTGTGGATTCTACTACGATAGTGTCTGTTGATGCAACTGTTTCAGAGATTTCTGTGATAACCGGATCTTTGAATTCACTGATAGTGAAAGTTTCGTTATCAACAACAGTTGTTATATAATAATCCAAATTTTCAATGATTCCACCAAACACCTGCCCAGTAAAGAAGACTGGAAGATTAGTATAGAAACCTGTTGTTCCACCAGTGCCTACGGGTGACATTGGAACAGTCAATGTGTTAACAGTAGCCTGTGTTGTAGTTACTTCTAGAATTCCAGGATATTCTAAAGTTAATATAGCAGTGTCTACAAGTTGACCAGTGTAGCATTCTAGTCCCTGCGCACTCACAGTTTCACTAATCAAGATTTCGGTTGGGCCGCCCTGAGTTGTAGAAACTGAGAATTGAATAGGGTTATGAATTGCAGAAACATAATAAGTTTCGTTTTCAGCAAGGTTACCTACTACAGCTCCTACAAACTTAATCGGCATGTCTACATAGAAACCAACAGTGGTTCCAGCAGCATTCAATTCATATCCATTTACAGCAGAGCCGACGACTGACATACTTCCTGTCCAATTGCCGGGATTGAATAGTGATCCATTAATTGCAGTTGATAATGTAAGTTCCGTACCACTGATGATTTGTTTTACATAATACACTGTTCCAGGAACGATATTAGTTGTGCCGGTTGTGGTAACAATATCATCAAAGATTATTACATCATTTATACTGAACCCACTTGTTGATTCCATTACAATATAACCAGATGAGGATACTGTTTCGTTAACTACAATAGTCTCAGGTTGACTGATTGAAACCTCGTACACGCCTGTTCCGCCCGGTGTCCCGCTTATCTGCGAAACAATGCGAGTATCAGGATCAATAATTGGACCATACACATATGTACCAATTACTACAGTTCCCTCACTAATTGCAGTTACATTCATTGTTGTGCCTGCAATTGTAGCTGTACCAACAAATGTTTTTGCGGCAGGAACTAAGTTGATAGAATCATTTGAGCTATTTGTTTTCTCAACATATCTTATAGTAGAAGACCATGTAAGCTGTCTATCATTTTCTACGTCAGAGATTTGTAGGGCTACACCTTGGGCACTTGCAAGAATATTATTGATATCAGGCTCGGTGCTTTCAAGCGTGATAGCAGAGCTTGAAATCTTGTCACTGTTGTAATATGTTCCTGCAAAGAATGCACCATAGAACGCCCCTGATTCCCAATCAAGTACCTGAGAACCATATGTTGTTCTGTCAAAGCGCAAAGTGATATTGTTTTCACGAATTGGTGAAGATGACGTTACAATAGATGCTCTTGCACCCGGAGACAGTACCATGTCGCTAGATGCTAAGCCAGGTGTGATCTGAATTCTATTCTGATCCTTCACTGCATCGCTATAGCTGTTATATAATGCAACAATGACGGATGGCAATGACTCTAGAACTCCAACATAGTACCACTGATCATTAACTAAGAAGTTTGGTTTGCCGCCGTTTGAACCCTGAGTGAATTTTACTAAGTCGCCGGTCACGAAAGAAGGCGCATATAGATTTATGGTGTGCAATGCAGGGTTAATATCAGCATCACTAAAGAGTACGCTATACGCAGTAGAAATTCTGATTTCGGGAAGAACTGCATACCCCTCGCCCGGATCAATTACGTTAACAGCAGAGACGCGGTCGCCACTCATTACTGCCTGTAGAATAGCTTCTTTTCTGGGTGCCGGATAAATCGCAGTATCAATATACGCTGTTACTTGAGGAACATCTGTATAGCCGCTACCCTCGTTTAACACTACCACAGCAGGAAGATCAATAAAGATATTTGCACCGGGAATATGTTGAGCAACTACAGTTTGATTGAACCCTCTTGACAATCCACCTAACAAATTCAAGTCGCGGTCAACATAACTATATGCAATAGATTCGTCTCCGATTCTGATTACACCGTTAACTGGGAAGCCACTAGCGTTGTCTACAATCATAGTTCTAGTTCCCAAATCCATATATGTTTTTAGGGTAGTTATGTTGTAGTTGGGTTCGCCAGTGATTGACAATCCATAATTCTGATACCACTGTGTGTATGGTGCAGTGGCCCAAATATCATTACCGTATTCATATTCATAGCGATTATTAGGATCACTATAAACTAGTTGCGGACTAATATACTCTTGATATGTTGGGCTATACGTTGCCGGAACATCAAAGTCTGTAATATCACCGGTAAATTCTTCAATTCCAGTGTACTTTACTAAGAATTCTTTAATGACTACGTGATAAGGCTTGACTTCATTGATGTATCCTTCTAGGAAAGCAACATTGTCACTCTTGAACACTTCGTATGGTTTTAGTTCACGTACAGTGTGGAACACATCCATCAATGAAGTTTTGTTAATCCATGGTAAGTAATTTTGCGATTCAATGGTTTCGCTTTGGATATATTCAAATAGTAATACCAAGCTCTTATTTCTATGCTCTAGTAAATCACCGGTGTAAATTTGCTCGTTCAATGCACGAACAATGTTTCTGGTTTCTTCACTTGGATAGATATCAAACGGCGTAGTGTCAAAGAAGTCACCACCGTATCCTAGCTTAGCAGCTTCGTAATCCCAAAGATAGCTATTGAATTGGATCGTTCCGTTTTCTAGACCAATTCTAGACCAAACACCATTGTCATCATATCTATAAAATTCAAAAAGACCCTGACCGTTCTGTTCTACTTTAACAATAGTCCCCGGAGCTACACGCAATTCTGCCAAATCAGCATAAATCGGAACCTGCAACGCCGCTCTAGTGCTATTGTTATACCCTGGTAGCCACCAGTTGACATAAGTCCAATAATTAGCAGTATCAAAGAATTCACCCTGCGCAAAAATGAATGACAGGTTAGGTCTCAATTCTACTATCGGATACTGGATTAATACTTCGTTGGCATAGGTAAGATAATTCTGTAGAGCCGTAAATCTATTAAAGAAGAAGCTCTGTCTAGGTCTTGCAAGAACCCCTGACTGAACTGCTTTCGGTAAGAACGGATTAGGAACAACCTGTCCGGTTTCAATAGTGCCGTCGGGTGTTGTTATGGGCGCTGTAGTGCCACTTAAGCTGTCTAGCATTCTAGCATATAGTGAATTAGGCTCGTCTACGCCTGCTGCTGGGTATAGTACTCGGAATGGCAGTGTAGTAGGAGCGTCGGCTACAGCAGGCAATCCAGGCAAGAAGTCATCTGGATAGTTTTCACGAATTAATGTGTATTCAGAGTGTGAAACATCTGATCCAGTTCCGTTTGCATATCCTATATGGAAGATAGAGTTGTTGCCGTCAAAATATTCTTCTGAGTTATACAGTGCAAAAGTATTAGGTAGCAACGGTGCAACATAAGCTATCCCAGAATTTCTTGGGTTAGCGATGTATCTAGCAATAATATTGTCAGATAGTGTTTTCCCACGATGTTTGTCAATGATGTTGGTGTTTCTGACCCAGAAATAATATATCGGCGTAACAATGTTAGAAGAATTAAGAGTACTTCCAACACAATATTGAGTAACGTCAAAAGGAACACCCGGACCAGAATATTGAGCAGGAGTATTGTTGCTAGCTACCCAAGTGTAAACTGCAACATCTGATCCAGGGAATAAAGTGCCCCAATATTCGCTATTGTATACTACATCGTTTTGGTGATAGTTTACAAAACGCACTGATTTAGTATTGAACCAAATCTGTCCTACTTGCTCTGCTCCCCAAACATACCCGTTGGTTGAATTATTGCTATTATATTTTGCCGGGTCTGATCCAGAAACATAATCAATGTTCTGTCTTACTGCACCTAACAACTTACCCTGTAATGGATCCATGTAGTCTAGGTTTACAAGAGTATCGTTTGTCAATGCACTGAAAATCTGTGTATTTTCAATTTTTTCAATGTCAACGATGGGTGCTGACTGTCTATATTCAGTCCAGTCTCTGACACCAGTTGCATTAGTAAATCCAGTTGCTTGACCGCCGGTGATCAATGTGCCTTGCATGTTGGGCGCACCTGCAACAACAGTATTGTTATTGAAGTCAACTGCATAGCCATAATATGGATTGAAGTCAAAGTTTAAGGTAGAAGTGTTCACAGACTGGGCATATACAAATGCGCCAGGATTTAATGCATTTCCTTCGTAGTTTGATAGTAAATCAAACATATATACTGCACCAGAGTTTGCATAGCTCTCTACAAATCTAGTAGCATTATTATCAAACACAGTGTCATTATCTAGATTTTCGTCATCGGTAAAGTCAAAGGTAGTTCCTACAAAATTAGCACCAACCGGGGCACCGATAACAACAGAATCAAATTCGTTAAACTTGATTGACTTACCGAATTCAGTTGGACCCTCACGATGCGGGCAAGTAACAATCTGAGTAAAGCTATATGACTGTATGCCCAACTCTGCCAATGTCGTATCATCAAACGCAGTTACTACTAGTTTGTTGTTGATTTGAGCTAATGACTGGTCTGCCACCTGAATGATTAACTTGTTATCACTAGTTGAAGAAGCAATAACGTTCGGCACTTGAGTCGCATTAATTACTGAAGCTGTATCTTCGGCATTGCCCGCTGCTAAATTAACTGCGAATCCGTTAATCAAAATAGTACGTGAACCCAAAACGTTGCATTCTTCTGTACCAAATACTATGCCAAATCTTGCGCCTGCATCAGTATATCTATATACCTTGCCTTCTTTGATTTCTTCATTGATTTCAAATGGGCTACCAATTAACAACTCGCCAGAAGATTGCGTAGTATCTACTGCATAGCCAAACTGAATATTGATTCTATCGTTAGTTTCTGGATTGAATTCTTGCGCCATGAAGAACTCATTACCGCTGACATTTACAATATCGCCGGCTCTTAAGAATCCACTGTAAATTAGATTGCTGCCATTTACTGCATAGTTATTATCAGCGACTAGTGTTCCATTGACAGTAACATACAACGGAGTGGTTTGTGCTGAAGCAGTAGCTCCGGTTACTGAAGCAACTGTAGTAATACCAAATACAGTAGTTGATGATCTTGAAGTTTTAATGGTGATATCGCTGCCCACGATAGATTCAATGTAATAGGTTTTGTTTTCTTCAATTCCTGTACCAGATAGACCACTGCCAACAAAAACAATGGCATCATTCACACTCATTCCACTTACAGTAGAAAGGGTAATCTTGTCAGTAGTACCGTTTGTTGCAGTTACATTTGCGGATGCGGTATCGGGTGTCCATGCTAAATTGAATGTGTGCGGTAAGTAAGGAACTGTAGTATACTGCGCTTCAAAGTTCTGCACAGAACGTTGATAGAAATATAGTTCGCCATTATCGGTCGTGCCATTTGCGTGATCTTTGTTTGGTGCACCGATGAATATTCTGTCCCCATAGTAGCTGGTTGAGATTGACTTGCCAAATCCATCACTATTGGTTAATCCTAGCAAACTTCCATCAATCACTGCTGCTTCTTGGTATGTCACTCGTGTTGCAGTACCTGTTCCGGTACCAATTCCCGTAGCAACGAATGTAATGCCTACACTATTCTGCGGGGCACCGATTGTTGTGAAGTCAGTTGTTCCCACACTAGTAATTGTGTAAGTTTGTCCTACAGTGAAATATCCAGCAGTAAATTCTGTGTTATCTTTTCGGTATACGTATACATTGGTATTAAGATAATCAGAGATATAAATCCAATTCTGATCACCTGAGATAGCAATCTTACTTCCCCAATCAGTTACTCCGCCAGGCGCTGCAATTTCTTGATACTGAATTAGGTTGTTAGTTGCAGTAGTGTCGTTCCAAATATACACAAAGACTTTTGGAGTTCCGGTGGGTTGAGATATTACAAATGTGTTACCTGCGTGTGCAATAGCAGAGCCAAACGAACTTGTTTTGGTAATTACTTGGGCCAAATCATACTCGTTTGTAGACTCGTTGTAATAGAATCTGTGTACTTTGCCTGCGCCAGGATCACCGATCAAGTATCCCACAATATCAGTATAGGCTACGCTTGAACCAAACGTTGTTGAATTGTCAACATAAATTTCGCCAGTATTTTGATAGTTGATATTCTTGCGATATACTGCCCAGCTACCATCAGTGTTCTCGTCTACCCAAACTGTATTCTTAGTAAACTCTGCTTCTAACAGTGATAAAGATTCAATGTCAGATGGCTTGTTCACTCTTTGATTAGTTACTAACAAACCTACACCAAGTCCCTGCAATACATTGCCGCTGTTGAGATTTGGCAGATTTAAATTGATTATTACTTCATTGAGGTTAATGATATCGGAAACCAAATAGTAACCATCAACGGTTGTTGAGAAATTAACAATCGCAATAGGATCTAATTTCTTTAAATTGTGCGGTTGTGAGAATCGGATTGTGGTGGTTCCGTTTACATTACCGATTGCAGCAACCACCTGTCCGATTGGATTCCAAGTATAGATGCCCCACTTTTCTTTAAAGTTTGCTAACCAGAAGTAGTCTCTTACATAGAAATTCTGTATTGGGATTACCTTACCTGACTTATCAACGGCGTTTGGCAATCCTGCATAGTAGAATGATGACATTTTTACGTCATCAAAGTTTGCATAACCTGCGCTAGGATATGTAATGTCAGTTGCTTCGGTATTGACAGTGGCTAGTATGTTAGGATCGGTAACATTATCGCCATAATTGAATAGGTCGTACAATGAAACTTCCTGCATTGCCCCTGGAGTATACACACCGTTATTAAGTGACACAATGCTCGGGTTGCCGGTCAATACGCTTTGATCAAGTCTGAACTCAACAAAGTTATCATTTAGTACTCCGCCATATTCGCCGTTCTTGATAGCCCAGTTTTCATAAACGTTGTACTGGATTCCGCCCTGCGGCAGATTTACACCATCAAATGCCTGAGTAGCATTGCGTGTACCCTTGTTCTTAATCATGTTCTTGTAGACGTTGATCTGCGTTACATCTGTCAAGTCTGCAAGAGCAAGGTAATCACGGGGACGATAACCAATCAATGAGAAGGACAACAAGTCTGCATCTTGTTCAAGATTAGTTTCGTTGCAGTTATAGTACAGTGTGCTTTCATATGAACGGGTTGCACTATTTGGCAACAGTCCCTTTTGAATATCTTGGTAGTCTACCAATTTCCAATCAAGCTCATTGAATACTGCTGATGGTTCTACGAGTCTCAATGCAGTCCAATACTTGTTCTTATACTTTACAATGATTCCCTTAGGATACTTGATATCACGGGCCCATTCTTGAACGTTGTCTTGATTTAGAATAAAGCCCCAAGTATCTACTGTACCGTTCCACTCTGCGGTCTTCATACCGCGCAAAGTAATTCTATTCTGTCTTAGACCAGTTGTTAGGTTGTAGATAACGTCATTGAACAAGGTAGTGTTATCAAACACAATACCATGCTCAAAGTTGCTGACATTGAACTGAGCATAAGACATTGAATCACCTTCGTTCAATGTGTGTACTCTGAATGAAGTCCCATCACGATTTACGCATAGGTTGTTAAGCTGAATCGGATATAGATCCTGATTAAGAATGAAGTTTTGCTGCTGCAATGTCAGTGGCTGTACAATGTATCCGTCTCTATTGACATTTAAATCTGTTGCGGATGGGTTCAATGTAATGATGCTACCTACATCCCAGCCAGTTTGCGTCCAGTACAAGAACTCTTGTACCATAAGATTCCAGTTAATCTCTACGCCAGATTCAATCTTATCAAAAATCATACCCTTATCATTTAGGTATGCAGCATAGCTCATAATAAACTGAGCTACTTCTTGGGCGCTATAGAACTTAGTTCCATATGGAACTAATACTTCTTGAGTTGAATGATCTTTGTTTACTTTAACTCTTTGGTTGATTACAGTAATATCTTCGTAATTGCCATTATTAAGCGGGGCGTATGTCGTAAAGTAAGCAATGTTCTGAGAGTTACCAAATACTTTATAGCCGTCAACATCTTGTTGAACAATAACACTAGAAAATGTTATTTTGTCAAATGGCTGGTTGTCATATAGTAATACTGAATAGCTCTCGTCAGGAATTAATAACGCTGCATTGTTGCTATTGGGAGAACCCTTCTCAACATAGAACTTAAGCATTGTCTTGTCACTGTATCCTGCCAAACGATAGATCAATCTAACGTCTAGGTTATCAAGCAAGCTAGTGATGTTAGCGGTTGAGTCAATGCCTAATTGCTTTTCATAGTCAACAATCCAGTTGATGTAGGAAGTTTTAGCAGTGCCGTTACCATACACTTCAATGTCGCTAGGAATCAAATGGGTTCTATTGTTTACCAAATACTGATTGAATTCGGCATTAAATTTGTAGTTGTCTAGGTCAACTGCTAAGTTGTAAAACTCCGCCGGGCGGGTTAATGCGAATAATTTTATTACGTCAAACGGATATGTTGAGCTACGACGATAGCTTAATTCAACGGGACCATCATCACCAACTCTCCAATCTTTCTGGAAAGTGCTAGGATTATAAGTACCGACAACAGAGAATAATGGGCTGAGCAAATTACCTGCTGTGTCAACAGGAATGATATTAGTGATTCCCGGTCTTGCTAATTCAGGAACAACAGTGAACGTGCCATCTTCTGAATACACGATACCTGCTTCAACGTCTCCCCACAATACTAGGTTGTCGCTTGTGTATGGGGCCGGCCCATAACGATCTTCCCACCACGTAGGCTTATCAGCAAACCCTAGCATTTCCCAAGGGGTCAAGTTAGGAGTAGTAGTATCATATAGATATTCGTATAGACCTCTCCAATATCCCTGCTTAATAGGGGAGCCATCCAACTTGTTTTGTGCGTTGGTATAGTTGTATGTGAATTCGTTGTTTCTGTTATAGAACTGAGTCTTGTAGTCTAATCTGTTCTGACCAATCCAATTCAAGAAGTTTACAGAATACATCTGTAGCCATTCATCGTAGCTATAGTCACTATTTCTAAAGAAGCCGGGAAGTACATCATAGAACTTGATAGGAACTTCGGTGCTTAGTTTTACGTTATTGTAGATTCTCTTTTCAAACTCAAGCAATGCTTGGTCTCTGAAGTCAATAAGAACATCTAGCTCAGGAATATAGTCACCATACAACTTCGTATATGATCCATCGTGACCTTTAATGAAGTATGTTGGAACAGTATAGTCGCTGTCCAATACTACCTGAGGCTGGTGTAGTGCATATAGCCCCAACTTACTTGGAGTATAAGGAACATATGAACCGTACGTCTGATTGTATTCTTTAATTACAACGCTGTCACCAGGTACCAAATCTAATGTGATAGTTAATGTGGGACTATCAGTGCTAATTGTATAGTCAACATTTCTTAGTAATTGCTTCTGCACTAAGTTGTTGTCAACGGTGCGGTTAAGATAAACTAGTACGCCATTATAATTTGCTGATTCAAAGTTATAAACTTGACTCAATGGATATCTAGTTACATCATTGTTACTGTTAAACTTGTAAGTGTTGACTCTGAATGGACTCTTGTTAGGCAACATGTCTGACCAGAAGAATGCGCTGGTTTCACTTCTGCTAGCAGAAATTTGCTCAATTGCATCGTCTAGAATGTCAGCAGGAGTATAACGTTGTACATAATCAGTATTTTGCACAGTATCTACAAGCAATTGCTTATACTTTACGTATTCGCGGCTGTTGAACAACAATGCGTTTAACAAGTCGTGATTAGACTTACGCAGGAATGCACCGGGTATTGCAAGACTTGCACTGTTTTGAATGATCTTAGTTCCATATGGAACTAGATTGCCTAAATCTCTAAAGTTGTTTACACCAAAGATATTGCCGGTCGTGCCGGGTGCGTTTACAAATATGTCTTGGTATTGATTTCTGATATCACCTAAATCTGCAACTGTCAAGTCTTCATTGAATGGGTTGTTGTTTAGATTGATAGGTGTCATGTAGTAAGCATTGTTGCTTACTTGATCACTCAATACCAAAACTTGTACTACCGTAGTTTCTTCGGGCGGATTGATCAATGTAATACTAGTTGCATTGTCGTAGCGGGTTATTGTATAATTGCTAGGCTCTTGATAAACATTGTTGTAGTATACCTGAACACTAGTCCAGCCCTGCTCGTCTGGTAATAAGTCAGGCAATGCTTGAACATCGCACGTATAAACTAATGTAGGGTTTTCAATTTGATAATTGAAATTGAATATCTGATACTGCGTGCTAGGAGCAACTGCTGTTTGCCAACCCAACTCTCTCTGATATTCTGTACGTGTAGTAGTGTTGTGAACATAACCGGTGTTTACTTTTTGAGTGATAGACTCAAAACCACGCACATAGTCAAATGTATCTGAGTTAAGAGTTACGTCAAAGCTAATGTCACCGATATTGCCAATGTCGCTAAAGCGCACTGGGAAGCCTAAAATAGGATCGTCAACGGTTAATGGATTAATACCGTATGAAAATATTGTGCTTCCCTTAAATGTTGTACTGTTATAGATTTCTGGGTTGCCAAAAGAAATGCCGTTGTCATCAAACACATCAAATAACGGAGCTTGATTTACCGTAACTTTTTGCTGAGCTTCTAGCCATTCAATTCCATCATAATAGAATGTCTTGCCCTGATAATTATATCCTCTAGAAATTGCAGTTTGCTCATCAATCTCAATGGTAGCGTCTTCTGCTCTAGTTAATACGATTTCCGGTTCTTGACCAGGTGCTAATTCTACGATATCTACTACATAAATGGTAGTGCTTGTTTCGGCATCCGTATCATTTGCAAAAATGATTCTTGCACCAGGGAATACTGCGTAGTTGCTAGCTGTAGTATCAGTGCCAACGATGCTAGTTGTTCCGCCTACTAGATCCTGAGGATATGGCCAGTTAACTGTTATTGTTAGATCCGTACCGTCATCTGAAAGGTTAATAATTTGTGAATTTACGGGAACTAGATTTAGTGTGTCGCCAGTGTACATCCCGATTTGGAACGTTCCGGTAACTTCGTCTAGTGGCACAACAATCGTTGTTTGATCATACAACAGTCTTGCTAGACCGGTGCCAGGAACAGCAATTGTGCTGCCGTCTACCTGGCAAGTAATTACGTCACCGTCAACATAGGTAACGCCCTCAGTGCCAGCAAGCGTATTCCAAACAGGCTGCAAAGTGCCAAATGCAGTGTCAACTACATAAGTCTCGCCGGCAAGCATTGCACTTACTGCAACAATTGTTGTCGGGGTAGGAGCAACTACCGCAGTGTTTGTAGTATACGTCTCAACGTCGGGATAATAATTGTATAGTCCAGCAACGTTAGTGAGTGCATCTGGTTCTCTAGTGTCAAAGAAATCTACTGCTCTTTTACCTACTGAGCCACCGTTATACAATCTTAGGTTTGGATAAAACTCAATGATAGGTCTTTTAGCTTTATTTTCCTGTGTTGCAAACTCTGTTAATATTGCAGGATTTTTATTATAGCTTGCAGTAGCGTTAATAACATCAATATGGAACCAACGATTGCTTCTAGACCATGCATTTCTGCTTATGCTGTTTCTAGCAATAGTGATATAATCTTGTTCAATAGGCAAGAATAAATTAATGTCATAGTTACCGATATCAAAGCCCAAAGAATCCCAAGGTATATAGTCACCAATAGTAAATCCTTCAGGGCAAATTAAATCTTCTACGGAAATTAATTCAATTCCGGTGCCAACACCTTCTACGTAGTATTCGCCGCGGCGATAGCTAACAGGAAACACGTTTCCGTCAAAGCTAACTTTTAAGCCATTTGTAAATGCAACACCATTTGGAGAAGTATAGTTAATCTTACCTAAAATTTCCGTATCAACATCTAGATAATCTTTACCATTATTTTCAATAATTTTCAAGATGCCAACTTTGTTGGGGTTAGAACCATCTTGATAGTATAGAATATCTTTCGGCGCTGTAATCTGAGGTACTAGTGAGATTACTCCCAGTGTATTGCGATAGAATGGACGATTAATCCACTGAACACCAAACTGAGGAACGATGTTTTGATTGTTAGGGATAGATCCATCTGGAATTAATCTTAGTACAGGATTGTTAGGATCTCCTACTAATTGAATTCTATAGAAGTTCTCGTTTACTGTAGAATAGAAGCCCTGCTCAAACTGACCCTGATTGATATTCACGACCATGTCTACGCCACTCTGAGTGGACAATGTTACAGTCGCACCCTCAATGCTTTCTGAAACAGTAAACTCTGTTGAACTCAAGATTTCTTTAACAAAATATACCTGACCCGGTACAAGACCTCCCATCGGAGTCCCAGAAATTGTAATAGTCTGATTTAATATTAATGGTCCAGTTGAATATCCTGTATCTACGGTCAATGCATTATTGACTGCGCTAGTGCTAGCAACAACTACTGTTGCAGGGTTAGTAAAGAATGGATCGTTTACGTCATAGAATGTTTCATCATAGTAAGATGAGATATATCCAATTTCATCGACTGCGCCAGTGTCGTAAAACATTACACGCAATCCATTTAACCCAGATACACCATCAATTTCTTGTAATCCGGGATAGGTGATTCCGGTTGCAGGATCAGTGATAGTATAGAGTCTTTGACCATTTACCTGACTGAATGGTAATGTAGAAACTACGTCAACAACATTGTTGCCGGGGAAAATATATTGATCTTGTGCATTCTTTTGTGGTACAACAAACGTTACTGTGCCATTATTCTCGCCGTTGTTTGAAACACCAAACACTTCTCTAGTAGGAATATTGGGCTGAGTTGCTTCAAAGCCGCTAGTGCCAGGTTCAGTCTGAATCCAAAACTGACTATCTTGATTTACCGTAAACGTGTACGTGCCGCCACGCAATAGAGATAGTGTTGGGTTTGATCCTAAATCAATCTGAGAACCTACTTCTGAGATTTCGTAATTATTAGCAAAATCAGTTACTAGATAATCTTCGTTTGTAAAGACTACTGAGTTAGAAACTGTAACAGCAGGAGGACCGGCTGGAATCCAGTAGTACTCGTGATAGTTCACAAGCTTGTCTAGATTCGTAAAGCTATCCCATGAATAGAACTGGCTTTGGAACAAACGATCATTATTATTAGTTACTGCACCGCTGATTTTTAGTGAGTCAACAATGCCAGGGTATGTAATGAAGTCTCGTGCAACGCTTTCACCAGGCTTAGTGAATACTACCCCGGGTTCTAATTGATAGTCTGTGCGAACTTTGGTAGGCTCGGTGACATAATAATCAAGCGCATTTATACCCGGTCCAAATCTACTACCAACATAGCCTTGAACTTTAGCTGTTACTGGATTACTAACAATTTGGTCCAGGGTCGCTGCTAAAAATTCAGCGTTAGTGGGGGTCTGAAATATTTCCGGAAGGAAATTTAATGTTCTTACTCTAGCCATGTATCTACTTATCTTATTTGTAATTCATCGGGAGTGAGTGCCGGTACAACTAATACATCATTTGCTGTAGCAGCGTTGACAAAGATTTCATATGGTCTGCACTTTATTTCATATAAGTCTCCAAAACTCATGGTAGGATCATTTGGTACTAACACTGCGGAACTGATCAGGTCTCCGCATTCAGCATGTAGATATGCGCTAAGCTCTGAGAAATAGAATGTGTCACCAAAGTCCCAATTATTAATGTTGAAATAATTGTTCATTGCAGCCAACACTGCACTTCTAATTTCACTGTCACTAGCATTAACTTTACTTACCTTTACTACTTTGATCGTTGCTTGCAACGCTGGGTCAGCTTTAGGTCCAAACAATGGCTTGAACTCAACACTATTTAATATTACGGAATCCGACAACATTTTATAGTTTTGCACTTGATTGTATTCTTGTGTAAGTTCAGTTAAAGTAGGTCTATTTGGCTCAGGAATAGTATTAGTACTGTCAACAATATAGTTTTGATATGCAGTATAATAGCTCTGAGTAACCACATACAAATCAATAATATTAGTTGTAACTGGATCAATTCTATTTGTATTGTTTGAGTTATGGCGATACTGATAACTTAATCCTTGACGACCGGGCTTAACACTATACTGCAATTGCTCAACCAAATAGTAGAATGGAACTGTTACAGTTTGATCCTGTACAGTTTTGTAGAATTTATTTTCACCGTATGCATAGAATAATTGTCCAAGAGGATAATCATACTTCACAAGCTCAATTTGAGTCTGTGTTGGATACTGTGACATAACACTACTTGTGGGTATCAAATACTGGCGTGTTAAATTGATAGGGTCTTGTACAGTCTCAAAGAATGTATAGATTCCAATATTGGAACCTCCACTGACATATCCAGTAATTTCATTAAAGAAGTCTGGATTCAAAATCAATTGACGGTTGTTTACGTCTGTGGCTGCAACTTCTACTTGGAAGTCATTTACGTAGCCGTCGCTTTCAACAGTCTGTCCTAAGATGTTAACTTTAGTATCTTTACCCAACGGTGTAGTATTATTAGGAAGTGCGTTAATTCCTAATACATTAATAAAGTCTTGAATAATTTTACCGCTAAATGGATCATAGACTAATTCGTTTTTAGCAAAAGTAAAACGAGTATCAGCAACACTGGCAAAATAATATGTTAGTGACCTGTATGTAATAGAATATCTGTTAAGTCCAACGCTAGTGAATTTCACGAACCAATTTGGATCAGTGAATTTCTTGATGCTCCATCTATTCTGGTTGATCATTAATGAATTGTCAAATACTAATGTGAAATCTTGATTCAATTCCATTCTGATCAAGCATTCTTGAATTACGCTAGCGGGGATGTTGTTGCCAAACACTGGAATAATTTGAGTAAGAACAACTCCATCGGGAACATACCCACTGACTACAATAGGCCCTGAACCATTTGCAAAGCTACCTTCGCCATTGTTTGATCCATCGCCCACGACATTGAGAATAGTAGTCCAAATAAATGTGCTATCACTAGGTCCCGGGATTCCCGCTTTCAATCTGTTATCACTGTCAAAGTAAAAACCTGCAGGGGCATTGAACTTTACAATAGCGCCAGTCGTTAGATACTTTAAATTATTAGTATTGAATGTACCAACATTAATCGGAGTTTCTAAACTACCAGAAACATTATATACATACCCTGATTCACTGCTAGTATCTACTGAGCTAGTCTTCCAATATACTACTCCATCGCCAGTACTAGTATTAACATCATAGCGAGGATAATTTTGAATATAATATTGGCTTGCACGATTCAACGACAATACACTTGCTAATGTATTTGTAAAGAATGCAATAATATCGCTGGTGTTATTGATCGTAAGATTCAAGAATCCATCAGTGTCATCTTGATATAATGCGCCGTCAGAACCGAAACTGTTTGTGCTGCTATACTTACCAGTTGGGTCAAGTAAGTCTAAGTTCTTACTCACGCCAATGCTTGAACGATTGATTGCCTTACTCTTAATAATTGAACTATACAGTGTATATGGGAAGTTATTATAATCTTCGCCATTTACCATACGATTCTGTGTATAGTAGCGAGTAGGGGCACGTTGCTTAATTTCAGCGATTGATTCTCTAGCTTGTGCAGTAGTCACAGTTTGAGTTAGTGACAATCCTAATGTCAAAGTTTCTGCTCTACCCAATCGTGATATGTAAGTAAACGCCACAGATAAACCGTTCATGTCTGTAGGATAAATTGTGTAAGTGAGTGCGTTACCTGCACGAACATATGCTCTAAAGTTTCCTACAGGTATTTCAGAAAATACTCCATCACCGAACACATAAGTTACTTGGTCGTTGAAACGTGAGCTTACAGAAAAGATTTGTCTAGCTGAACTTTCGTTTTGTAGGTAGGCATCAGCGTATACGTTTTCAACTTTTCTCCACAAATCTCTAGAACGATCTTGATTGATTTTGTACAGCCAAGTGTCAGTATTGTTAATTCCCTGAATATCAATGTTAATGGTTTGGTTTGCAATTTGTTGTTGTAATGCAAAGTCAAATGTCTGTAGGCTTCCCTGCTTGAAGTAGAAAAAGAATCCAGTGTCAGGACTTCCGAACCCTAACTTGTCGTTACGATATAACATGTTGAAACGGCCAGATGGCGCAGGTGGAATTTCATAAACATAATCTTCGTCTATGCTAGTGACACTGCACAATTCAAAGTTCATGTTGGTGTTGTTGACTGTTGCATTGAATGGGACGATAGGTAGTGCATTGGGAGCAATCTGTATGCTATATTCATTGGTTGTTATGCCAGAGATTTCACTAACGTTACCGGGGCGCCCAATTCTTTGTGTATTGATCAATGCAGCGTTAATAATTGTGTTGAACTGCTCTAGCCAATTAGGATTAGCAGGGTCGTTCCATAATACAGGAACATTGCTTAGATTTAAACCATTAATGTCAGTAATGTTTTGGGTAGTGCTAATGCTAGTTACTTTGAGATAGCCTTGACCAGCAATATTTCTTTTTGGGGTGTAGCTCACAAGATTAGCAAGCTTAACAACACTATCTCTACGTTCAGCAGTATCAATAAAGTTTTCACGAGCGTTTAGGTCATTACGGAATGCAAGACCCTGTCCCATAAAGGCGATTACATCTAGTAAGGCAACAAATTCACTAGATTCAACATAATCATTGAAAGTTTCAGGATAATATACCTGAAGGTAATCTATAAACGCTTTGCGTAGTGTTTCATAGTCATAACTACGAAAGTCTGCTTGGTTGAACGTCTGGTAAATAGTCTTCCAGTCGTTAAGGCCAAATAGTGCTGATTGTCTTGAACTTGTTGCCATAGTTTCTCTCTATTGATAATATATTTATCATAGAAAAAAACCGTGTTTTATACTAAAGTGGCTGTACTCTCTTGAATATTCACGTTTACTTTAATAACTACAGGCTGGTTTATGGGTTGTACAGCCATCTGAATTTCTATCAGAATTCCGTTTTCATATGGATAAGACCTAACCATGTTGAACACCATTCTAGGATCTTGTCTAGCGATTCTTCTTACTTCATTTTCAATGTCATCTTGAACTTGTGCTACGTTTTGTTCAAACAATAAGTCCCACAATATAGTTCCATAGCCAGGCTGACCTACTTTAGTCCCTCTTCGTATGTTGAGAGCGTTAATAAAATCTTGTATTACTAGATCATTGTCTACTAAACTGTATTTTTTACCCCAATTAATACCTGTGCGAATTCCGCCCGGGCCGCCTGCACTGCCTGATGTAGCGTTCGTCGTTTTTGGTTGACATGCATTTTGCGTGCTGAATCCCAAGTAAGTTGCCATGTGTTATCCTCTATCAATATTTAGCTCATCCAAACCCAATGTTATTGTTGACTTGTGTTGTGTTCAATGCTAATGTGGGTTGTGGAGCAGGAGCTGTTGCAGGGTCCGGAGGTGCTGTTTTAGCCTCGGTAGTTTCTTTGACTCTTTTACCCACATTGGCTAATTCTCTGACTAGTTTTTCAGTTTTAGCTCTAGCTTCGTTATATTTCTTTTCTAGTGCAGCAATGGTTGGATCGCCTTCCGGAAGGGTATTAAATGCGTCAACAAATTCATTTCCTGCCTTAATTTCTTCAGCTTCAGCAATATCAAGTTGTTCTTGAATTCGCTGTCTCTCTTTTCTGAGTTCCAATTCTCTTTTCTCAATAGCCATAACAACAGTTGATAATACCTCACCCAACAAGTTGGGTTTTGGTATGCCTAAGTCACCGATAATGTTATTGATCTGTGCAGTGAGCGAAGCTCTGTTAAGAGTATTCACACCCAACTCAGGAAGTCTAATAGGACTTGGACCGCCTGACCCTAATGCTGACAATGCTGACAACATCTGCGAAGCTTCGCCTAGAGGAAGCTTTGATGCTATTAGTGAGCTTAGTCCGCCAGCTTTATTAGTAATATTGTTAATGTCGTTCAATACATTATTAACAGTAGATAATCCGTTCAACACTTGCGTCTGTGCATTTTGCAATAGTCCAGACAACTGACCAGTGCCCGGAACCATGTTGACTGCGCCGGACGCTTTATCCAACAATGATGATACCGATTTAATTCCGCCCGGTAGATTGTTTATTCCACTAGCAAGAGTAGATGCCTTAGCAGAACCGCCACCTGCTTGTACTGACTTAGCCGCATTTGCAAGACTGGTCAATCCACTCTGCAATGTTTGTGCAGCACCTGACAAACCATTTACTTCATTTACTGCATTATTTACATTAGCGAGTACCCTAGAAGCATCGCCGGCAACGCCCGTTACCTGATTAATCAAGTTGGTAGTAGTATTGGTGACTCCAGATACATTATTAACAAATGTGGATGCTTGCGATAATGTGTCGGTTAGAGAAGTCAATGTTACAGTAGATGGCGTGTTGCCTGATAATATATTGGTTGCTCCTTCAGTCACTTGATTAATAGTATTTTGTAGTGAGCCGGTTATTCCTGCTACAGTGTTGTTTACTGTACTTGCCAACCCTTCGCCAATTGGTGCCAAATCACCGGTCAAGTTTTGAGCAATAGTGGATAATCTGTTTTCAAGATTTGTCGCGCCAGGTGCTGGTGAACCGGGGACAGTACTTTCGGTAACTGCTGCTTTAGTTGCTGCCTGCTTAGCAAAATCAGAAAGATATTGCGGAACGTTTGGCTCTAATTTAGGGAAGCTGTCTAATATAGCACTATATGCTGATCCTGCTATGCCCTTAACGGAATCGAGTAATCCGGTTAGCGATACCGATGGGCCGCCTTCACCCATTCCCTTAAGTGCATTTGCGATTCCGCCCAATCCACCTAAGCTATTAGCCAAATTAGCTGCTTCATTACCTGCACCAATTGAATTCAACACTGAGCTAGCTTTGTCTAACGCACCGGAAACTTGATTTGCAGTATTTTGTAATTGACCTACTGCATTAGTTGCAGAATTTATTCCCCCGGTGATTGATCCTGTAAGTGATGTTGCGGTGCTGATTGCACTGTTCACTGCGCCGGTGACTGAGTTTGTGGTCTGAGTTAAACTACTTGATATGTTAGTTACATTATTTACTAGCGATGTGGTTGTGCTTGCAGCTTGCTTAACTACACTAATAGTTTGTTCTATTCCAGCGGTAGCTGTAGCGGTGACAAGTCCAGCTGTTTGGGTGGATGATTCCTTACCAGTTAATATTCCTGCATCACCTAATGCTTTTTGTGCAGACTGCATTACAGTTACCGCAGATTGAGCCTGTGCTACAACATTTGTTGCTAGTGCAGTAACATTTTCGGCTCCTGCTTTTCCAGTAAACAGTGAGTCAGGAACACTATTGATAATGCTCTTTCCTGCGCTAGCCAAACCATTAATAAGATTGGATGAACCGGGCTTTAATATTCCTGACTGAGTTAGCTGTTGAGGTGTTTGAGCAAAAGAGCCAACCGCAACCGCAGACTGCGTTACAGAAGTAGAGACTTGATTTACTACCGAGCTTGCAGTGGATACAACTTGATTTACCTGTCCGATAGCAGTATTAATATTGCCCGCTACCTGATTAATTGCTCCAATTAATCCTGAGGCTTTTGCGCCTGCACTTGTTGGAATAATTGCTGCGCCGCCAGCTACAGCAGGTGCAGTTACCCCAGTAGCCGCAGTTGTTGCAACAGCTCCCAATACTGCACCTGTTGTATTTTTATCCATTGCAGGAGATACTGAATTTGTTGCAGGGACTGAAGCAACAGTTGCGGTGTTTGGTGGTGTTGCTCCGCTAGCGGCAGCAGCGGCATTCACATTCTGAACGGCGTTAGATGGAGCTTTGGGTAAGTTATCACTAGCGTTACCTGAAGTTTTAACATCAACTCCCATACCTGCATTTGCCCACGGGAAGTGTGCAGGAGCTCTTGATGCGATACTTAATAGTTTGCCTGGGGCGGCAGCCCAGCCCTTCCCTTCATCAAACAGGGTATCTGTTTGTGCAACGAGAGATATGATGGGTACTGTTGCTGGGGTCAATCCTGGACTTCCTGAATTGAGATTTACTTTGCTACCATTAACGAATGCTTGTCCACCGGCAACCATGCTAGCTTCGCCGCCACTGCTAGCTGCAAATGCTGCACCAGCCTTAACAGTAAAGTTGTTTAATGCCTCAATTCTATAATCTTTTCCTGCTCGTGATTTAGTTTCTTCTTCACTGTTTGTATGAATATTCTTAGCTTGAATATTCAAGTTTTCCATTGCGTGAATATTAACATGGCGATCAGCGTGAATATTAAAATCACCCTGAGTACGCATGTTAATACTGTTAGTTGAATAGATATCAACTGTACCTTCTTTGCCTAATTCAACATAGCTCTGACCATTGCTATGAAGAATCATCAATGTTTGTCCATCATCACTCATTAAGATTTGATGGCCTAAAGCTGTGCGAATGCGAACGAGTTGATCGCGGCCAATAACGTCACCGTCATCCATAACGATGCTGTGTCCGCCTCGTCTAGAAATTACTTTTAACTCTTGCGCTTTTTCTCCTGATAAGTTTTCAGGAAGAGTTGAGTCATCATATCCTCCTTGATATATGGGTCTTCCCGGTGTAGCTACACCCCAGCCTACTCTACTTACCGTCTCTCTGCTTGCGCTGGATGAGATTGGCCCTCTTACAGGATCACGAATGATACCTTGTTGGCTCATTACACTAGCTGAATAGCTGTGAACCGGGCGAGGAGTATCTAAGAATTGATTACTGTCTGCTTTATCTTTGTTATTCGTATTTAGGTTAGTAACCGGTAATCTAGTTGCACCACCAAACCCGTCAGCTTCACCTTGATTTAATGTTACTTTGTCGCTGGCGCCAATTGCAGGAACCATCTGTAACGCTTCAGGCTCTGGAATAGCACCAATATAATACCCGGCGTTAAGATCACCGTTGACAAATATACAGACTACTTTAGTCCCGATATCAGGCGGAGCTTGCCATTGACCATATGAGGTAGGATTGTTTTTATATGATCCATAATCCTCAGCACCTTCTCCTGAGCTGGAACCGATCGTTCCAAAGAACGTAGACAAATATTGAACAGTTACCCAGTTGCCAGCAGAGTCAGGATCAACAGCACCCTTACCATCTTGTAGTGCTACCTTGATTCTTCCTGCTCTAGTAGGATCAATATTGTCCTTAACAACACCAATAATTGGATAGTTCTTTACATTAGCTCCGCCAGATTCTGGTCTAGAGCTTTTAACAGGACCTTTTTGTTTGGTTGTGTCAATAGGCATATTTCATATCTCTTTATGATGTTGGACCAAGTCGGTAACCATCAGCAAATGGTCCACGCGTGAAAAGTGATGCAGCAGCGATATCTAATGCTTCCCGATCCGTCGGGGTTCCTGTAGGTGTTGTGGTATTCGCAGTTGTTGGACTTGCATTTCCAGTTTGATTATCGTTGGAATTGGTAAGACCCTCTTCTTCTTGAGTTTGTTTGTCTGCTGCATCCTTTGCTGCGAGTGGGTTAATGACTGCGTTAATAGTTTGCTTGAAGGCTCCGTTTTGGAAAGTACTTGTTACTGTAAGAACTTGATAACTTACTCCTCTGATTCTTTCTGCCCAGCCCTCCGGATATCTCCAAAACTCAATGCTATCATTAATCGCCAAAGTTCCCGGGGCTCCTTCAACAGGAGGAATACCCAACTCACTTAAATCATCTATAAACAACCCGTTACGAGAATAGTCAACTGCTTCCTTAAAGTCAATTTCAACGAATACTTGTCCAGACGTAGGATTAACAGTGGTCCCGTTTGCCTCATAAAATTTACTATAGGCCTGCTGTAAGTTTCTTCCTCCTCCTAAAGTACCAGAAACAGTATCGTGTATTAAAAAGTCCGGATCTCCTAATATTTGAATTTTAGCTTTAGCAAAACTTTCTGGATCATATAAGCTTGTTCTAAAACTATTTCCTGCTTCTAGACTAGGAGTACCTTGTCCTCCTGACTTATTACCATTTGATTGAGTATTTACTGCATTTTTGGCGCCTTGTCCATCGTTATTAGAACTATTACCACCAGAATTGCCACTATTTTCTGGGTTAGTTAGTAATGACACGAAATATTGATTATTAATTACTTGTTCATAGCCAAGTATTTCTGTATTTTTACCAGTATACCAGTATTCATATCTTTTATGCGGGCCATAGTATGAGGTGTTGTTTACTACATACGGATTTTCAATTTGCGGAATAAGATATTGTTGAATAACATAGGTAATATCGTATGCCCAGTCTTTTCTTTTTCTATCCCACCTAATATTACTAATTTGTGGACTCACGCTGAACCAAGCAATTTGTCGGCCGGCACCTTCTACGGATTCCGGAGTTGATGATTCCGAATCAGATTCTGGTGCGTCTGTGTAATTTACAGACATAGCATCTGTTAAGTAGGTGCTTTGAACTATTATTTGCTCTAGTTCTTGAACTATAGGGCTACCGCCAGATACTTTGTGTTCTATCCGATTCTTATTAGGTGCTGCTCTAGCAGCAGTGGCTTCATTTGATTGTGCAGTATTCTCTGCCCCTGCCCCTGCCTGATTACTCTTACTCGTTTTGTTAGGAGTATTCATTCTAGACAATGCAATATTTCTTCCGCCAGAACCTAACCACTGAATTCTATATGTAATGGGATGTTCTATTGTCTCATTATCCAACAAAGCTTTTTGATCCTTGTTTAATTGAGTTAGCAAACCGTTTGGCCCTGAAAACATATCCCTAACAGTTGTACCATACACATTTTTATTGTCAGGAACTATGCCTTTTGTTTGGTTAATTGATGACGATATACTAGCTGTCTCGGCCCGAATGTCGTAAGTGGTTGCATTGCCATCAATTTTGAATTTAAATTCAGTAATAACGATATCATAAAATGTCTCAAACAATGCTCCACCTGGCCCGGCGTTGGGATCAATTGAAGTACCGTCAAATACACTGTCGCCGGACACTTGATTACCTTCTTCATCATAGCCGTAAAAACGTATACCCAATATATAAAACATTTTGGTAGGGTTATTATTACTTCCCGATAGATAGCTTACTGTTTCTCTACCGTTATTTTTGTTGATTATTTCTTCTTGCGCTCGGCGAAGTTTAGTGACGAACGAAAATCCATATGGTTCTACAATCTTAAATCTATATGCGGTATTAGCAACCGGACCATCATTTTCTTTTTGAGCAATAATTGCTTCAAAACTGAGATTATCTATATAATAATCTAAATCAAATCCGTTAGCTCTGTATTCTGGCTTTCCCATACCTGCGCTTTGTGCTACTAGATATACGCCGTCTAGACGATTATCTGCTGCTGCGGTTGCGGCTTGAATAGGATCAAGATCGCTAAAGGCAAATATATTTTTTCTACCTGAGGCAATAAAAGCTTCATAACCATCAGGAGAAATCATATACAAACTAAGCTGATAAGTGTAACTTGACAAGTAAGATAGTGGATTGTTTAATCTCTTGCCTGGTCTAGAATTCTGTTCATTCTCAACTGATTTGAACCCTTCATTTTCATACGGGGGTTCGCCAGGTGCGCCTAAATCATTAGTAGATTCTTCTCCTTCTCGTTCAGAATTGTCAGGAGCGTTAGTATCTACTTCTTCAGCATTATTACCATCGACGGTTGGTAAAGTTGTGTCGGTAGTAACAGGAGTTTCACTGCCAGTAGTTACCGTTTCTTGTGCGCCGCTGTCATCGCTTGCCGGGCCTGCTAAAGTATTAGTACTGGTGGGGGCAGCATTAGCTGGTGCAGCGGTATTATCAATTGTAGGAGTTGCCGGCGGCGATGCGGCGCGTTCTATTTGGTTAAATTTAATATCAGACTGTGCTAAGAATTCTTCACGCAATTCCGAATATTGGATTGAGCCTTGAACTGTGTCTCTACGCACCTGCGATTGATTTACTGCAATTTTATCTGCTTCGCTTAGGGTATCAAATTGTGATCTTGCTAATGCGTCTAACGGATCCAACGCGGCTCGTATCTCTCTATTAAAAGCAAGGTATTGAGCATCCAAAGCATCTAATCTTTGAGATGCATCAGATGCAGAAGGGTCAATCGCCTTAACCTGATCAATTAATGCTCTCAGTCTAGGTAAAAATGTTCTATAGACATTTAAAATTTCCCGTTCGGTGTTAAGTGCTTCCGATAAAGTTGCCATAAATTAAATTCCTAATACCGCCTGTAACGTATCTTGCGTAGGTATATATATACCTAGTCCCGCTTTAAAATTAAAGTACGGATCGGGTCCTAGTAGATTAGGATTTCTTGCAGCGAATACCCACCATAACTTACTGTTATTGTACAAGTCAAATGCCAATAAGTCAGGCCTGTATTCATAAACTTGTGTAATAGTCATGAATACATCAGTAGGGTTAAAAGGTATAGGTCTATACTGTAATACATCTAAAAATTTGGTTTTTACAATAGGAGTATTAAAGTATGGACTTGATCTTCCATAAATTGTTTGGTTTGTTGTAGCCATTACCAAAATCCTCCATTTGAATTATTTCTTCCATCCAGCAATGATCCAGTTGCATAATTTTTAAGACTAAACACCTTAGACATTTGATTTCTACTAATGATCGGTATAGCAGTGATTGAAAGCTGTATTCTCGTAGGAACCCATGTCACTGTGTTATTTTCTTGCGGGGACAGTGCCTGTTGCGTAAAATTGGGTGGGGCAGGGCGTCCGCCCGGTGTAATATTGTCCGGCAGTCTACTAGCACTAAGTGGCGGTGAGGGAAGCGGTAGACCAGTTATCGTTGGCCCTACAGTTTTAATATAGTCTACATCATTGGGCAAATTATAGTTAAATCCAGTCACCGCTAGCGGATGATTTGAAAATTGGTAGTTGCCCATACCTTTCAAATAACACAAGGGGGGCGGAGTTCCGGCTCTTGGATTGGTGTCCTGTCCAAAAAACATTTTTGTGACTGTTCTAAAAAAGTGAATTACTGCTAGAAGATAATTTGCTTCTCTAGTGTCCTGTGCGGTGAAGTCGCATGTGATTGTTATGTTGTCTACCGAACTATTTGAATATTGGTATACTTTGTAATTACTGTGAATAATAGTAGACTGTTCATAGTTAGCAGCGTAGTTAACTGAGATTTGTGGAGTATAGGGGAAAATTACCCCATCAGTTGCTTTTAATGGCGCTAGTATTCCTGCTGCACTAGTATCATTGGGGTCGCTGCCCGGGCCAGTATCGGGAATGGCATTATAAAGATATTTGGATTCGGGGGCAAGCGAGAGTTTAACTCTCCAATCAGTGATTGGGCGAGAAGCAGTAACAACGATAGTACCATCTGCTTCAACTTCTCCTAACCCTCTTGTGTCGGGCGTTCCTCCTGCCTCCTCAGTGAGGAAGTTTTCTCTTGCACGACGGTCACCGGGACTCAGCGAAGCAATTTGTTCAGGTGTTAGATTAGGATCATAAATGTCATCAATCTCGTCTCCTAAAGGCAGTGAATTACTAGGGTTAGTTGTCGTAGGTGGCGCAGTGACTGGGTTAGGTGCCGTTGGTGCTGTTGCAGCAGTGGTTGGTGCCGTTGTAGTTGCTGGGCGAGTAGTGCCGGTTGCGGTAGTCGTAGGGGTAGTATTTGCAGCTATCGTCGCTGGTGCTGTGTTGCCTGCGTTCGGCTGACTAGTATTCGGGGTAGTAGAAGCTTGTGCAGCATCTAATCTAGCTCTCAGTGCGGTACTATTACTCAATAAATATTGAGCGATAGTTATTGAGCGAGCAAAGTTGTTTTTTTTATCTTCTTCTTGCGCTATTGATGCCTGCAGTTGTCTGACCGTTTTTTCTATTACTTCAGGAGAATAACGGGTATCTTGTTGTACCTGACGAATTTCCTCATTGAATGATTGGATGAGTCTATTCGAACTCGCAATAAATCTACGAGTTTCAAGAATACTTTCTTGTAGTTGGGCAGGCTCTAATGGTCCGCTATATCCGCCGGTAGGGTATTCAGGATCAGTAACAGTAACGGTATAACGACCGGTTGAACCAAATCGCAGCGTCATGCTGCTTCCTATAGGACCGGATAATGAAACTGTGTTAGCCATAAATTTCCCTTGATAAATACACTACTCTACATGTATTTATCGCTCAAAATTTGGTGATTTTTTACCCTAAACTGTTGCATTTTTACAACAGTGTAGTATACTCATCTCTACGAATAGGAATAACTATGGCAGTCAAACCAAAAAAAATCAACTACCTAAATAACAAAGACATTTTAAAAGAAATCCATACAAGTAAAAATTCATATTGTTCTTTCATAGAACCAGAATATCACAGATATGACATTATCATTGATATGCCTGAGAGCGAATTAACAACTAGTTTAGAATATGCATTGAAGCCTGAACAGATTCAACAAGCCAAAGAAACTAGAGCAACCAGACTGACTCAAGAAACAGGCGAAAAGGTTCTAGCAGAAGACATTAGTGTTACTGACCTAATCTTTAGAGTCATGACATGGGAGCATGTACCAGTTGCACAAAAGCAGCCCAGAAAAACAGTAAAGAAGAAGTCGGCCAAAGAAATCTTCATCTTTGATGACGATGATGACGAAGACTTTTCAGACCTAGAAGACAAGTCAACCAAGAAAGCAGTTGACGATATGGTTCACGTAAAGGTCAACTTCCCTCCCTTCCAGCATTACAAGCTTGACGAGACCAATACCTTCAACTGTGTTGGCAAAAGCCACTGGGTAGGTGGTATGGAGAACGGGCATTTTAGCAAAGAGCATGGACAGATTACTAACAAGCTTGCTAGAATGTACATGATGCTTTGTGAGAAGTATGCCATGAAGTTTAACTGGCGCGGCTATACGTATAATGATGAAATGAAGGCTAGTGCTGTGTTGCAACTAACATATGTTGGGCTTAGGTTCAACGAAGCAAAGAGTGCTAACCCATTCGCATACTACACCGCCGCTATTACTAATAGCTTCTGTCGTGTATTGAATACCGAAAAGCGCAATCAAAACATTCGTGACGATATTTTAGAAATGAATGGATTCAACCCAAGCTTTAGCAGACAGATGAAAGACATGAAAATGCAGTTACCTGATTAAGGTAACCTAATTCGTTGCTTTTTTCTATTAGTGGAACTATAACGTAACTATGGCTAATTTATTTAAGAAGGCGGCAGTCTTCACTGACATTCACTTTGGGCTTAAGTCTAACAGTGTACAACATAACCAAGATTGTTCAGACTTTGTTGATTGGTTTATTCAGAAGGCAAAAGAAGAAAATTGCGAAACTTGCTTTTTCTTAGGTGATTACAATCACCACAGAGCAAGTATCAATATTCAAACTATGCAGTTTGGTCTTCGTGCTTTAGAAAAACTAAACAACAGCTTTGATCATGTCTACTTCATTCCGGGCAATCACGACCTCTATTATAGAGACAAGCGTGATGTTCATAGCGTTGAATGGGCAAAGCATCTACCTAATGTAACAATCGTGAATGACTGGTTCATTCAAGATGAGGTAGTCATTGCTCCTTGGTTAGTCGGTGAAGATCATAAGAAGCTGGCTAAGCTATCAGGTAAGTATTTGTTTGGTCACTTTGAGCTTCCTGCATTCTACATGAATGCTATGGTTCAGATGCCCGATCACGGTGATGTGAGCGACAATGACTTAGTTGGCTTTGAGAAAGTATTCAGCGGTCACTTCCACAAGCGTCAAGCACGTAACAACATTTGGTACATCGGAAACGCTTTCCCTCATAATTATGCAGACGCAGGTGACGATCAAAGAGGCATGATGATTCTTGAATGGGGTGAAGACCCTGAGTTTCACGCATGGCCTGGGCAACCGTTGTTTCGTGTCTATAAGCTTAGCGACATACTAGATAACCCAGAGGGCTTGCTTCTTCCTAAGAGTAGTGTTAGAGTGCATCTTGATATTGATATCTCATACGAAGAAGCTAACTTCATTCGTGAGACATTGATTCCAAAGCACAACATACGAGAAATGTCACTTATCCCGATGAAGCTAGACCAACACAGTCAAGACTTAGCCCCAGGTGAAGTAAACTTTGAAAGTGTTGACCAGATTATTATTGATCAAATTTCTGCTATTGAGAGCGACTTCTTTGATCCAAAAGTATTGTTAGAGATTTATAGAAACCTATGAGCGTTGCATTAAAGAACATTACCCTACGAAACTTTCTTAGTATTGGTGCAGTAACACAAGCAGTAAACTTTGACAGTAAAGAACTTACACTTATTCTAGGTGAGAACCTTGACTTAGGTGGTGACGGTGCTAGAAATGGTACTGGTAAGACTACACTAATTCAAGGCTTGAGCTATGTATTGTTTGGTAACCCTATCAATCAGATTCGTAAGGACAATTTGATCAATCGTACTAACGCTAAGGGTATGATGGTCACGCTAGAGTTTAGCGTGAACGGTACTGAATATAAGATTGAGCGCGGCAGAAAGCCCAATGTTCTTCGCTTCTACGTAAACAACAGTTTACAAAATAATAAAGAAGATAAAAACGAAGCTCAAGGCGAAAACAAAGAAACTCAGTTAGCAATTGAACATGCTATTGGTATGAGTAGTGATATGTTTAAACATATCGTTGCTCTCAATACCTATAGTGAACCATTCTTGTCAATGAGAGCCAATGATCAGCGCAATGTCATTGAACAGTTGCTTGGTATCACATTGCTATCTGAAAAGGCAGACTTGATCAAAGAAAAGATTAGGTTGAACAAGGACGCTATTCAGCAAGAAGAATTCAGAAACAGAGCAGTTGAAGAAGCTAATAGTCGTGTTCAAGAACAGATTGATGGTCTCAAGCGCCGTCAGAGATTGTGGCAGAAGCAGCACGACGAATCATTGAACAAGCTTGTACTTGATTACGATGAGCTTAGTAAGATTGACATTGAAGCCGAACTTCAAGCGCACAAAGATTTAGCAATCTATCTTGAATTGAAGCAAAAGCAGGAACGCTATGAAGCTATCTTAGCTCGCCAGACTGCTTGGAAGCAAAAGCTTGATAGTGATGTTGCCGCGTTGCAGGTTCAGTATGACACATTAAGCCATATTGATATCACAGCCGAATTGCAATCACACTATGATCTTAAGGTCTATGAGGCTAACAAACTAGAGCTTGCAAATATAAACAAGACCATTACAACGCTTGAGTCTTCTTTGAAGAAGGATCAGGCACTTGTTGATAAGCTTGAACAAGAAATCAAGACCCTTGAAGAAAACAAGTGCTATGCTTGTGGTCAAGACTTCCATGATGAGAATCATACGCAGGTAATCAACAGCAAACGTGAACTTCTTGCAAGTGCAGTTGAAGAACTTGCCCAAACCCAAAACTCTCTAGAAAAAAATAAAAATTCTGTTTTCGTTTTGGGCGAGAAACCAACAACGCATTACAAGACTGAGGCAGAAGCAATCAAGCATAGCTCAGAACTTGAAAGATTGCAACAGCAGATTGAAGCAAAGAAGAACGAAGACGATCCTTATGCTGACCAGTTGATTGAGAATGCTTGTGTGAGCGTAGGCACTCGTCCAGTTACACATTACGACACTGAGGCAGAAGCAGTTGAGCATCGCACAGTCGTTGATAACCTAGAGAAGGCTATTGCAATTAAAGCAGGCGAAACTGACCCATATCACGAACAGATTATTGATATGGAAAGTCGTGCGCTGCAAACAATTACATTTGACAAGATTAACGAGCTAAGTAAGTATGGCGATCACTTGAAGTTCTTACTTGATATTCTCACGAGCAAGGATAGCTTTGTTCGTAAGAAGATTATTGATCAGAACTTGAGTTATCTAAATGCCCGCTTGACTCATTATCTTGATAAGATCGGGTTGCCCCATACCGTTGTCTTCAAGAACGATCTATCGGTTGAAATTACCGAACTCGGGCGTGAGCTTGACTTTGACAATCTATCTCGCGGTGAGCGGAACCGACTTATTCTTGGATTAAGTTTTGCGTTTCGTGATGTGTGGGAAAATCTATACTTCCCAATCAATACACTATTCATTGACGAACTTATAGACAGCGGTATGGATACTATTGGTGTTGAGAACTCAATGGCTATTCTTAAGGATATGTCACGTAGACGCAACAAGTCTATTTGGTTAGTAAGTCACAGAGAAGAACTGGCAGGGCGTGTCCCAAGTGTTCTTAAAGTGCTGAAAGAAAATGGGTTCACGACCTACAGCACAGCTACAGATGACGTAGAATAAAATATTACAAGACTGAATGAAAGATATAAATTAGAGTATGCCGAGTCCACAGAAAGCTAAGGGTTCTTCTTTCGAAAGAGAGATTGCAACCTTCTTAACAAAGACGTATAACGAAAGTTTTATTAGAGCGCCTGGAAGTGGTGCGTATGTGGGCGGTAAGAATCAGTCTCGTAAAGAATTTCTTCATGAAGGACAAGTTCGTTCTTTTAAGGGCGACATTGTTCCGGGACAAAGTTTCACTAAGTTCAATGCAGAATGCAAATCGTATCAAGACTTCCCATTTCACTTGTTGATGACGGGTGAATGTAAAGTTATTGATGGTTGGATCAAGCAACTAATGGATGTTGCTGAAACAGACGATTGCTCTATTCTTTTCATGAAGTTCAATAGAAAAGGAAAGTTTGTAGCTGTAGAATCTAAGTTTACTTGGATTGCAGACAACTTTGTTCACTATCGTTCTGATACAACAGGCGAGTGGATTATTATGGAATTTGATCACTTTTTTAGGCTCAACAAAGACCTTCTTAAACTTTACTCAGGCTCAACCGACACCAAGTCAGATGAAATCTTGACTATCAATACCTCGGCTACTTAACACAGAACCCTCTTACATTGATATGACTGTTACTCAGTCCTCCTTGAGGTCGCACCTTTGCTGACTGCGGCCAGATTCTGGAGTATGCTTGATCGTGAGGTCAAGGAATACCGACAAGGCTCTCGCACGGTAGGCGAACCTTGAATGAGTCTGCGAACTATTCTGTCTTGAATTCGTAGAACATGCGTTGCCGAAGAGTAAAGTGAGTTCCACTTTATAGCTTCACTACAGCCCCATTAAACTTTACAGGGCAACCGGTAGCGTTACACAGCACGTAAAGCTAGTGTGACGGGGGATAGACGGCAAGGGATGACGGGCCATGGCAATGACCTAAACCTTTGGTAGTGCTGAATAGCACTACCATGGCTTCTGAACCGGCAATGTATATTCCTTAAATGATATTGTGTTTTTATTGTTAAAAAGAATAGACCGAACGTAGTGCGGTCTAAGTTGTTCGTAGAACAACTCTTAATTAGAAGTAAGGAAGCTGAGACTTCTTAGTTATCTCAAGATTGTTTTCTATGAGTTTGGAAATTTCTATCCGTTCTGCTGAGGACATATTCAATATATCCTCATAGGAAGCACCGCCTCTCATGTGCCATGCCATTGAGAGCGCGGATGCTTTGGTTTCCTGAATTTCTTTATCGTATCTATCTAGCAGCTTCTTGATTTCTTCAGGTGGCGAATGTAGAAGCCTTAACCGAAAAAATCCGTTGGGTTGATAGCATAAGCCTGCTTATATTGGTGCCCGCAATTTGAACATGTGATATCTGCTGGCTTAATTTCAGTATCTTCTTTTAACACAGAACTATAGTCTCTTATTTTAATATATGCTTCTTTGTCACAATTCTTTAAGAAGTCTAAAATGTATGATTTGTCATCAACTATGCCATTTGGGGTTTCAACAAATTCAATTGTCTGAGAGAGGATATCCATTGTTAAGAAAGTGATTTTTTCTAATGCTTCCTTAACTGAATCATTTCTTAGGGCATCGTCTTCAATCTTGTATAGTTGATCAAAATGCTTTTGAACTTCAAATTGCGCCATTGATGCTTGATTCATTTCTCTGTACATCAACGGTCTGAATTTGATTTTTAATTCACCAATCTCTAACAGCTTACTGTAGTCGCCGGGCTTTAGGGTAGATAGAACCCCGACCAAATTTATACCATATGTAGATTCAGTGTCGCATTCAGGGCACTTAGAGTCAACATCTAATGTGTCGCCTCCGCTAGCAGCCCTAATACCAATTAATACTGCATCCATATCTATGCTGTTGATTGACCACGGGTCTTTGACAGCGGGAATGCAACTTTTGATAAGATCGGCCACTGCGGTGCCATTAAACAACGCATCAGGTGTTCTTGCCGAAATTTCATCAATTGCGGTCATTGGGTATACGGGGTATTCCCCCGTCTCAGAAGTTTCTATTACGTCAGATGAATAGTATTTTCCGCCAGACGGTAACCTAATATAAACTGCTGGTCTTCTAAAATACTGCTTTAGTGGATTGTTGTCCATGTTTTTTCCTTACTAGTTTGGATAAATTTTAGTACTAAATAATAATATATTTATTGGTAAAAAACGCCCAATTTTAAAACTTTGGAAGTACAAGTATGGATCCTGAAATTGTAGAACGCTTAAACGAACAGCTTAGGGAAATGGCTGACATATTAAGTCAGCAGAATGCTAGCATGGCTGCAATGGTTAAGAACATGCAGGATCAAGCCACTGCTGCTAAAAACCAAACGAATGCAACTAAAGCTAGCGGTGAAGCGTTTGAAGGGGTTACCAAAAAACAACAAGCATATCAGCAGGTTGAAGAAAGAAAAAATCAACAGACCGAACGTGCAAATCAAACTATACAGAGATTCAATGATGCAGTAGACTTCACTGCTGGCGCTGTCATGACACTTGGTAAAACTGTCATGGATAGTAACCATAGTTTTCAAAAATACAATGGTATATTAGGATCAGTCGGTGATACTGCACTTGAAGTGGGTAGAAATTTTGGTATTTTAGGGAGTATCTTAGGCGGAGTTGTCAAAGCATCAACTGCGGTACTAGGATATCAACTTGAACAGGCGGATGCGTTATTAAAATTCAATGACAATATATCTAAGATGGGTGCAGCTAATGCATTCAGTACCGATACTATACTTCAAATGGGCAATGCCGCCGGATTCGTCGCTAAAGACTTAGAAAAACTTTCCGGTCCTATGCAAAGATTGGGTTCTAACTTCAGAGCTATTGGACAGGGTGCAGTAGATTCCACTACTAGATTTATGGAAATGGTTAACGTCGGCTCTGAGGTTAGACAAGAATTTCAAAGACTGGGTTATAGCCAAGAACAACTAGTAGAAGCGCAAGCGGGATACATTGAATTAATGGGAACTGCCGGTCTTTCACTAAGATCGTTTAGTAAAGATTTCGGTAGTCTCAGTAAATTATCTACTGACTATGTAAAAAATCTACAAGTATTGAGTGAACTTTCTGGTTTGGACGTAGAAGAACAACAAAAAAGAATGCAAGCAGCCGCGGCTGACAGACAGTTTCAATTATATCTAGTAGAAATGAATAAAAAAATTGCGGCTGCTGGAACCGAAGAAGAAAAAAGAAGACTTTCCGAACAAGTAACTTTTGCAATGCAAGCTAAAGAACGAATCACCTCACAGCTAGGAGAAGAAGCTGGGCGTGGTTTTGGACAGATGCTAGCAGGGCAACCGGTAACGGAAGGTATAGCAACTATGGCTCTAACAGGTACGTCCGATGTAGTTAATGATTTGGCAGCCGCTGCACGAGAACTCCGCCTTACGCCTGAACAAATGGCCCGTTCTCAGAATGAAATTAATAACAAGTATATCGGTCTTGTTGAAGAAGGTGGTGCATTCCGAACAGCCGTATCGGTTAGTGATGAGTTTAATCAGCTAATGGGCGGTGATCGTGCCCTTGCAGAAAATGTTAGATTGCAAAATTTCAACGAAGAACAAGTTACTAAAGACATACAGGATAGGATAAAAAAGAACGAAGAAGGAAAAGGTCCTGCAGCAGAAGATCGTCGCCAAGAAGCTAGAAATAAATTAACAGAAGCAGAGATTTATGCCCGTACTAAAGTAGACGAACTAGCTGCATCCATTGGATTTACTACTCCTATTGTTCTTGGACTTGCAGCCGCAGCAGGAATCGCTGCCTTAGCTCTGGGTAAATTAGCAATGTCGGGGCGCGGCGCCGCCGGAGCAGGTGGCAGAGGCAGCGGAGCCGGAGCAGGTGGCAAGGGAGACAAAGGCGGCAAGGGCGGCAAGGGCGGCGGTGCCCAACCCAGAGACGCTAGAGGCAGATGGACAACTCCAGCCCCCGAAACTCCATCTAAGTTAGGGGGAATGGCAAAAGGCGCCGGAAGAGTGCTGGGTAAGTTAGCGGCACCACTTGCAATTGGTATGTCTTTGTATGACGCATATCAAGGATTCGGTGCTGATGCAAATGCTTCTTTGGGTCAAAAATTCAAGAATGCTGGTAGTAGCGTACTTGGTGGTCTAACGTTTGGGTTGTTAGGATCAAATCCGGCAGATATTGCTGCTCAGGCAGCACAGCAAGGAAATCAACCGCCGCCTGCCCCGCAGCCTGAAGAGCCGCAGTCTGAAAATCAACAAACTAGAGAGTATGTAGAAACTCAATTTAATAAATCAGTGGCGGCATTTGGCTCAGTTGTGACCTCGTTCGCAAAAACAGTCACTGCCTTTGCTACCACTACTAAAGCATTTGCAACATCAACAAAGTCATTTGCAACATCAACTAAGAAATTAGGAGAAATAATAAAAGCTGAAACTAAAAATCCAATATTGGATGCAGTTGTTAAGCGCCTAACAGGAGTTGACCAGCCTGAAAGATTGCAGAAAAGACAAACTACTTTAGAATCTATACTAGGAAGAAGCCTCTTAGAGACTGAAGACAATCTATCTCCTCTAGAAAAATTTGAGAAAGCAATAGAATCATCAACTACTAATTTGATTTCACTTAGAGAAGCAGAACTTAACAGACATAATCTAAATGAAATATCCATGAAGCAGTTTAGAATAAGTGTAGAAGATGCTTCTAAAAAGTTAGATATGATATCGGGAATCACTAGAGATTATGGTCCTGGTGGTGGCGGCGGTGGTGGCGGTGGTGGCGGTAGCGCCATTACCGGCAATGTAGGTGTTCTTGACGCCATTGCTCAAGCTGAAGGAACATACAATACAGGGTATAACACATCATTAGGACATGGTGCATACTTACCCGGTGGCAGAGAAATGAACTTAACTAGTATGACTTTGAGCCAAGTACTTGATGCTCAAAGGGGAATGTTAAATCATCCTGACAATAACTTTAATAGCTCCGCGATGGGTCGCTATCAGATTGTTTCAACTACTCTTAGAGATGCTGCTAGAAATTTAGGAATGGACCTTGAAACTACTAAATTTGATCAGGCCACTCAAGATAGAATGGCAATGTGGATACTTGAAAAGCAAGGTCTTGGTGCATGGGAAGGATTCAAGCGACACCCTGAGTTACGTGCGCGGGCAGAACAAGCAATGCGTGAAGGTCCAACAACCGGACCGTCGCTCCCAAATCCCTTTGATCTATTTCAAGATGCCTTCAGTCAAACTCAAGCTAACACCGGTGGTATTGTTGGGTTAGGAAAACAATTACAATCAGAGGGTTTGGTGATTTCTGGACACACTCAATTTGGTGGTAGACCGGCTAGAGGAAAGCACGCTAGGAATTCAAGACACTACAAAGACTTGGCAATAGATATCAATGCTCCTGGTGGAATAACTGAAGCTAACGACCCTGTATGGAAAAACAAATTTAATGATTTAGCCTTCCGAATACAACGAGCAGGTTTTGCGGTAAAGTGGAATGATGATGCCAACCACAGAGATCACATTCATGCATCTGTTGGTCCGTCCGAAGGAAATATTGTTCGTGCCGCAAAAGGAGGAATTTTTGACGGACCAAAAACCGGATACCCCGCAGAGCTACATGGATCAGAAATGATCGCTCCGTTAAATACTAATTCCGTGCTGATGAAGTTGGCTAAAACGCCTGCTGAGTCAGAAGAGGTTAAGCAGGTCATGAAGCCTACCAGTAGTATTGAAAAAGAAACAATTGAAAAGATATTCAGTATGAATTCTGAAATGATGGATACTATGATTAGTAAATTAGATAACATGGTTGAGGCTTTAAGTGACGGTAATGATACCCGTAGAAAGATATTAAAGAATAGTCAGTGATAACATAAATACTGATTGAAAAGTGAAGAATTCTACCTATGGCATATAAGAAAAAGTTTTTAAACAAGAGCGGTGTTTCAAGCCCTATTTCTGGCATTAACAGTAATAGCGGTGCTTGGAATGGTCAGAATGGAATGCCTACTGGTGGGTACAACAATACTGAATTCGGTTATAAGAACTATATGTCTAGACTTCCAGAAGTCTATACAGGTCACCCAAACAGAATTGAGCGTTACAACCAATATGAAATGATGGATGTTGACGCTGAAATCAATGCATGTTTAGATATCATTGCAGAATTCTCAACTCAAAGAAATGAACATAACAAGACTCCATTCAGCTTTGAATTCAAAGAAGACCCTACTCCTCACGAAGTAGAACTGTTGACTAAGCAATTGCAGCAATGGTGCAAGCTCAATGAGTTTGATGTTCGTATGTTCAAGATTTTCCGTAACGTTATTAAGTATGGGGATCAAGTATTTGTACGTGATCCCGAAAACTTTAAACTTTATTGGGTTGACATGGTTAAGGTTATTAAGGTAATCGTTAACGAAAGTGAAGGTAAGTTACCTGAACAGTATGTCATCAAAGATATCAATATTAACCTACAAAACTTGAGCGTTGCACAAAAGACGAATACCGACTTCGCTGCTAATCCTGCTACAGGGTTAGGAGGTACAGGTGGTGGCACCAACACTCCTTATACTGTTCCTGCAATGCCATATAACACTACGGGTTCACGTTTTACATTAGGACAGAGTGAGTCTGCGGTAGACGGTAAGCATATAGTTCACTTGAGTTTGACAGAGGGGCTTGACAGATTTTGGCCCTTTGGTCAGTCAGTGCTAGAGAACATCTTTAAGGTCTACAAGCAGAAAGAACTATTAGAAGACGCTGTTCTAATCTATCGTGTACAACGTGCTCCTGAACGTAGAATGTTCAAGATTGACGTTGGTAACATGCCAAGTCACTTAGCAATGGCATTCGTAGAACGTGTTAAGAACGAAATTCACCAGCGCAGAATCCCTTCATTGTATGGTGGCGCAAGTATTGTTGACGCTACGTACAACCCATTATCAATGAACGAAGACTACTTCTTCCCAGTAACAGCAGAAGGTCGTGGTTCAAGCGTTGAAGTTCTTCCAGGTGGGCAAAACTTAGGCGAGATTGATGACTTGCGTTACTTCAACAATCGTCTTGCTCGTGGTCTACGTGTTCCGTCATCATACTTGCCAACTGGCCCCGATGACAATACTACACCATTGAGTGATGGTCGTGTTGGTACTGCTATGATTCAAGAATTTAGATTCAACCAGTATTGCGAACGTCTACAGAACTACATGGCATTGAAGTTTGACGAAGAATTCAAACTATTCTTGCGCTGGAGAGGCTTCAACATTGATACAAGTCTGTTCCAATTAGTATTCAATCCTCCGCAAAACTTTGCTGCATATCGTCAAAGCGAACTAGACAACGCACGAGTTGGTACATTTTCTAGCATGGAAGCATTACCTTACATTTCAAAGAGATTTGCAATGGAGCGTTTCTTAGGTCTAACCGAAGAAGAAATTAAGCGCAACGAAAAGCTTTGGGAAGAAGAAAACAAAGAAGAAGTTGTTAATGAGCCATCAGGAAGTGACCTTCGCAATATCGGTGTATCAACCGGCGACTTCACTACAGATTTAGAAACAGCCGATGAAATTGAATCAAGTGAAGAAATGGGTGACATGGGTCCAGAAGTAGCTGGTCCTGTCGGCGGCGCTGGCGGAGAAGCAGTTCCAGGTGGAGCAGCAGGACCCGTTGGTGGCGGCGGAATGCAAATCTAAAAGATAAATAGTTTTATGCAACTATTAGAAATGTTCGATGCTCCCGTTAATGGTTTACAGGATGTCAATTCTGACAATAGTAAGCCTGTGTATAGAACATCAAGAAAAACAAAATTAACACTAAAACAAATTCGTAAATTACGTAGAATGTTAGACGTAAGAAATTACGAAAAGAAAAAATATTTAGAAAATGTCCGCAAACAATATGGTGCAAAACCAGAACAACAGGCTGGCGGACCTTCGCTCTAACATATATCTATACTAAAAACTCAAAAAATACATAGTTATTGAGTACTTTTTCTGACTATGGCATAAGTAATTCTACAAAGCCATTTGTATCAGGAGAAATTTCAATGGATATTAAAAAGTATGAAGAATTGATCAATCTAGTGATCAATGAAAATGAAGAACAAGCCCGCGAACTATTTCACGAAATCGTTGTAGAAAAGTCAAGAGAAATCTTTGAGTCAATCATGGCCGAAGAAATGGAAGACGATATGGACGAAGGCATGGGCGGACAAGTAGGTGATCTACTTGACGAAATCAATGCAGAAGAAGCTGGCGTTACTGAGGAAGAAGAAGAACTAGACTTCGCAGATGACGAAGAAGAATTTGAATTCGGCGGCGACGAAGGTGAAGAAGACTTCGGTGACGAAGGCGGCGAAGAAGTTGAAGACGCTGTAATTCGTATTGAAGACAAGCTTGACCAGTTGATGGCAGAGTTTGAAGACATTATGGGCGGCGGCGCCGATGATGACATGGGCGACGAAGGCGAAGAAGAAATGGACTTTGACGCTGAAGAAGAAGTAACCGAAGCTGAAGACGAAGAAGACATGGACGAGTCAGTGATGGAAGCTGTTCAGCTACAGAAGGTTTCTGTAACTCACGGCGATAACGGTGCACAGACCAAGAGCCCAGGCCTACAGAACTCAGGTCAAGCTGGAATGGACAGTCACCCAGTGAAGTTTGCTGGCGCACATGAATCAGTTCCAACTGCTCCTAAGGCTCCAAACAACTTCTATGCTAAGGGCGAAAAGGAAGTTCCTCACGCAGGAAAGTTCAAGAACGCTCCAGGTCACAAGTCACAGGATCTTGACTCAGCACCAAAGCCAAAGCACGGTGATGATGGTCAGAACACTAAGAGCCCAGTAGCTGAATCACGTAGTTCAGCACGTAGACCAATTCGCTAATAGGAAACTGAGAGAATGGCTTTGTATCTCAGAGAAAATCTAACGTTTGACCGCGCAGGAATGGTGGTTGAATCAATTCGTGAAGAGGGCACTGATTTTAAGACCCTCTACATGAAGGGGATTTTCATTCAGGGCGGGGTAAAAAACGCAAACGAGCGTATTTACCCCGTCAATGAAATTGAAAATGCCGTAGATACTCTAAACAAGCAAATCTCAGAAGGCTATTCAGTTTTGGGTGAAGTTGATCACCCAGATGATCTAAAAATTAACCTAGACCGTGTATCACACATGATTACAAGCATGTGGATGGACGGCGCCAATGGTTATGGTAAACTAAAGATTCTTCCTACTCCAATGGGTCAATTAGTAAGAACGATGTTGGAGTCAGGTGTAAAACTAGGTGTATCCAGTAGAGGAAGCGGAAACGTCAACGATATGGATGGTAGAGTCAGTGATTTTGAAATCATCACTGTTGATATCGTCGCCCAACCTAGTGCACCAAATGCATACCCCAAAGCAATTTATGAAAGTCTCATGAATATGAAGCATGGACATAAAATGCTTGAAATTGCTAAGGAAGCTCAGGGCGACAAAAGAGTACAACGATTCCTTGGTGAGGAAGTAAAGCGTCTCATCAATGAACTTAAGATATAAAAAGGAATCAAACAAATGTTAGATGCTATTAAGCCATTACTTGAAAGCGGTCTCATCAACGAAGATATCGGGCAGCAGTTAAACGAAGCCTGGGAAATTAAGTTGAATGAAGCTCGTGAACAAGTTCGTGCAGAACTCCGTGAGGAATTTGCACAACGTTATGAACATGATCGTAGCGTGATGGTTGAAGCTCTTGACAAGATGATGACCGAAAATCTTTCAGAAGAAATTCAAGAATTTCGTGCTGAAAGACAGGCAATGAATGAAGAAAGAGTTAAAGCACAGTTTAAGCTTCGTGAAAATGCAACAAAGTTCAATGACTTTATGGTTACAAAGTTAGCCGAAGAAATCCGTGAACTACGTGCAGATCGCAAGGCTCAGATGGAAGGTCAAGAAAAACTTGAGAAGTTCATCGTACATGCTCTAGCCCGCGAAATCAAAGAATTCGCTCAGGATAGACAGGCTGTTGTTGAAGCTAAGGTTCAACTCGTTGCTGAAGGCCGCAAGCAATTGGAAGCACTCAAGGCAAAGTTTGTTGCTGAAAGTGCTAAGAAGGTTAGCGGTATGGTCGGAACTCACCTCAAGAGTGAACTATCACAGCTTAAAGAAGATATCCAGTCTGCTAGAGAAAATAACTTTGGACGTAGGTTGTTTGAAGCTTTTGCTAGCGAATTCTCAGTAACTTATCTAAATGATAAGGCTGAAACTCGCAAGATTATGCAACAGCTTGAAGCAAAGGACAGACAGCTAGCAGAGGCTACAGCTAAGCTACAAAATGCAGCAAAGCTTGTAGAATCAAAGGATCGTGAAGTCAGAATTATTAAAGAATCAACTCAGAGAGCTAAGGTCATGAATGAACTTCTTGCACCACTCAATGAGGAGAAGAAGCAAGTAATGAAGACTTTACTAGAAAGCGTACAGACACCTCGTCTACAGCACGCTTTCGATAAGTATCTACCAGCCGTTCTCAATACAGGTTCAGTGGAAGCAATTGCTGAAAAGAAGACTCCCACTAAGTCTGTTATTGTAGAAGCAACTGGTGATAAAACTGCCACTACAAAGACAATTGAAGTTGATGAAGTTGACGACAACGTAATTGACATTAAGCGTCTGGCAGGGCTTTAATTTAAAAAAAGACATATTAGGAGAATTATACATGTCAAAAGTACTTTTAGAAAGCCGTTGGGACGAAACCAAGGACGCCCTGCTTGAAGGCTTAAAGGGCAATCGTCGCTCAACAATGGGTGTTCTTCTTGAGAACACCAAGAAGCAGCTACTTGCTGAAAGCTCAGCCGGTACAACAACTGCTGGTAATATCGCAACTCTAAACCGCGTTATTCTTCCAGTAATCCGTCGTGTTATGCCAACTGTTATCGCTAACGAACTAGTTGGTGTGCAGCCAATGACCGGCCCAGTTGGTCAGATTCACACTCTACGTGTTCGCTATGCAAATAGCTTGACCGACAACTCAGCAGCAGCAACTTCTGTAACTGCTGGTGAAGAAGCACTCAGCCCATTCAAGATCGCACAGGCATACTCACGAGTTCCTTCAGACGCAACTGACACCGATTTCTACACCGGTGCTAACACTGCTGCTCTAGAAGGTAACGGTGGTAAGCAGATTTCTGTGCAGATTCTACGTCAGGCTGTTGAAGCCAAGTCACGTAAGCTCCAGGCTCGCTGGACCTTCGAAGCTGCTCAGGACGCACAGTCACAGCATGGTATTGACGTTGAAGCAGAAATTATGGCTGCTCTCGCACAAGAAATCACTGCTGAAATTGACCAGGAAATCTTGCTCAGCTTGGCAACTCTTGCTTCAACTGAATTCACCTACAACCAGGCAACTGTTTCAGGTACTGCTACTTACGTTGGTGACGAACACGCTGCTCTTGCAGTTCTCATCAACCGCGTTGCAAACTTGATCGCACAGCGTACTCGTCGTGGTGCAGGTAACTGGGCTGTTGTTTCACCAGCTTCACTTACTGTTCTTCAGTCAGCAACAACCTCAGCATTCGCACGTACCACAGAAGGTACATTTGAAGCTCCAACAAACACCAAGTTCGTTGGTACTTTGAATGGTGCAATGAGAGTGTTCGTAAACAGCTACGCTCCAGACACTCAGCCAGTTCTAGTTGGCTACAAGGGTTCAAGCGAAACAGACGCAGCAGCGTTCTATTGCCCATACATCCCTCTAATGTCTTCAGGCGTTGTCCTTGATCCGACTACTTTCGAGCCAGTCGTATCATTCATGACACGTTATGGTTACATTGAATTGACCAACACTGCGTCATCATTCGGTAACGCAGCAGACTACGTTGGTGAGATTGCTGTTCAGAACTTGACTTTCCAATAAGAAAGTTACGTTTATACAACGACTACCGGGAAAAGGGGATTTCGGTCCCCTTTTCTTTTATCTAAAAAGGGAAAGACAATGAAAAACATAATGATGATATTTTTTGCTTTATTTTTTGCTACAGCAGCTAACGCACAAAAGCAACCAGCTGGCGTAACCTACGATGTTGAAATAATAAGAGTGATTGACGGTGATACTGTTGCTTTCAAAGCAACATTTTTACCGGCTCCGTTGAAGCAAGAACTAAGCATTAGGGTATATGGAGTTGATACTCCTGAAAAAGGATTTAGATCAAAGTGTTCTCAGGAAGATCAAAAAGGTCAGGCAGCAACAGCTTTTACTAAAAATCTAATATTAAATGCAAAAAAACGTCAAATCGTATTATACGATTGGGACAAGTATGGCGGTCGTGTATTAGGTGACGTTATATTAGATGGCTATAGCCTTCGTGCATTACTAATACAAAATGGTTATGCAAGAGAATACTATGGTGATGCTAAGCAGAGTTGGTGCAATTAAGCGATTCTAGTATCACCATCAACTGTTGCATTAAGTATTGATTTCTTACCAGTACGCAATTTCTTATTATGCAATCTAGCACAATTAGCACAAAGCGTCAAGAGATTTTTCTTCGCTTTGTGCTTTTTGTTTCCGTCCTTATAAACAAGATCAAGCTGAATACGATCTTCTGGTACAAATCCACATTCTTCACAATCATTTTTCTTATGCTGTAAATGTTTGAATCTACCTGAATACATTGTCTTAGCACAGTCTTCACAATACTTGTGCCACTTTTGAAATCCATGTTTACTCTTCCCGTTAGGTTTAGCGAGAGCAAACTTGCAATGACTGCATATAGGTCTGGGAGGTTGTTGAGTAAGCATGAAGTATTTATAAAGCGAACCTAAAAACTTTTTTCTACCTCCCAAAATATTATTTTCAGCTAAATACTTTAATAACATAGTGGATCCTTCGCATGGCAGCAGAATATTTTAATTCATTAGGTGGTTTCTCAGTCGGTATTCCGGCGGTTGCTGTAGTTGATAGTAACGGAAATGTAATATCTAATTTCAACAACCTATCAGGAAACGTATCTGCCAATAAAGTTTACGCAAACGAATATTATTTTGCAAACGGTTCACCAATGCTCACTCCGCCAGGAGGAAGCAACACTCAATTACAGTTCAATAATAACGGTAACTTTGGTGGAATTCCAAATGCAACTTGGAATGGAAATGTTCTATCGCTAGGTGATGTATCTCAACTCTCTATTAGTGGGGGCGAGAACGGATATTTCTTACAGACTGACGGTGAAGGAAGACTTACTTGGTCTGTAGCAGGCGGCGGAAATGGCGGAGGCAATACGAGCCCTGGTGGCTCCAATATGCAAGTGCAGTTCAACGATCAAGGCGTATTTGGCGGTGACGCCGGATTCATGTATAATAAAACGTCTAACACTTTAACTATCGGCAACACAGTTTCTACTCCTAATCTAACTGCTACTAACGCTACTATTGCTAACATTACCTCTACCAACGTTAGTGTAGCAGGAAACGTAGTTGCTACCGGAAATGTTTCTGGTACTTATGTTTTAGGTAATGCATTCTTTATGACAGGGATCGTTGCTACTACTGCTAATACAGTAACCAATCCTACTCAAGCAAACATTACGCAAGTAGGTGTGCTATCTAATCTATCAGTCGGTGGAGGAGGAATCATTACTTCTGGGTTTGTCAGTGCTGCAACGTTCAATACATCAGGCAATGTTAATGCTGCTAATATCACTGTTTCGGGCCGCGCAAATATCACTGGTACACTGAATGGTTTAGGAAACGTCAACTTCAATTCTTCCCCTAACGTAACGCTAGGTAATCCATCAAACATTCATATCAGTGGCGGTCTGCCGGGTTATATTCTAGCTACAGACGGTTCAGGAAACCTGTCTTGGATTGAGAACAATGCTAACGCAGGCTTACCCGGCGGTAACTCTACAACAGTGCAGTTCAATGACGGCGGCGTATTTGGTGGTGTTGCAAACTTTACATTCAATCAGTTCTCAAACACACTAACTGTTGACAACACTAACACGATACGTTCAGTAGTAAGCTCAAACCTCACTGTGAATGCAGGAGGCAGATTAAACGTATTAGGAAACTTCTCAGCTAATAACTCGCCTAACGTTTCATTAGGCTTTGTAGGTAACATTCGCATACTAGGCGGAACTAACGGTCAAGTACTGACTACTGATGGGACAGGTAACTTAGCTTGGCAAACGTCATCGTCTAACGGTAACGGGGTGCCCGGTGGCTCAAATACTCAGGTCCAGTTCAACGATGGTGGGTTGTTCGGTGGAAGTCCGTTCTTTACATTCAACAAAGCGACAACAACATTAAATGTTGCCGGTGACTTTACTGCAAACTCAATTGAGATTGGCTCCGGTGTTTATAAGTTTTCTAAGTCAAACGTTGTACACGCAACCTCATCTACAACATCAGTAACGCCGCTAATATCATTGAATGCAGCAACCGTATCTAGTGTTGATTATACCATTGTCGCCACTACAGCGGCTGACAACATACGCCAAGTCAGTAAATTGTCAGCAATTATGTATGATGAAACGTTAGATTATAACGAATATAACACACTTAACATTAACGGGTTGGTAGGAAACTTTACAGTCGGATATCAGCCAGGAAATATTATTGCTCCGCCTCAAGTAACACTATATGTTGAACCTTATACCAGCAACGTAACTACGTATAAGATTCAAATGACGGTTTACGAAGAATGATATTGATAAATATAGAGACTAAAGGGACAAGAAGAAGATGGCATTAAGACCTATTAACTCAGTTGGTGGTTTCTCAGTAGGAGAGAACTCTAAGACGGTTATTGATGCCAATGGAAACCTCGTCGGCGCCCCGTCTAAGATTTTATATGTTGCAAAAAACGGCAACGATAGTAACGACGGAACACTGAACAATCCTTTTTTAACTATTAAACAAGCAATGACCGCTGCTGCGGCAGGAGGATTCTCAGTACACGTAGCTCCCGGAACATACACTGAAGATAATCCTATTACTATCCCTGCGAACGTAGCATTGATGGGAGATAACCTTAGAAGTGTTTTCGTAATTCCGCAGACTCCAGCAGATGATCTATTCTATATGCGTAACGGAACATATGTTTGGGGCATTACGATCAGAAACTATCTAGCAAACGGATTTAGTTACGATCCTACCACACCCTCGCAGAATGTATTCGTAAGCCCCTATATTCAGAACATCACTAGCACTACTACTACGGGAACTGCTGTATATATTGACGGTGATAATGTAAGTTCAGTCAGTACGAAAGCAATGATTGTTGGATTCTTTACAATCATCAATAGAGGTGGTGTAGGAATTCGTATTGCTAACAGTGGCTATAGTCAATTAGTTAATATATACACTATTGCGTGTGATATAGGAATTAAAGTAGAGTCTGGTGGATTCTGTACATTAAATGGTAGCGATTGTTCAATTGGAAACTACGGTCTTGTTGCTGACGGATATGGTCCACTACAGACTGCTGGAACAATTGTATCGCATTTCCAGGGCGTATTTGTCATTGACAATCTAACAAATGACCATCCCAATGTAAACACGATTATGATGATTGATGGTGATCCTAATTTCTATACGATTGATACTATTTTCCCGGACACACCGACAATAGGTCAAGCTACAGTAGCTATACAACAAATATATAACGGTGAACCGGCACCGGGAACAGCAGTCTCGTTTTATGTACGTAGCTCAATCATTGCTAGCGCACACACGTTTGAGTATGTGGGAGCCGGTATTGATCCAGCAACAGCGTTGCCACAATATGGTGGCATACCTATTGAAGCTAACGAAGTTATACAGACAGGCGGCGGAATTATAACATTTACAAGTACCGATCAAAAAGGTAATTTTAAAGTAGGTCAGGGTTTTACAATTAACCAAGCTACCGGAACCATTACAGGTACTTATTACTATCAAAGTTTGTTTGCACAGATGACCCCGTTTATTCTGGCTTTGGGTTCAGATTAATGAAGAAGGAAACGTTATGCCAGCCGCATTAAATAATTTTAAAACATCATTTGCTGATATAACAACTACCACAGAATCTGTGTATACACCTCCTTTAGGCTACGCTACTGTAGTTCTGTTGGCTCAAGTCAGTAACAACGGAAATTCAACAATACAGATAACAGCCGCTGTTAATAGAGGCGGCGTACCCACTAATTTAATAAAAGAAGCTAACGTGCCGACTAACGATGCAATTACCGTATTGACTGGTAGATTGATATTGAATTACGGAGACCAATTAGAATTCACTAGCAGTGATGACACTAGCGCACAATTAACACTAAGCTATCTAGAAACACTGGTGACTGGCTCATAATATGGGAACAAACTCATCTAAACTACTAAGTGGTCGCGTACCGGTTACGTCCTATAATAATCTTCCTAGCAGCCGCTATGAATTTTTAGGGCTTTCGGATGCAGAACCTAGTTTAGGTGTACCCGCTGTAACAGGTAGTCTGTTCACCTCAACATCAAATGGTATTAGAAGCTGGTCTAACGTTGTCAATTTAGGTTCAAACACTGTAACTTTCTATGAGAAATATACTTTTCCGAATGCGAACGGAAGTGTCGGTCAGGTACTATCTTCAGACGGAAATGGAAATATAGTATTTGCTAATGTGGGTGACAGCACTGCAATTGTCAATGGTAATAGTAATGTTAGAGTTGCTGCAAACGGAAACGTAAGTGTTTCTGTAGCGGGCACTAGTAATGTTCTTGTGATATCTAATAATAGTGCGACCTTACAGGGAAATCTAGTAGTAACAGGAAACATTTCTAATGCTAACATCATTAATGCAAACTATCTAGTTTCTAATTTGGGTTGCGTTAAGATTGCTCAGGGGGTTATTGCGGTAGACGGAAATAACGCCGGTATCTTTGCATCACTGGTTGATGATGTTAATATTGGTTTGGAAGCTAATGTTATTGTAGGATCAACCTCAGGGAATGTTACTGCACGCGGAACATTTAACGCATCAAACATTGTTTCAAACAGTACGATTACTGCAAACAACATACGTGTGAGTGATCTTTATAGTAATAGAGCACCGGTAATTGTCACAACAGATACGATTATTGATTCGTTTGGAATCAATGAATATCGTTCAGCAAAGTACACAATTAGAGCAAGTAATGATTTGGGTTATCAGGCTCTAGAGGTACTTTTAGTACACGATAACATAAATAGTATTACTACGGTTTATGGTAGCTTATCCACAACAGGATCAGATATCATCGTGCTAGAATCAGATGTTAACACTGGTATAGTTGAGCTTAGGGCGACTGGACTAAGTGCGAATACGAGAGTGAACTTATTAGGAACATATGTTCCGGACTAAAAATTAGGGTGATATAAAATGGCAACAAGAAATTTTAATGTTAAAAATGGTTTGACGGTAGGTACCGCGACTATTGATGCAGCAACCGGTAATGCTAATGTAGGCAATCTATCTGCTGCACAGTTGCTTGCCACTGCAAATATCACTGCTCCACAGCTAATCAGTAATGTCACTACCGGCACTGCACCGTTCATCGTCACTTCAACTACTCAAGTCGCCAACTTAAGTGTTGCTACTGCCGGCGCAGCAACCACAGCCGGTACAGTAACAACCGCAGCCCAGCCAAATATCACCAGTCTCGGCACATTAACTGGATTAACTGTAAACGGCGTCACTAATTTAGGTAACGTCGGTAATGTTATTATCACTGGTGGTTCTAGCGGCTTTTATCTACAGACCAACGGCTCAGGAAACTTAACTTGGGCTGCTGTTCCTAGCGGTAATGGTATTGCTAATGGTACTTCTAATATTACTATTCCTGTCACTAATGGCAACGTAAATACCTCAGTAGGTGGCAATGCTAACGTATTCGTAGTTACTGGAACTGGCGCAAACGTAGCAGGTACATTGAATGCAACCGGTAATGCTAACGTTGGTAACATTGGTGCTGCAACCGCAGTAATCACAACCGGTAATATCACTACGATTAATAGTGGTTTGGTGCAGAATGGTAATAGTAACATCACTATTACTGCTAACGGTAATATCAGTCTATCAGCTACCGGTACACCTGATGAAGTTGTTATTACTTCAACTGGTATGAACGTAGCAGGTACTGCTAACGTAACTGGTAACGCAAACGTTGGTAACTTAGGTACCGCACAAGTTCTCGCAAGTGCTAACGTAACAGCACCTCAGCTAATCTCAAACGTTTCAACCGGTACTGCTCCTCTTGTCGTCAACTCAACTACACAAGTTGCAAACTTGAATGCTGCAACTGCCGGATCAGCAACAACAGCAGGCACGGTAACAACTGCTGCACAACCAAACATCACCTCAGTCGGTACACTAACAAGTCTCTCAGTTTCTGGTAATACTACATCAGGTAACTTCATTGGTGCTTTAGCAAACGGCAATAGCAACGTCAATATTCCTGCTGCAAACGGCAATGTTAATATTAGTGCTGCTGGCACTGCTAACGTTGTTGTAGTCACTGCAACTGGCGTTAACGTAGCAGGTACACTAAATGCTACTGGCAACGCCAACGCTAGCAACTTTGGTACTGCTGGCCAAGTAATTGCAACAGGCAACGTTACTTCTAGTGCTAACTTAGTTTCTGATAATATTATTGGACGTACCGGTGCACTAACTATTACTTCCGCTGGTACAAACACTAATATCAACCTAAAGCCAAATGGTACAGGTAACATTGATGCCAACAGTGCATACATTACTAACGTAAAGACTCCGTTTAACTTAAGCGATGCTGCTACTAAGGGATATGTTGATACACTGGTGTCAACTGGTATTTCTGTTCACCCCGCTGTTGCCGCTGCAACTACTACAACATTGGCTACAGCAACTGGTGGCACAATCACTTATAACAACGGTACAGGTGGTGTAGGTGCAACTCTTACCACAACTGGTACTTTCAATTTAATTGACGGTGCAAACGTACAAACAGTTGGTACTCGTATTCTTGTCAAGAACGAAGCTAACGCTGCACATAACGGTATTTACACCTACTCAAACACTACAACTATCACTCGTTCAACTGATGCTGATACGTATGGTGCTGCTGATCCAGACGCACTAGGTCAAAACGACTTGTTCTTTGTTACTGGCGGTACAGACAATATCAACACTTCTTGGATTGTTTCTACTGTTGGTACAATTACGTTTGGTACAACGAACATCACATTCTCACAGTTCAGTGCTACTCAAGACTATACTGCTGGCACCGGACTAACGCTATCTCCAAACCTAGAGTTTAGTATCTCTAACACTACGGTAGTTTCTGGCTCATACGGCAACGGTGATAGGGTCGCTACATTTAGTGTTAACAGTCAAGGTCAGCTAACTGCCGCTGCTAACGTAGCTATTACAGCAAACGCAGCTAACTTGACCGGTACCACTCTTAACTCGTCAATTGTAACATCAAGCTTGACTAGCGTTGGTACACTTGGCTCGCTATCTGTTACTGGAAACGCTACTGCTGGCAATGTCTATGCTAACTCAGGTACAATTGGCGCTTCACTATTAACTGGTACGTTAACAACTGCTGCACAGCCAAATATTACGAGTGTTGGTACACTAACATCATTGGGTGTTACTGGTAACGTAACGGCAGGCAACGTCTATGCTAACTCAGGTACAATTGGCGCAACCACTGGTGTATTCACAACCGGTAACATCACTACGATCAACAGTGGTTTGTTACAGAACGGTAACTCAAATATTACCCTCACTGCAAACGGTAACATATCACTATTTGTTACAGGTAACGCTACTGCAAGAATGGTTGCAACATCAACCGGCGTTAACGTAGCTGGTACACTAAATGTTACTGGTAATGCTAACGTTGGTAACTTAGGTACCGCTCAAGTCCTTGCAAGTGCTAACGTAACAGCACCGCAATTAATCAGTAACGTTGCAACTGGTACTGCTCCGTTTGTCGTAACATCAACTACTCAAGTTGCAAACTTGAACGTTGCTACAGCAGGTACAGCTGGTTCAGCTACAACTGCTGGTACTGTAACTACAAACGCTCAGCCTAATATTACAAGTGTTGGTACTCTCACTTCACTAGCAGTAACAGGCAACGTCACCGCTGGTAACTTTATTGGTACTTTTGCAAACGGCAACTCAGATATTAATATTCCTGCTGCAAACGGAAATATTAACTTTGATGTGGCGGGCAATGCCAACGTAGTAGTAATCACGGGTACTGGAATTAACGTAGCAGGCACATTGAATGCTACAGGTAATGCTAATGTTGGTAACCTCGGCGCGGCAGCTGGTGTATTCACTGCAAACGTCACCGCAGGCAACGTCTATGCTAACTCAGGTACAATTGGCGCAAGCTTACTAACTGGTACTTTAACAACAGCAGCACAGCCAAATATCACAAGTGTTGGTACATTAAGTAATTTATCAGTTACCGCAAACGTAATTGCTGGTAATGTCTATGCAAACGCAGGTACGATCGGTGCAAGCCTATTAACTGGTACGTTAACGACTGCTGCACAGCCGAACATTACAAGCTTGGGTACACTGAGTTCACTCACAGTATCTGGTAACGTTTCATCCGGTAATGTTCGTGTCAGTGGCGGATTAACTAGCAGTAGAGCAAACGTTTCTGTAGGTACTAACACTGTAATTGATCAGTTTGCTCCTTCAACGTTTAGAACAGCCAAATATGTTATCAGTGCATCTGGAGATTTTGGATTCCAGTCAATTGAAACACTGCTAGTACACGACGGCTCAGATGCTTACATTACTATTTACGGTTCTATCAGTTCAAACGTTTCAAGTGAAATCGTTAACTTGAGTGCAAATATCAATGGTGTCTCAGGAAACGTTTCTCTATATGCATCTAACATTGGTGCAAACGTAAGAGTGAATGTTGTTTCTAGTTACATACAGATTTAATAATACAGCCTGCCCGACCGTTTAATACGATTTGGGCAGGCAATAAATAAATACACATAACAACAGGGATATATGGAACTGTGGCAACTAGAAACTTTAACGTCAAGAATGGCCTTACGGCTGGAAACATCACATTAGATGCAACCACAAACACGACCACTACAGCCAATCTCGTAGTCACAGGAAATGCTAACCTAACTGCCGCAGCTAACGTTGCGTTAGGTTCAAATAGTAACGTAAAACTTACGGGCGGCAGCGCCGGACAATATCTACAAACTGATGGTGCAGGAAATTTAAGCTGGCAGACAGTCTCTGGTGCCACATCAATCGCAAATGGCACATCAAACGTTAGAATCCCTACAGCAAATGGCAATGTTGTAGTAAGTGTCAATGGCGCCGCAAACATAGCGACCTTTACAAGTAATGCAGTTTTTCGTGGTTCGTATGGCTTAACCGGAGCTATATTTCAAGCAAATACTGCACCCGCTAGTCCCCAGCCCGGTGATCAATGGTACAACACATTTAATGGTATTCTATTTGAATATATTGATGACGGAACTTCGCTACAGTGGGTTGATATTAGTACTTTAGCTTTCCCCAATATTACTACTGCAAACGCCAACGCAATATTAAACAATGTACAAACAACAGGTACTTATTATCCAACCTTCATATCATCAACTGCAAACGGATATTATTCTTTAAATTCAAATACCGCATACGTAGCTAATGTCGCAAACGGACACTTTGCAGCTACATTGTTGGGTGGAACTTTAACAACAGCAGCGCAACCAAACATTACAAGCGTCGGTACACTAACAAGTTTGACAGTTAGTGGAAATATTACACCTACCGCCAACATTACATATGACTTAGGTAACAATACAAACAGATTCAGAGATATCTATCTAGCAAATAGCACAATTTATATTGGTTCACAGACTATCAATGCTAATGCTACTTCTGTGATTATTTCAGGAAATCTTGTAGCAAACGTAACCGGTAACATTACTGGTTCATTTGCAAACGGCAATAGTAATGTCAACATACCTGCTGCTAATGGTAATGTTAATATCACCGCAGCTGGCAACGCAAACATCCTTGTTGTCACTGGCACAGGTGTCAACGTAGCAGGAACATTAAACGCTTCCGGCAACGCTAACGTTGGAAATATTGGTGCTACTCGCGGGGTGTTCACAAACGTATCAGGTGAAGGCGGCAACTTAAGCAATATCCAAGGTGGAAATGTTTCAGGTGCAGTAGCAAGTGCTACCGCAGCAACGAACGCTAGTGCTTTATTACAGAATACAAGCACTGCGACAACAGTATATCCTACATTCACTACAAGTAGTGCTAATGGCAACTCAAGTGCAGTTATCAATACTGGCATCAGTGCTAACTTAGGTAACGCCTCTATTACTGCAACAACATTTGTCGGTGCATTGAGTGGTGCAGCTACCAGCGCAACTTCTGCAACTAACGCTGCCGCACTATTACAAAACACCTCAACAGCTACTACAGTATATCCTACTTTCACCACTTCAAGTGCTAATGGCAACTCAAGTGCAGTTATCAATACTGGCATCAGTGCTAACTTAGGTAACGCCTCTATTACTGCAACAACATTTGTCGGTGCATTAAGCGGCGCCGCAACGAGCGCAACTACTGCTGGTACTGTAACAACCGCAGCACAACCAAACATTACTTCTGTAGGTACATTGACTTCACTTGGCGTAAACGGAACTGTTACTGCGGTGGCATTCACCGCTAACACAGGTGTATTTACGGGCAATGGTAATGGTATAAGCTCACTTCAAGCAGCGAATGTCACCGGAACGTTACCCACATCTGTAACAAATGCGATATCAAATGTTGGTACTATTACTGCCGGTACATGGAATTCAACATTTACTGCCGGACTAAATGCAAACACACTAGCTAACATTCAGGGTGCTAACGTATCAGGTACGGTTGCAAGTGCTACAGCAGCCACTAACGCAGCAGCCCTATTACAGAACACAAGCACTGCTACAACTGTTTACCCAACATTCACCACTTCTAGTGCAAACGGCAATAGCTCAGCAGTCATCAATACGGGCATCAGTGCTAACTTGGGTAACTCAAGTATCACAGCAACAACATTTGTGGGTGCATTGAGTGGTGCTGCAACTACTGCAGGTACAGTAACAACAGCAGCGCAGCCCAACATTACTTCAACTGGTACACTAACCAGTTTAACAGTATCAGGTAATGCTACAGCTGGTAACTTAATCGGGCCACATGCAAACGGTAACTCAAACATCAATATGCCTGCTGCTAATGGTAACGTCAATATCTCAGTAGCAGGAAATGCAAATGTTCTTGTTGTCACAGGTACTGGCGTAAACGTAGCAGGTACTCTTAATACTGGCACTGGCGTAATTACAGGTAATGGTAGTGGTCTAAGTGCAATTGCAGGTGCCAACGTAACTGGTACTGTATCTAGTGCAACAACAGCAGGTACTGTAACAACAGCGGCACAACCAAACATTACATCAGTCGGCACATTGACTTCGTTGGGCGTTACAGGTAACGTTGCAGCAGGTAATTTAACAACGACCGGTGTTCTAAGTGTAACAGGCACAGGTGTAAGCAGTATTGCTGGCAACTTAGACATGACCAGCAATACGATCATCAATCTTGCTACACCTACGAACCCAACAGATGCAGCCACTAAGCAATATGTTGATGATGTTGCACAAGGTCTTAATATTCATGATGCAGTTGCAGCAGCAACACCTACGACACTCGCCACTATCACCGGTGGTACAATCACCTACAACAATGGTTCAAGTGGAGTTGGTGCAAACTTAGTTACTACTGGAACATTCAACTTAATTGATGGCGTTAACGTTCAAACTGCCGGTACTCGTATCTTGGTTAGAAGCGAAGCAAACGCAGTACATAACGGTATCTATACTTGGAGTAATGCTACTGTCATTACTCGTGCTACTGACTATGATAGTGTACCTGAAGTAGAAGCAGGCGACTTCGTGTTCGTTACGGGCGGTACATTGTACGATAACACTGGTTGGGTGCAAACTGATACTGTAACTGCAATAGGTACTGCTGGTAATAACATTAACTTTACTCAGTTCTCAGGTGCTGGTACATATAATGCTGGTACTGGATTAACACTAACTGGTTCTACATTTAGTGTCAACGCTTCGCAAACACAGATTACTAGTGTAGGTACGCTTGGCTCACTTACTGTTACAGGTAATGCGAGCGCAGGTAACTTAAATACTGCTGGTGCAGTAGTTGCAAGCACACTGACTTCAAATGTCGCGGCAGGTACTGCTCCCTTAACAGTTACAAGTACCACACTAGTCCCTAACTTATATGTTGCCCGTGCAAACGTTGCTGATTTTATTAGTGCATCTGCTGGAACAGGAAATAACTTCCTCGTATTTGCAAATGCAGCAACAGGTAACGTATCAGAACTAACAAGTACGGGCCTCACTGCCAACCTATCAAATAACTCTATTACAGCAACAACCTTCGTAGGTGCTCTATCTGGTGCGGCTACTACAGCCGGTACAGTAACAACCAATGCTCAACCAAACATTACTTCTGTCGGCACATTAACTTCGCTTGGTGTTAATGGAACCGTTACTGCGGTAGCATTCACTGCTAACACAGGTGTATTTACAGGTAATGGTAACGGACTGTCTTCATTACAGGCAAGTAACGTCACCGGAACATTACCAACTTCAGTAACAAATGCGATATCAAATGTTGGCACTATTACTGCTGGTACTTGGAATTCAACATTTACTGCTGGACTAAATGCAAATACTCTCGCAAATATCCAGGGTGCTAATGTAAGTGGCACTGTAGCAAGTGCTACTGCTGCAACGAATGCCAGTGCTTTATTACAGAACACATCAACCGCAACAACTGTTTACCCAACATTCACCACTTCTAGTGCAAACGGCAATAGCGCAGCAGTATTCAATACGGGTATCAGTGCTAACTTAGGCAATGCTTCTATTACGGCTACAACTTTTGTTGGTGCCCTATCAGGTGCGGCAACAAGTGCTACAACCGCCGGTACTGTAACAACAGCAGCACAACCAAACATCACGAGTGTAGGTACCCTCACATCATTAGGTGTGTCTGGAGCAGTTACGGCAAGTACGTTAGTATCTAACGTTGTAACAGGCACTGCCCCGCTAACTGTAACTTCAACTACTCGTGTTGCCAACTTGAACGTTGCAAACTCTGGTTTCGCAGATGCCGCAACTAATGCCGCTGCTTTATTACAGAACACAAGCACTGCAACAACAGTATACCCAACGTTTACCACTTCAAGCGCAAATGGTAACAGCCAAGCAGTATTCAATACAGGTATCAGTGCTAACTTAGGCAATGCCTCTATCACAGCAACCACGTTCGTTGGTGCGCTAAGTGGTGCTGCTACGAGTGCAACCACTGCTGGTACTGTAACAACGGCAGCACAACCCAATATTACTTCAACTGGTACACTATCAAGTCTCACTGTATCGGGTAAAGCTAGCTTGACCTCTACTAGCAATGCGCTTGAAATAGGAGGGTATACTCAGATTGGTGGCGCAAGCAGTTCAGTAGGTATTAAGTTTACTGGTGGCGGAACACTATTCGGTTTGGCAATGCAGCCGGCAACTGACGGCACCAACATGATGACGTTCTTTAATGCTGCAAACACTGCGGTAGGTTCAATAACTCAGACTGCTGCTAACGTAACTTGGAACGGGTTGGTTACCGGTTCTAACGTCACTGGTACAGTGGCAAGCGCAACTACAGCCGGTACTGTAACAACCGCAGCCCAACCTAATATCACTTCAACTGGTACATTAACTTCACTGACAACATCTGGTAACTTAACATTTAATAGTACCGGCCAGCGCATACTTGGAGATTTTTCAAACGCAACAGTAAACAGCCGAGTCGCTTTCCAAAGTAGTGCTTTAAATACTAATACGGTAGTTCATGCGATTCCAAACGGTACTGGTACAGTAGCCGCATTCTCAGTGGAAAGCGATCCGGCAATAACTAACGGGCAATTTGGACAATATGCTGTAATTGCCAATACTGATGTACGATTTATCTCATCAGTGCGCGGTACAGGAAGTTTTGTCCCGCTCACTTTTTACGCCGGCAATTCGGAACGTATGCGTGTTGACACAAACGGTAATGTAGGTATCGGCAATACTGCACCAACACACAGACTTTCAGTAACCGGTACTACGTCTCTCGTCGGAAATGTAACTATACAATCAAATGTATCCTATGTATCGCCTAATGGTTCAAATACTATTACTGAAAGAATGGCAAACGGCGGAACTCTATCTTGGAATGGAAACGCAGGCCAGCTATTCAGTATCGTAGATAGTATGACCGGTAACATCTTTACCGTAAATGATGTTTCTGGTGTCCCATTGATCAGTGTTGATTCGGGTGGTAATATTCAATTAGCAGCATCAGGTGGATTTGTTTCATTTGGTGTGACAACCGGTGCCGCAGGAGCTGGCTCGACTCAAGGTACTGCAACTGCACTAACTAGACCAATTACCGTAGTAAGCACAGTTAGTAACGGCGCAAATGGGGTAATTCTTCCTACAGTTCCTGCAGGCACTAGAATTATAATTGTAAATACTAGTGCAAATGCGTTGAACGTATATCCTCCTTCAGGGGCAGTAGTTAACTCCGGATCAACTAACGCTTCTTACTCACAACCGGCTGGGGCGAGATTAGAGTACTTCTCTACTTCATCTACTCAGTGGTATACCTTGAACGCAACGTACGGATAAGGAATATCAAGTGGCTATTGCGTATAACCCTGGAATAGTTGCTAGTGATCTGGGTCTATGCTTGGATGTGTTCAACCCTGAAAGCTTCACTGGAAGTACTACTACATGGTTTGATGTAAGTGGAAATAATCTACACGCAACCGGTGCGTCAGGCTTAAGTGCCACCGGGCTTGCTTCCGGAGTAGCTTGGAATACTCCCACCACTTCTCTTTTAAATACCGACACCCATTCAATTTTCTTTACTATAAGACTGAACTCAACTGGAACTTATCCAAATGGTACGTCTGGTAGCTGGGATCAAATTTTCGGATACCCTGCAGGCGGCACTGACAGGACCCCTGGAGTTTGGAGATACCCTACACAACGTTACATACATTGGAGATATGATCCTGCTAATTCAGGAAACGACTTTGGACAAACCTCATTAGGTTCTGCTGGAACAGAGTTTGCGCTGAATACTTGGTTTTATATTGGTCAAACTAAAAATGGAGCAACTTCTACTGCATATGTGAATGGCGTCTCACTGGGAACCGGGACAGTGTCCTCACCAAAAACCAGAGGAAGTGCAGTAATCCAACTCTTTCCGGCATATACTGCTACGTTAGCACAACTAGGGTGCGTTCATGTATATAATAATGTATTGACTGCGGCACAAGTAGAGCAAAACTTTAATGCAATTAGAAGGAACTATGGAATATGACGCCGGACACGCCGCCCCGTCCAGAAGGCGATGACCCGCCAATTATTGCTGAGCCAGATGCACCTGACTATACCTCTTGCAATAGACAGACAAGAGCGTTTAGAGTCAGTAAGTGTAACGTTTGTGTGAACCGAACTAATGAAGAAATTACAAAATGTTCTATAACACAGCTTGATATTAATTTAATGATATCTGCTACTCAATTAGCTTGCCCGGAAGGATACTGGTAATGGCACAGTTTAATGGATCTGCACCTGTATCAGCCGGTCTTGTTTATTTAATAGACACCGGTAACCAACGCAGTTATAATGGCCCTGCAATTCAAAATTTAGCACAGACAATTGTTCCAACTGCTACTAGCGGTGTGAATATTGAATACACAACCGGTAACGTAAGCACGATGATTCCTAACTTAGGACAAACAACTTCGCCCTTCGTTAACGGATATAATAGTAATTCTACTAGCTATTGTTGTATGCAACAGTTTTATTTTACTAACGGTAACGCTAACGTTGCATGTAGTCCATCAACAACCTACACCTATGCTATCGTATATAAATGTACATCAGGGTATACACACCCTAACTTTATGTATCGGTACGAATATACTTCTGGTGGAACTTACGTAACAGAAGCAGGCGTATTTGACACTGCTAAACAAATATCATTGGGTGACGGATGGTTTTGGGCTTGGAACACGTTCACTACACAAGCAACTACTGCACAGATTGTGTTTAGATCATTCTACTATCAATACAATGTTTCTGATATATTCTATCTAGCCAAAGTTATGGTGGCGCCCGGAGACTATACGCAATTGAGTCCAAACTTTTGGCCTAACCTTAATACTACTAGAAGTTCTACCCAAGTGTTTAGTGATCCATTAGGTACAAATACGTACACCGCTAGCAACTTAACCTATGCTAGTAACGGCACACTTGGATTCAATGGGTCAAGCAGCGTGATTACATCTCCTAATAATACTGCACTAGATACGCAAACACCTACGGTAGAAGTTTGGGTAAAAACCAACTCACTAAACCAAAATGGTTTCTTTTTCGAAAAGGGTACGGTAAATACTCAGTACGCACTATTTCAAGAAGGGACGGCTATTCAATGGAGAACTTATGTAGGTGCAGGATATACTACCTTGTCCGCAGCATCGTCAAATATTAGTACGTCAAGCTGGGCACAGATTGTAGCAACGTACACCTCAGGATCAAAGAAAATTTATGTTAATGGCGTTGAAGTAGCAACTGATTCTGCTACTACCGGAACACTAGCAACTAATTCAGGAGGAATCACTGTAGGGTCTTACAATTCAGGAGGATATTTCTATAATGGTAATATCGGTATAGTTAGAGTTTATAACAGGGTGCTTTCTGCCAGTGAAGTAATACAGAACTTCAATGCTACTAGAGGAAGGTATGGTATATGAGTGTAGTCGCTGGGTCTAACTTATATAATACTGGATTGATTTTTGCATATGATATGGATAATATCATGTCTTGGAAGGGCGCCGCAGTAACAAACCAATATGCTATTCCTACCCCTATCGCAAACGGGGATGTTACCTTCGCACTACAAGGAACCGGTACGTTCAAGCGAATATATACCGGAACCTTTGGGGGATATACTATAACAAATGATGATGTAGTGTATCGTTACGACTTAACCGCAACTGAAGGGTGTTACTATCATGGAAATGCTATCACCGTTTCAGCGGGACAGTATATAACTTTTACCTTTGATTATTTTATATCTTCAGACGCAGCAAATTACCCTACGGTTAATTACCTTGCAAATATTGAGGGCCCAAATGGTGGATTTGCTGCCGACCCTACTCCCACAATTAAAGGCGTTTGGAAAACTGCTACGATAGCGTCTGGAGTCACGAGCGCACAGAGTTATAATTTATTGCTTTACCCCGGCGCATGTAATCCTTCTTATCTTGCATCTAGCGGATTTATTCTATATAAGAATCCACAGGTATTAGTCACCTCCTCAAGTAATTTTACTGCTCCGTTTGTTGGACCATACGGTGCTAGAAGCGCAACGACAGCATTAACCGACCTAACCGGCGGAAGAACGATTACAATTGGCGCACTCACGTATGCATCTAATAACACATTTAGTTTTAACGGAACAACTGACAACTTAACTATACCTACAATAAGTTTAGGAAATGGAAATTTACCATGGACTGCTAGTGCTTGGGTAAAAACAACTACTAACGCCTCTACATTAGGGACAGGAGCAATCATGTCTAACCAAAGCGGCGGTCCGGTCTATTCGGCTATGTGTGTAAATAGTGGGAAGATTGCATACTGGACATATCAAAATTCTGCTTGGTCACAAAAGTTAGGAGTAGGACCCAATGTTAACGATAACGTTTGGCACATGCTGACTTGGGTCAATAACTCTAATAGTACAATGGCAATGTATGTTGACGGAGTATTGGACAGCAACGTTGCAAACTCTACTTCAGGAAATAATAACCCTATTGACATGATAGGAAGCTCTTGGGCAGCAAAATTTCCAGGAAGTATTGGGTCGATACAAGTTTATAATGTAGCTCTAACTGCTGATCAGGTAGCTCAAAATTTTGCAGCTTACAGAGGAAGGTATGGTATATGAGTGACTTACACAATAATATTGACCCTGCAACTCAGCAAGAAAGGATATCAATTTGTATTATGTGCGTTGAAAACATTCAAGAACCTTGGCCGCATTGCGCTCTAAATAACATACCCATATCAATACTAACATCAGAGGAACAAGAAACTTGCCCATTAAATAAGTGGTGACAGCTAAGACTAAATACATAAAATAATAGGAAAAGTAACTAATGGCATTATTCCCGTCAAATCCAACTAACGGTCAACAGGCAACTGTCAATGGCACCCTATATACCTATGATAGCGCACAGACCGCATGGGTTAGAACGTCATCGTCACCGGTTGGCGATCTAACAGTAACTGGAAATATTTCTGCAACGGGTAATGTCGCTGCTACATTTTTTATAGGTAACGGAAGTCAGCTAACTGGACTTAGCACTGACCGAATTTCAAACGGTAACTCAAATGTCAACATTCCTGCTGCTAATGGCAATGTTAATATTACCGCAGTTGGTAATACAACTCTTGTAATTACCGGAACAGGCGCAAACATTACTGGTACATTAAATGCTACTGGTAATGCCAACACAGGCAACTTAGGTACGGGTAGAGTAATAGCTACTGGAAATATTTCAGGTACTCAATTAATCAGTAATATTGCAACTGGAACTGCTCCTCTAGTAGTTTCATCAAATACAGTAGTATCTAACTTGAATGCCGACTTATTGGACGGGTTCAACACTTCGCAAACAGCTACAGCGAATACGGTAGCAGTCAGAGACGCAAACGGAAATGTCTCCGCAAACTTCTTTATCGGTAATGGTAGCCAGTTAACTGGCATTATCACAAGCGTATCTAATGTTTCTAATGGTAACTCTAATCTAAACATTGCAACTGCAAACGGCAACGTCACCGTCTCAGTATCAGGTAATGCAAACATTGTAACAGTTACCGGTACCGGTGTCAATATCGCAGGCACATTAAATGCTACTGGCAACGCTAACGTTGGTAACTTAGGTACTGCTGGGTTAATCACAGCAACTGGCAATGTGTCAGGTGGAAATCTTACTACTACTGGTTCACTTAGCGTAACGGGTACCGGTAATATCGGGGGCAATCTTACTGCTGCAAATCTAACAGTTGGTACGGGTACAGGCGGCAACATTACTGGCGCAAATCTAGTATCAGCTAATTTCTTTACCGGTACATTAACCACCGCATCGCAGCCAAACATTACTACAGTAGGAACGTTAACTAACTTAGCAGTAAGCGGTAATGCAGTTATTAGCGGTAACCTGACCGTTGATGGTAACTTAACTTATGTCAATGTTGATACGTTGGCTGTTGAAGATCCGATCATCAATCTACAGACTGGACCAAACGGTGCTGCACCGACAAGCAACTCAGGTAAAGATGTTGGTACCGCTTTAAATTATTTTGATACTGCTGCTCGTATAGCATTTATGGGCTGGGACGTAAGTAATGCTGAGTTTGGTCTTGCATCTGTAGCTACTCTCACTAACGAAGTCGTAACGTTTACCACGTATGGTAACTTGCGTGTCGGTAATATTATCGGTAACGGACAAGCATTGACTGGACTTGCTGGTGCAAACGTTACTGGTACTGTTGGTTCAGCGACCAACGCTGCTGCCCTCTTACAGAACACTTCAGCAGCAACTACAGTATACCCCACTTTCAGTACTTCAAGTGCGAATGGTAACTCAAGCGCAGTTATTAGTACAGGTATTAGTGCAAACTTAGCAAACAACTCTATTACTGCAACGACTTTCGTTGGTGCATTAAGTGGTGCAGCTACTAGCGCAACCACTGCTGGTACAGTAACAACCGCTGCACAACCAAACATTACAAGTGTTGGTACTCTAACTTCTCTTGCAGTAACAGGTAACGTAACCGCAGGCAACGTCTATGCCAACTCAGGTACTATTGGCGCATCGCTTCTTACCGGTACATTAACCACAGCAGCACAACCAAACATCACGAGTGTTGGTACATTAACTTCACTAGGTGTAAGTGGAACTGTCACAGCTCCCAACTTCACTGCTAACACGGGCGTATTTACTGGTAATGGTAATGGATTAAGCTCATTGCAAGCAAGTAATGTTACCGGAACTCTTCCAAATGCTGTAACTAACAACATTACAAACGTTGGCACAATTACTAGCGGTACTTGGAATTCAACATTTACTGCTGGACTAAATGCAAATACTCTCGCAAATATTCAGGGAGCTAATGTCAGCGGTGCAGTAGCAAGTGCTACAGCAGCAACTAATGCTTCTGCTCTTTTACAGAACACATCATCAGCAACAACAGTATATCCCACATTCACTACAAGTAGTGCTAATGGGAACTCAAGTGCAGTAATCAACACTGGCATTAGTGCTAACTTAGGCAATGCTTCTATTACCGCAACGACTTTCGTTGGTGCATTAAGTGGCGCAGCAACTACAGCAGGTACAGTAACAACAGCAGCGCAACCAAACATTACTAGCGTTGGTACGCTCACTTCATTGACTGTATCAGGAAATACTTCTGTTGGTAACTTGATTGGTCCAGTAGCAAACGGCAACAGCAATGTCAATATTCCTGCTGCAAACGGAAATGTTAACGTTAGTGTAG